GAAGGAGGATATATTTATGCAATTTGTTAAATTTAATAATAATCCTAAACAAAATAAAACTAACGATTGTGTAATAAGAGCTATATCTTTTGCAACAAATAAATCTTGGGAGGATGTATATAATGACTTAACTAAATTAGGATGTAAAAAAGCATTAATGCCAAATGATAATAAAGTGTGGCAAGCTTATTTAAAACAACTAGGTTATACAAAAGAGAAAATGCCTAAAAAGTTAAATAATAAAAGATATACCTTAGAGGAATTTATAAATGAAATAGCTCATAAGAATTTTACATATATTATAAGTATTGCAAAACATTTAACTGTTGTTAAGGATAAAAAATTATATGATACTTGGAATTGTAGTTATAAATGTGTAGGTAATTATTGGATAGTATATAATAATGAAAATAAATTATAAAATATGAAGGAGAGATAAAAATGAGTGTTATGAGTAGATTAGATGAATTAGAACAAGAATTATATGAGAAAGGTGTTTTAGAATTAAATAAATCTAATTGGTTGACACCTACTGCAAAATCTTGGTTTAGTAATACTTTAAAACCAGAAGATTATAATGGATTATTTAATGGTATAAAATTAGATATTAAAGAAACTGATACAAATGTAATTATTAAATATAATAAAGAAAATGTTGCAGATGTTTATAATGCATCAATGAATGGATTAAAAAATTCATTAAATGATGTTGTACAAATTTTATTAGAAGATAAATTAAATGAATTAGAACAGCAATTATTTGATAATAAGAAATTAGTTATTAGCAAAGAAAAATCTTATTGGAAGGATTGTAAATATTATTTAGCTGAAACTCTTAGTGGAGATTATCTAGGAATTTTAAGAGGAGTTCCTGTGAATATAGAAGAAAATGATACTGAAATAATATTTACTATATAAGGGGGTTAAAATGGAAAATTTAATAAAAAAATTTAATAGTATAAATTTTAATAATGATGATAGTATTATTGAATTTATATGTTCTATTAAAAAATCAGATATTTTTAGTGGTACAAATGAATGTGGTGAAACTTTTGTGTTAAGTGTTAATAATAAAGGTTTTAGAGTATCTACATATCAAAGTAATGGATGGATTAGAATTAATGATTATAGTATTAGTTACGAGTATGGTAAACCTGAGTTAACTAGAGGTGAGTTATATGAGAAAGGAGATGAATAATAATGATTATTAAAGTTACATTAAATGATAATGATTTTACACAATTTATAGAAAGTTATTTTAAAAGATTTGCATTCGATAATTATTATTACTATATTAATAAAGTATATAAAAATGATACACAAAAATGGGTTTCTTTACACATAGATATGGAAAATAAGCTAAATAAGGCATTTTATAAACAGGATAAAATGGATAAAAATGATTATACTATATTTAAACAATATATAAGACAAGGATTAGCTGCTTATATTTATGATAATATTTCTTCTATCACTAATTATTCAGAAAAATCTATATATAATGATTTACAAATAGATTTTGTAGATGCTATATATGATAAAGATATTTTAAATGGTAATGGTGAAGTTGTATTTTATATTTTACAACAACATAAATATGTAACTTATTAAAGGAGGTATTAAATATAAATGAAAGTACCAAAACATATTATTAAATTAATAAAAGATATAGAAAATAAAGAATCTGTCCTAAGGATATATTGGAGAGAATTGTATGAATATTTAGATAAACATAATATAGATTGTCAAGATGATATAGTTGCTGATTTACAAGATGGTATAGGAGCTGATCATTTAATAAAATATTTGGAGGATTTGTAATTATGAATGAAGTAGATAAATTATGTAAAAGAGTTAATGATAAATTTGGACTAAGAAATAGACAAATAGGTAGTGTTGAAAGATATACTGATGCTGTAACTAATAGTATTGTGCAAATAGGAAATGATTATGGAGGGCATACATGTTTAATAACTGGGACTGATAAACAATTAATTTCTTATTTAGAATCAGTGTTAAATGATAAATTTAAGTTTTATAATAATTTATTAAGATTGGTATAAAAGGGGAGATTTGAATGGATTTAAAGATATATAAATTAACTGCAAAATCTGATTTATATAAAACTAATTATACTATAAGAGCTCAGAATTTACAAGAAGCTTCAAAACAAGCTAAAATTAAATTTGCTAAAAGCTATAAAGTTTTTGGTGATAATGTGAAAATAGGTATACAAGAAAATGATTTAGCTAATCATATTGAAGAAATATTAGGAAAATTATATAAAGGAGGAGATAAAAATGATTAGTATTGGTATTACAGGTGTAAGAGAAAAAATTAGAAATGGAGCTTATAATCATAAATTAAAATATCCTAAAAAAGATGTAGAAAAAATGAAAGATACTTATGTTACAGATGAAAATAAATCTGTTAAATGGAATAGAGAACAAGTAGAAATGAATAAACAAAAATATAAACAAGAATTAGATGCTTTTGTTCAAGAAGGTAAAGATTTAAGAGATTTGTTTTTTAAAGATTTATTAGGAGTATTAATGGTTGGATTTGAATTTACAGAAAAAGCATCCAATTATTTATTAAATAAAGCTTGGGATGAAGGACATTCTGAAGGATTAGAAAGTGTAGTACAAGAATTAGCAGATTTGATAGAAATAGTACAAGATTTTAATAAGTATAATAAAAGTTAAATATTTTTATAATCTTCTATATAGTTAACATGTTACTATTAATATAGGAGGTTATATTATGCAAGATAAAGATATTCAAGAATTAATAATGATTGTTACAAGTGTAGAATTAAATAAAAATAAATATGATAAAGCTTATGAATTTAAACCAGAGGTTATTATTCGCTGTAAAGATTTTTGTAAATATCATAATATAAATGTTACGCATGGTTCGCCTTATAAAGAATTAAGACATAAATACTATTATTATTTAGATAAATATATAAAAAATTTGTTAGATAATAAAACTGATTTATATAAATTAAGAGAAAATCATGTTATAACTGATAAAGAGATTGTTAATAGAATTTTAAGAAAGGGTTAGTTATTATATGGAAGTGAAAGAGTTAGAAGAAAAAATTAAATATTATGCAGAAAATTATTATCAAGGTAATAGTTTAATACCTGATGAAACTTTTGATAGTTTAGTAGATACTTTGAGAAAAATAAAACCAGATTCACCAATATTAACAACTGGTTGGGGATTTGAAGTACAAGATAATAAAATTAAACATAAATATACTCATATAGGAAGTCTTGATAAATGTAAAACATATAAAGAAATTCCTGATATGTTTAAAGTAAATCAAATGATTTATGTTTCTCCTAAATTAGATGGTTTATCAGCTGTTGCTTATTATAAAAATGGTAAATTAATAAAAGGAATAACTAGAGGTAATGGAGAATATGGTAAGGATATTACAAATAAATTAATTAAAATTTTAGGAAACGAAATACAAGATAAAAGTTTTACTGGAGGTGTTAGAGGAGAATTAATTATTTCTAATTCTAATTGGGAATTATTAAAACAAAAATATAATGATTCTGATATGATAGCACCTAGAAATTTTGCTGCAGGAATAATCAATAGAGATGAAATAGAAGAAGATATACAATATATTGATATGGTTGTTTATAAAGTAGTTGGAGATGAATCTAATAAATTAAGAAATAGACATCAAGTATTAGAATGGTTATCTCAAAATTTTAAACATCATATTCCTGAATTATGTATATATATAACTCAAGATTGGGATAGTAATATAGCTGTTAATATATTTAATTTATTTAAGCAAAATGGATATAATTTAGATGGCTTAGTATTAACTTTAGATAATATTCAATATACAAATAATAATGGAATATTATATACAGAGGTTGCTTATAAATTTGCAGCTGAAACCGTTAATACAATAGTTAGAGATATTAAATGGACTTTAAGTCGTTTGCAAAGATATGTACCTGTTGTAGAAATTGAACCCGTAGAATTATCAGGAGCAAGAATAGAAAGAGCAACCGGGAATAATGCTAAAATGATACAAGATTTAGGTATAGATATTGGAGCTGAGATAAAAATACAGAGAAGTGGTGAAGTAATACCTAAAATTGTAGAAGTAATATCTCCAGTTGAAAGTAATTTACCAACAACTTGTCCTGTTTGTAATGAAGCTTTAAGATGGAATGGTGTAGATTTAGTTTGTAATAATAAAAATTGCCCTAATGTTAAATTAAGTGATTTAGAGCAATGGTGTGAAATAATAGGAGAAACAGATGGATTACAATGGACAATAATGAAACAATATTTAGATATGTATGGTATAAATAGTATTGAATCTTTATATTTAAGAAGAGGTTATGTTGAAACTGATTTAAATTCAAGACAATTAAGTATAACTGATTTAAAAATAAAAGAATTTTTTAAAAAATTGTATGAAGATGAAGTTAGTTTATATAAGTTATTGATGGCATTAAATATTCCAAGATTGGGTGATAAAACTTGTAAAGAGTTAAGTAAGTATCCTGGTGTATGTAAAAAACTATTTAGTTATGTTTTATGTACTTCTGCTTATACAGCTGATGATTATAGAAATCTTAGATGTGATATATTTAATATAGTTAAAGAGGCTACAACAGAAGCTATATTTCAAAACATAAATAAATTACAAAATGCTAAATGGATTTTAAATGGTCCTTTTGTTCGTATAAAATTTGAACAAGTTTCTACTTTACAAACAAAATATGTAGCTGTAACAGGTTCATTACAGTCTATGAAGCGAAAAGACTTTGAAAAATATATAGCTCAATTTGGATATGAATTAACAAGTACTTTATCAAAATGTGAGTATTTAATAACAAATAATCCAAATTCAGGATCTACTAAAAATAAAGAAGCTCAAAAATATAATATACCTATAATAACAGAAAATGAATTTTTATCAAAATTAACTTAAATTAAGTAAGAATAACATGTTATAATATATAGAAGATTTTTACATCTTCTATATTTTTTTATGTTTAAGGAGTTTATATGAAGGTATATTTAACAAACAGAAATCAAATTACAATACCAAGAGCTTTAATAAAAGAATTAGGATATAAAGCTGGAGATATATTTGATTTGTCTTATGATAAAGAAACTCAAACTTTTCAGATAAAATTTGTAAAAGATACAAATGATTCAGTTGAAGAGAAATTTAATCCAGTTAATAATCTTATAAAAAATCAATTTAAACGAAAAATAGTATCTAATTTAGAAGAAGGTTCAAAATTTTCAAGACAAGTTTATAGTGATTGTAAATTGGTAATTAGAACTAGAAAAAGTTACTTGAAATCGTTTTGTGAAGAATGTCAAGGACAATTATCTAAAGAATATGGTATTGATAAATATCCTTGTCCTTATTTAAATAAAAATTCTATCGAAGAAGCTCCTATTTCTGAAAATGAAATAAAAGAAGAAAAGGCTGTAGATAATGTTGATTCAATCTCATCTAATATATTAAAAGATATTACTTCTAATGTAGAAAAATTAAATAAAAAATTAGATCAAGATATAAAAAAGTTAAATAATAACTCAATAAATATTCATACAGCAGATACTACAATAGAACAAATTTCTTATGATGGTTATAAAGCATGTACTAAATGTAAAGAATATTTTGATAGAGGTTTTCTATTAGATGATAAATTCTATTGTAAAAAATGTGCTAAAGAAGATTTTATTGAATTTTATAATACATATAAGAAAGGAAGGAATTAAAAATGTTTGATTCAATTACACCAGTTATAGTAAAACCTAAATTTATTGATTGGAAAACACCAAAATTTTTGGATATTGATACAGGTGATAATGACATAAAAACATATGAAATTTTAAAAGGAGCTGAAAATTTTTTACATAGTGAATTAGATGTAAAAGCAAGTACTATGAAAGATGTATATAAAAAAGCTCCTGAGATTTGGAAACAATTAAAAGATTACAGATTAAAGGTAGCTGCTGAAAATCCAAATGAAAAAGAAGCATTTACTTTTGATAAATCAACTGTGGTATATTTATCAAATTCTGCAAATGAATTAGTAGATATTGTAGATTTACAAACAGATGAAAGATATAATGAATTTAAACAAAATTTAGAAAAATATATTTTAAATGTAACTACAATAACAAAAACAAGAAAATTTTATAGTGAAGGTAAAAATATAGTAAAACTTATATGTTATGATAAAGATATTGAATTACCTGCTGTAGATTATGCTCCTGTAATTATTATAGAGTACAATATTAATAAATCTACATATATGGTATATACTGGAATATTAGTTTATAAAACATTTACTCTTATTCCAACGATAGGTACTTATTATGAGACAGATAAATTATCAACTTTGATAAATAATTTTAATTTTGATGATGCTTTAGAATATGCTAATGAACAAGCAGATTCTTTATATAATAATTATCAACATTTTGTTCAAAATCCTGTTGAAATATCAGCTAGAGAATTAATATCTTTATTAAAAAAAGTTGGTTATAAATTAGAATTAAAAACTGATGATGATTTAGCTTCTATTAGTGCAATTGAAGATGAGGCAAGTAATGAAAAAATTCAACAATTTTTCAATACATTTAAATTTAAAACATCTGAAACAGCTTATGATATTTTAAATTTAACAGAATTAAAGAAAATGTTTAGATATAATGAATTGACTTTATTAGATGTATTAAGTGTATTATCAAAAGAATATTTAAATTATGAAGGTGCTAAAATAACTGTTGATGTTTTAAGTAGTATAGTATTTGATTTAAGTAGTAAACATAATGATAAAAAAGAAGTAGAAGCTATAAAAGAAGAAGTTGTAGAAGAATAAATTTAATATAAAGACTAAAATAATTGCTAAAATATAGTTATTATAAATGCTTATTTTAGCAATTATTTTTATACAAAAACATGTTATTAATTGTATAGGAGGAATCAGATTATGGCTTTTTCATTAAATCAAATAACAAGAAAAAAGATAGTATCAAAACAAGATGATATTAAACAATGTTATTTTTATGTAAAAACAAATTCTTTATTAACAGAAAATATAAAAATAGGACTTTGGAAATATGTTGATTATCGTTTTAAAAGTAGAAATAGAGGGCGTTTTACTCAAAAAATATTAGAAGATATGACGCAAGATTTATTAGAAAAAGTTTGTATGAAACATATACAAGATATTCAATATTCTGATATAGAATTAAATGAAAATGAGATATTATATCAAATTAAAAGAGCTATACATTATGGTGCTACTAGAAATATATATTATGATGATGCTGATTTAATTTATTTAGATAGATCTATGTTTAAAGAAGGAGAAGAAGTTGATAAACCTAGAAAGAAGCTAAATAAAACAGAAGTTCAAGATTATTTTAAAGGATTGATGATTTAATGACAGTATTAGAATTATTACCAGAGTTAAAGAATAAACCAGAAGAATATATAAAATCAGTAGAAAAATCATATAATGATTATATAGATTTTAGTGATATTCCTGTAGGTTATAGAAATGAATATAGAGTAAATATAACAGGTAAATTAGAAAATATTATGAAAAATATAAGTACTGTTGTAAGTGATAGATATAATATATTATTAAATTTTAATGGTTATAAAAATACAGGATATATTGCATATGTAATTATTAATGAATATTTTAAACAAATACATTTAAATAATGATATATTAGAAAATATTGTTTATATTGATACAAATTTGCTTGTTGAAGATTATAAAAGATTAATGAATGTTAATCAATTAAGTCAAAATACTGCTCATAGTTTAAATACTTTATTAAATAGTATAGAAACTGCTTCAATGGTTATTTGGGATAAATTTTCTAAATTAGAGAGTACTTATGATAAACATAAAATATATGATATTCTTTCAATTAGAAAACGTAATAACTGTTGTAATATATATATGATTGCAGGAGGAACATCTAATTTAAGTCAAGTCATAGGAGCTGATATTTTTGATATGATGGACGTAGATTTTGGATGTGATTGCTCTAGAATTAATTTTGAAGTACCTAAGAAAGGGATGAATTTAGAATGTTAGATAGAAACGCACTTGAAAGAGCCTTACTATTAGGTATTGTTAGAGATCATAATTGGGAAGTTCTTATATTAAATAATATTAATAAAGAATATTTTACATATGCTAATCATAAATTATATGATTATATTGAAAGTTATGTAACAGATTCTAAATATCCAGAGTTAGCTGTAATTGGTTATGAATTTCAAATAGATGATGAATCTATGAGACAATATACAGAAATAAGTGATTTAAATGCTTTATGTGAGGCTTTAAAAAAAGATTATATGAAAAGTAAAGTACAATATGAAGTATCTTTGCTGAATGAATATAGTGATTTAATGGAGACTGATCCAGTTCAATATGTAGAAAAAATTGGAGATATTTATAATGATTTAAAACTTTTGGGGCATCATAATAAATCAGTTGATTTATTTAAAGATATTGAACAAGTAGCTAAAATAGATCCATCTGATGTTATTAGTACTGGATTTAAAGAATTAGATGAAAAACTTGTAGGTTGGAAACGCGGAGAAGAATTAGTAATAGTAGTAGGTAGAACAGGTCAAGGAAAATCTTGGATGGGATTAAAATTTGCAATGTCAGCTGCTATAAAAGGAGAACGTGTAGGTATTTATTCTGGAGAAATGAGTACACAACAATTACAAGAAAGAATATTATGTTGTGCTAAACAAAATTATACTGATAGTCAAGAACAAGCATTACAATTTGTAAAAGACCATAATTTATTTATTAGAGTATTAACTCAAAAGGAATTACGTAGAAGAGCGAATGTAGATGATATAGAAGAAATGATTATAAGAGATAAATTAACAATGTTAGTTGTGGATCAATTATCTTTAGTTGAAGATAAAAATTATCGACCTGGTAATCCTATTCGTTTTCAATATGGTAATATTAGTGATGATTTATACTCATTAAGTATAAAATATGATTTACCTGTAATTTTATTAGTTCAAAGTAATAGACAGGGTATAAATGCTCAAAATGCTCCTGAACTAGAAAATATTGCTGAATCTGATGCTGTAGCTCAAAATGCAACAAGAGTTATATCAATGAGAAATGAGAATGGAATATTAACGTTAAAAATTATTAAAAATAGATATGGCAGTAGTGATCTTGTACAAAAATATGAAGTTGATTATGGTATTAATAAATACAAACCTATTAGAGAAGTAAGGAGTGAAATTTCTTCTATTAAAAAGGCAAAAGCTAGACAAATATTTGGAGGAGGAGGTATGACCTTTTAATGATTGATGAAAAATTGCTTATAGATATTAGGAACTATTTAAAAATAAAAACAGGTATTTATTATTTTAAAGATATTAGAAAAACTCCTGATAATTTACAAGTTACTTGTCCTTATCATAAAGGAGGACAAGAAAGAAAACCTAGTGCTACTATAAGAATAACTCCTTCAAATAGAACAACAATTGGAATGTTTCACTGTTTTACTTGTGATGAAAGTAAACCTTTAGATATAGTTATAAAAGATTTATTAGGTCCTTTATATGATGAAGATGAAGTAGAATCTTTATTTAATTTAAAAACTTTAATAGTTCAATCTCAATTCGAGTATAAAAAGAAAGAACCTTTATTCAAAATACCTAATAGAAATATTATACCTGAAAGAGTTTTAAGAACATATAGATACTATCATCCATATTTAGCATCTAGAAATATTTCAGAAGAAACAGCTGATATATATGATATTGGTTTTGATGCTCAAAATAATCAAATAACTTTTCCTATTAGAAATATAAATAAAGAATGTTTAGGTATTGGTAGAAGAAGTATAGATAAGAAAATGTATAGATATCCTCCAAATTTTATAAAACCTTTATATGGTGTTTATGAATTAAATCAATTTTTAAATTATGTATATGTAGTAGAAGGGCCTTTTAACTTATGGTCATTAAGAGAATTTGGTAAACAAGGTGTAGCTCTTTTAGGTACAGGTACAGAAAAGCAATATAAAGAATTATCAAATTTAAATTGTAAAGGTTTTGTATTAGCTTTAGATTCTGATGATGCAGGAAGACATGGTATTTTTAAATTAGGAAAATTTTTACAAGAAAATAAAATAAAAACATATGTGGCTTTAATTCCTGAAGGTAAGGATGTTAATGATTTATCTAAAGAAGAATTTAGTCAAGTACCTGCAGTAACTTTTAAAGAATGGTTATTATTTTATTATAAAGATAATATTAGATTATAAAGATAATATTAGATTATAATCATCATTTAGATGTTATAATATATAGCCTATAAAAATTATAAATTAGGGGATAGGCTCCCAGGCCAGAAAGGAGAATGTAAAATGGCAAGAATTACAAACGATCAAATTAAAAATTATTCAAGGGGAGGAGGTTCATTTTTTACATTAAAAGATGGAGAATCAGCTAATGTTAGATTCTTGTATAATAACTATAATGATGTAGAGGCTTTTGTTGTTCATGAATTTGCTAAAAATCAAAATTATGCAACAATAGATTGTGCTAGACAAGAAGGAGATCCAATAGATGTATGTAAATGGTGTGCATCAGGAAATAGACCTGTAGTTAGAATTGTTATTCCTATTTATAATGAAGATACTGGTGAAATTCAATATTGGAAGAGATCAGGTAGCTTTGTAGAAAATACATTAAAACCTTATTTTGATGAAATACCTGCAAATCAACCAATTTCAGGACAAGTATATAAATTAAAAAGAACTGGAAAAGATATGAAAGATACTACATATACTCCAATCCCAGTAAGTATTAATGATGGTAAAACAAAAGATCAATTTGGAGAAATAAAAGATCCATTTGAAATAAATATAATTAGACCTTCTGATTATGATTATAATCCTGATACACAGCCTGCAAATAATCAAAATGGTCAAAATATGCAACAATCAGCACCTGCTGCAACTAGAAGAACATTAGATATGTTTTAATAAAGGAGGAAATAAGAATGCCCTTATTTGAAATGCCTAAAAAATCAACAAAATCAAATAAGAGTTCTTCCGTTAATCAGCCTAATATTAAATTAAAAAAAGGACAAACAATTGATGACTTAGTATTAACAGCTAAACAATTAGTAGAAGAGAAATTAAAAGATTATAAAGATGTTAGTAAATGTATTACTAATAAAGAAGATTTAATTAATTTCTTTAATAATAGTGAAGATATAATAGGTATAGATACTGAGACAACAGGACTTAATTTTTTAACTGATCAGTTAGTGGGAATATCTTTGTGTAATGGAAAAGAGGCTGTATATATTCCAATTAATCATAAATCTAGTTTATATAATATTAGATTATTAAATCAAATCGCAATAAATGATATAAAAGAAATATTTGGAAATATTTTTAAAACAAAAAATTATAAATGGATTTATCATAATGCAAAATTCGATCTTGCAGTATTGAGAACATTTTTTGGATATCCTATTCCTGATCCTTATTGGGATACAATGTTAGCAGCTAATTTATTTGATCAAGATGAAGAACATAACTTGAAATATTTATATAATAAATATATTGCTGTAGAAGATGAAGGTGTTAATAGATTTGATACATTATTCAAAGGAGTAACTTTTGATTATGTGCCTTTAGATATAGCTACAATATATGCTGGAAAAGATGCTTTAATGACCTATAAGTTATTTCAATATCAATATAAAAGAATGAATGAACCTGATATGCAAGGTATAAAATATGTATTTGAAAATATAGAAATGCCTTTATTACCAATTCTAGAAGATATGCAAAGAACTGGAGTACATATCAATAATAAAATGTTAAAAGAATTATATGAAAAATATTCAATTAGATTGGAAGAAGCTAAAAAGAAAGTATATGATGAAATAAAACCTTATGAAAATGAAATACAAGAGTATAGAATAAAACATTATAATAAAAAATTAGATGATCCTATATTAATTTCTAGTCCAGCTCAATTAAGTATTTTATTTTATGATATATTAAAATATAAAACAAAAGCTGGAAAAGGTACTGGAGTTAATGAATTAAAGGAAATAAATACACCATTAACATTAGCTTTACTTGAATATAGAAAAATGGAGAAATTAATAGATGCTTTTCTTGTAGCACTTCCAAAAAGAATAGAACCTTCTACAAGTAAAATACATACATCTTTAAATCAATATGGAGCTGCGACAGGTAAAGAAAATTGCCTGACTATATAGTAATATATAGAAAAATAAACAAGGTGAACTGATTTATTATCAGGTGTTATTAGTAATAAAAACTAATAGCTAACGGTTCAGAACTAGAAATAGTTTATGAGTAAGGAAACCTAAGTCCTAAAAAAGGATAAGGTAATACCGTGCTAAGATTATTTAATAGAAGTAGAATAATGAATAATAATATACTAGGTTGTGTTTATATAATTAAATGTATTAAAAATAATAAAATATATGTTGGTCAGACAATAGATATTAAAAGAAGAATATGGGAACATAAACATGCTTTGGAAGGTAGTAAACATAAAAATAAATATTTGCAAGAAGATTTTAATAAATATGGAATAGCATCATTTAATGTTATTGTAATAAAAGAGAATTTAGATAGAAAGGCTAGATTATTATTAGAAACAGAATTAATACAAAAATATAGTGGCATTGAATCAAAGAATGTTTATAATTTTCAAGATAATATTCATGAGAATATAGAAATGAGAAAAATAGTATCTGAACACCAGAAAGGAAAAATTATCAATTCAAAAAGTATTGAAAAAATGAAAAAAAGTCTAACTAATAGAAAATTGTCAGAGCAACATAAAAATAAAATAAAGCAATCATGTAAAAAATTTAAAGGAGATAATAATCCTGCAAAAAGACCAGATGTTAGAATGAAAATATCACAAAAGGTATCTGGAAAAGGAAATGGTATGTATGGTAAGAGAAAATACACACAAGATTTCGTTGAAAATTTAAAACAAGATTATGGAAAATTAAAAAATTATAAGAAAGTTGCACAAAAATATCAAATTGCAGTAGCAACTATAATGAATCTTATTAAGTATGGTGAAACATATAATTCTAGTAATTATAAGCATTAAATAATAAAGTGTAACGACTATCCGATTATGGAGTAAGCTTACTATTAATACGTAAGTTGAAGCGCCTTGCAACCTAAATTTTAGGTTGAAGATATAGTCTAATTTTATAAGAAATTATAAGTAAAAATGAGATTTTCTTCATCAGACCCTAATTTACAGCAAATTCCAAGTAAAGGAGAAGCTAAAGAAATAAGAAGATTATTTGGAGCAGGTCCTGGTAATGTATTATTAAGTTCTGATTTTAGCCAACAAGAGCCTTAAAGTAAAAGGGCCTTATATTAGTAATAATATAATAAACAGACTTTGAATTCAGGGAAGCCTAAGTTAAGAAATTAATATGGTAATCCTGAGCTAAGCTTAATAGAATTATTTATTAAGAAAGTGCAACGACTATCTCAAAAGAGAGTACAATTCAAGTGAATTGGAAGCGAAGTCTAACCTAGAAATAATAGGTTAAAGATATAGTCTAATCTTATAGGAAACTATAAGCAGTTCATAAGAGAACGAATAGAGAGTAACGAACTCTATTGAATATTAATGAGATGTTTGGCTTGGTTAAGTGGAGATACATCAATGCAAAATGCATATTTTACAGGAAAAGATTTATACAGTACGATGGCAGCTGAAGCTTTTCATACAACATATGAAAATTGTTTGGAATTTTATTTAGATGAAAATGGTAATAAAACAGATAAAACAAATACTGAAGGAAAGAAAAGAAGAACACAAATTAAAAGTGTATTATTAGGTATATTATATGGAAGAGGTACAGCATCTGTTGCTGAATTATTAGGAATGAGTGTTGATGAAGCACAAAAATTAATTGATGACTTCTTTAATGCTTATCCTTTAATAAAAGTATTCGTAGAAGAAAAACAAGCAGAAGCAAAAAGATTGGGTTATACAACAACTGCTTGGGGTCGTAGAAGATATTTAAAACATATTCAAGATGAAAGATTTGAATTTAAATATAATGATAAAAGACCTGTAGATTTTAACCCGTTATTTACAGCTACTAGTCAAGTTCAAGAAGAAGTTAGTCAAGATATTAAAGATTATTATACTGAAAAATTAGAAAAAGCAAATCAATATAGAAGAACAAAAATTATAGATCAAGCAAAAGAAAATGGAGTAGATATAACAAATAATAGTGGATATATAGCTGAAGCAAATAGACAGGTAGTAAATTCTATTATACAGGGTAAGTAGCATTGCCCTTATACATTGAACCTCATTACTCAAGGGTGTGACTTGTTATATTATATATAATAAGTTGCTAACGGGGAAAGCTAAGTTAAGAAATTAATATGCCAATCCCGTGCTAAATTATAATTTATTCTAATATATAAAATATTAAAAATGAAATGGATATGCTATGATAAAAAATGAAGTAGATATATATTTAATTACAAATTTATTAAACAATAAATATTATGTAGGTCAAACATGCAAAGGTTATAAAAATCGTTTTAATCAACATTGTTTATATGCTTTAAATAAAAGAAAAGATTGTCCTCAATTAATAGATAGAATAATAAAAAAATATGGTATAAAAAATTTCAAATGCGAATTATTAGAAAAAGTATCTTTTGAAGAGAAAGATGTAAAAGAAAAATATTATATTAAAAAATACAACAGTTATGAAAAGGGTTATAATTTAACTATTGGAGGAGATTATAATCCAATGTTAGATAAAAATATAAAAGACAAACATTTAAAAATTATGAGAGATGATAATTTTCGTTCCAAAATGTCTAAATCAGTATTAAAAGCATATACACCTGAATTAAGAAAATGGTTTAGCAATAATAGTAAAATAAAATGGCAAAATTGGACACAAGATCAACGTGATAAAGTATTAAAAGGATTTAAAATTTATAATAATTCGCGTAAACAAAAAATTGCATGTTTAGATGAAAATGATAATATCATTAAAAAGTTTGAATCAGCTAGTGAAGCTTGTAAATTTTTTAATAAACCTGCAAAAGAAGCTGGTCATATCTTAAAAATTTGTAATAAATATAATAAAAATGGTAAAAGAGCCAAACATTTTGGATATAGTTGGATTAAATTATAAGAAGTGTATCGACTATCCTCTGTTGTGGAGGAGTACACTCGAGGATGAGTTACGAGTGGAAGAGGTGTACTAATTATTATTAGAAAAGATAGTCAGGCTTTATAGAAATATAAAGGTTTAACGAGTGCTGCAGACATGTCTAAGCGTGCTATGATTTTATTAGGAACAAATCAAGAATTAAAAGATTTAGGATTTAAAATGCTATTTCCAGTTCATGATGAAGTTATAGCTGAATGTCCTTTTGTTAATAGGAAACGTTGTGGTCAATTAATGAGTCAATTAATGATACAAGCTGGAGCTGAAAAAATAGGAGTACCTATGAAATGTGATGTCGAAGCCTTTAAAGTTTGGTATGGTGAAGATATTCCATTAGATGATACTCCTGAGGCATATGAAATATTTAATAAGTATGAAAGTGAATTAAATTAAGGAGTGTAAGTAAATGAAATTTTATAATGTGTTTTCAGGTAATTTATCAGGAAAATTTAGAGAATATTATATAAAGAATTTAGGAGATAAGAAATTTAATAGTTTGCATTCTTATTGGTATTTCAAGAGTTTAACTGATGATAAAATATTAGATGCATTTAGTATAACTAAAGGATCTATTATGATAGATTCAGGAGCTTTTACTGCTTGGAGTAAAAATATTAATATTGATGTTGATGAATATATTAATTGGATAAATAAATGGGATAAATATGTAACATTATTTGGTCAAATAGATGTTATACCTTTACCTACAATGTCTAAGGATGAAAAGGCAAAATGTGCAAAAGATACTTGGGATAACTTTTTATACATGTATAATAGATTAAATAATCCACAAAAACTTTTATATACTTTCCATGTTGGAGAACCTTTTGAATATTTAAAACAAGCTATGGAATTTAGAGATTCACAAGGAAGACCATTAGATTATATTGCTTTAGGTGGTTTAGTAGGTAAGACTACTAAAATAAGAGATGCTTTTTTGACAGAAGCTTTTAATATAATTAAAACTAGTAGTAATCCAAATGTAAAAGTTCATGGATTTGGAGTAAGTTCAGAAAAAATGTGGAGGAAATACCCATTTGAATCTTGTGATTCTTTTACACCTGGAATGAATGCTAATCATGGATTTCAATGTACTGAATTTGGTTCTTATAGATCTGATGATTATAATAAGATATTTAAACCAAGAGGTAGAAATCCAATGGAACAAGCAGAATTAGATGCAATAGAACAATCAAAGGATGATGAATTATTAGAAGAAGAAAATAATTTCAGAAATGATGAAAAAACTAAATTATTAATATCTAATATAGAATATTGGGATAATTTAGCAAATAGTATAAATAATCAAAATTATAATGTTAAAAAAAGCCTATTCTAAGAAATAGGATAGGCTTTATATAAATAAAAATAAGGAGGAATTTAAAATGGGTAAAGCATTAGTATTAAATTCAGGAGGAGTAGATTCAACAACTTGTGTAGGACTTGCTGTACAAAAGTATGGTAAAGAAAATGTTATTACAGCTTCATTGTATTATGGACAAAAACATGATAAAGAATTACAATGCGCTAAGAAAATAGCAGAATATTATGGTGTAGGACATATTGAAGAAGATATTTCTAATGTTATGAAATATGCTAAAGATGTTTGTACTTTAATGAAAGGTGGAAATGAAATAGAACATAAAAGTTATGCAGAACAAATAGCAGAAAATGGAGAAGGAAGAGTAGCAACTTATGTACCATTTAGAAATGGATTATTACTTTCAATAGCAACTGCCTATGCTGATAGTTTATTTCCAGGTGAAGAAGTAGAAGTTTATTATGGAGCACATGCAGATGATGCTGCTGGTGAAGCTTATGCTGATTGCAGTCCTGAATTTGCAAAAGCAATGGATGAAGCAATTAGTATAGGAACTTATGGAAAAATACATATTAATAGACCTTTAATTAACATGAATAAAGCTGGAGTAGTAAAAACAGGTTTAGAAATAGGAGTTCCTTATGAATTAACTTGGTCTTGTTATGAAGGCGGAGAAAAAGCATGCGGTACTTGTGGTACTTGTATTGATAGAATAAATGCTTTTAAATCAAATGGAGTAGAGGATCCAATTGAATATATAGATAATACTGTAAAAAAATTAAATTAAATAAATAGTTGTATGTAAATCCGACCAACTATAAAAATACTAGGAGGAATTAAATATGTTAAATAAATTAAAAAATATAAAAATATCAAACTGGTTAGTAATAATAACTGCTGGATATATAGCAGGAGCAATAATGCAAAATATTTTAGCTGTAAAGACTTTTGGCAATTCTATGATAGCTATAACAACTGGAGGTACTTTAATCTCATGGTTAGTATTTGCATGTATGGATGTTGTAACTGAAATTTGGGGCAAAAAAAGAGCAATACAAACATTTACATGTGGTGCTATATTTAATCTTTTATTTAATTTAGTATGTTGGATAGCTATTATAATTCCAGGAACTAGTGATTTTATTCAAAGTTCTTATGCAACAGTATTAGGTACTGGATGGAGAATTGTTATAGGATCTATTACAGCTTTTCTATTAGGTAATTTTATAAACACTCAAATTATGTATTTAATGAAAATTAAAAGTAAAGATCAAAATGATTCAAAAAGATTTATGTTTAGAGCTGTAGTATCTACATTATTTGGACAACTTATAGATAATGCTTTATTTTATCTAATAGCTTTTGCTCCATTAAATATTCCAGGAACAGTGGAAAATTCTTGGACAATGATAGGTCAATTAGTTTTATTTACTACTTGTATTGAAACGCTTGTAGAAACTGTTGTATCACCTTTAACTGCAAAATTTGTTAAATATTTAAAATTGAAAATCAAGGAGAGCTAATATGGAAAATACAATGAAGGTTACTTATAAATATAAAAATTTAAGTAAAACTGATTTGGTTTGTGATTTGACAAAATTTATAGATAAATATATTGTTTTACAACCTATAACGGATTATCCATATCAAACTTATATTTATAATGATATGCAAATATTCTCTACTAAATATCTTAAAAGAATGGTAATTAGAGCTTTTGGTGCTACTAGAGGTGTTATAGGTTTAAACCAAATAACTAATAATATTTATAAGATAGATAGAATAAAGATATATGATTCTAGTTTTGGTGTAGGAATTGGTTGTTATGATAGTAAACTAGCAAATGATGTTAAAAAATTCAAAAATTATAATTTAGATTTTAGTGAAGTTACTCTCATTAAATAGAAAGGAATTAAAAATGTTTGATGTTAATGAACGAGATGAAAGAGATATGACAATAAAAAAAGAATTTGTCACTTGGATGGATGTAGATCATTTTATAAATTCTTTACAGGATTTTATTAAAGAGCATGAATTTACAGGTGTTTATGGTCCTGCAAGAGGTGGTTTATTATTTGCAGTTATGATTTCACATAAATATGGATTATCTTTTTTAGGAGCACCTCAAAAAGGATGTTTAATTGTAGATGATATTATAGATACAGGGAAAACAGCAGAAGCATGGAAAGATAAAGGATATACTATTGTTTCTATGTATTATAAACGAAATAATTTAGTAGAACCTGATTATTGGATGTTTGAAAAAACTGATAATTGGATTAATTTTCCATGGGAAGAAACCAGATCTGATGAAGATATACAAAAAGCTTTAACTACTATAGAAAAAATAATAAATAATTTATTTTACAAGGTAGATGATAAAGATATAGTCGACCAATTTAAAGAAGCTTTAAATATAATAAAAGGAGGACATTACAATGAATAAATATATGCAAATGGCAGATGAATTAAGTAAACAAAATTTATTAACAAATGCAGGAGGACCTTTTGGAGCAGTTGTAGTGAAAGGAGATTTAGTTGTAGGTGTTGGAAATAATCATGTTTTAGCTAATAATGATCCTACAGCTCATGCTGAAGTAATGGCAATAAGAAACGCTTGTCAAAATTTAAATACTCATGATTTGACTGGTTGTGAGTTATATACAAGTTGTTATCCATGTCCTATGTGTTTATCAGCAATTATATGGGCTAATATAAAAACAGTATATTATGGTAATACAAAAGAAGATGCAGCTGATATAGGGTTTAGAGATGATATGATATATAAATTTATACAAAACATGGATGACGAAAATTCAACAAGTGAAATATTAAAAACTATTCCTATGGATAGAGATGAAACTATAAAAGCATTTAATTCATTTAAAGAAAAAGCAGATAAAACTATTTATTAATCTAATAAATTTATTTGTTACATCCTCTAAAACATGTTATAAATAATAAAGAGTATTATGATTTAGGAGGTGTAACAAATTGGTTATAAAAATGTAAAACATTATAGACATACCGTGCATTTATATTTGGATGCAATTTGGTTGTATAGTTCAAATAGAAGAGGAGCTAGAAATACAATGTATAAATGGTTAGCTGCTCAAATGAATTTACCATCAGAGATAACTCATGTTTCAATGTTTAATCGAGATCAATGTAAACAAGCAATAAAAATATTAAGACCAAAATACATACAATTATTTGGACATGATTTATTTTATAAAAGAAAGGAGAAAAGTCAAATGAGATTACAAACAAGTTGTAGTGTAGCATTTGAAACAGCTCATATATTACCAAAATTTAATACTGAATATGATGGTTTGTATAGTAGAACATATAAATTAAAAGTTATAGTAGAAGGACCTCAAACAGAACCTTTAGGTATGATAATTCCACAAGAAGAATTGACAAGAATATTGAAAGATTCAGTACCTGATAGACAATTTATATTTAATAAAAATAATATTATTTGTCAAGAAATTGCTAAAACTTTGGAAAGATATTCAATTCCATTTATAGAATTAGATGGTGAAGTAGTAGCTGAAAATTTAATTCAATATTTAAAAGATCGAGTATCCTATAATTTATATGATGTTTATAAATATTCTAAAGATATAAAAATAGTTGAAATGGAATTATCTTCAATTAAAGAAGAGTATTCTACAAAATTAATATTAAACTAGGAGGAATGTAATATGTATTATGTATCAAAAAGAATGGAAATTGCAGGAGCACATAATTTAACTTTAAATTATGAAAGTAAATGTCAAAATTTACATGGACATAATTGGATAGTAACTGTATATTGTAAATCTAAAAATTTGAATGAAAATGGTATGGTGGAAGATTTTACTAATATTAAAAAAATGATTCATGATAAATTAGATCATCAGTATATTAATAATGTTCCTGAATTAAAAGAAATAAATCCAACTGCAGAAAATATAGCAAAATGGATATGTGAACAAATAGTAACTTGTTATAAAGTTACAGTACAAGAATCAGAAGGAAATATAGCAACTTACGAAGAAGATGAGGATTAAAGAATATGATGAATGAAAAGCAACATTTAAATCAATTATATGTATTGATTGGCAAGTATAGAATTTTTTTAATGAAATATTTAGGTTTAACTAGAGTTGAATTATTAGAGGAATTTAGTAAAAGATTAAATGTTCCTGAAGCAGAAGTTCATTTAAAAACAATAAAGACTGTAGAGCAGGGAGATAAAATGTTATCTGCTTTAAAAGATTGGAAACAGGAATTAACAGGAGTTAGAAGACTTCCATATAAAGTTAATCCTAGAGATTATGCTAAAAAATTATTAGGAGAGTTTAAAATGAAAGTTGTTGAAATATTTAATAGTATTGATGGAGAAGGAAAAAGAGCTGGTGAATTAACCACATTTATAAGATTATATCGTTGTAATTTACGTTGTGATTATTGTGATACTAAATATTCTTATGAACAAGAAAATGAAGATAAATCTTATAAAGAATTGAGTATTACTGAAATTATACAAGAATGTGAAAAATATAAAACTAAAAATATAACTTTAACAGGAGGAGAGCCTTTAATTCATTTAGATGTAGATTATTTATTAAGAGCTTTATCTGAGAAAGGTTTTAATGTTAATGTAGAAACTAATGGCTCTGTATCTATAAAAAAATATTTTAATTTTAATGGTACTCCTAAAGATGAGTATGAAAATGTTTGGTTTACAGTTGATTATAAATGCCCAAGTTCAGGTATGGAAAATAAAATGTTAATTGATAATTTTGATGTAGATAAATATTCATTTAAAAATGTTGTTTATAAATTTGTTGTCGGTAATAGACAAGATTTAGAAAAAGCTGCAGATATTATAAAAAATTTTATATTTAAAATAGATTATAGTAAAAGATATTTATATCATAATATAGTTTATTTAAGTCCTGTATTTGGAGAAATAGAACCTAAAGAAATTGTAGAATTTTTACAAGATAATGATTTATACAATGAATATACTCCTGTAAGAGTTCAATTACAATTACATAAATTTATATGGCCTGTAGATCAAAGAGGTGTGTAAGAAAGGAGGATTATAAATGCAAGATAATTTTAATTATGAGAAGGTACAAGAAGCTACAAAGATGTTATTAGAAGCAATGGGACAAGATGTAAATAGACCAGGCTTAGTTGAAACTCCTAGAAGAGTAGCTGGATATTGGCAAGAATTATTAGAAGGAGAAAAATATACAAATCAAGAAATTGCTGATATGTATAACAAAAGTTTTATTGTTCCTAGTGATAGTATTGTAGTTATGCAAGTTAATGATGTATTTTCACATTGTGAACATCATTTAGCTCTTATGTATAATGGTACTGCATATGTAGCTTATGTACCAACTATGATTGAAAATGAAGGATATAAAGTAATTGGATTATCTAAAATACCTAGAATAGTACATATGTGTTCTAAAAGATTACAATTACAAGAAAAACTAGCTTCTGATATAGCTGAATGTATAGAATTAGCAACAGGTTCAGATCAAGTATATGTACAGTTAATTATGAATCATGGTTGTGTATCTGCAAGAGGAGCAAAAGCTGATGGAGTTACAGATGTTACTTTTATGAGTGATAAATTAAAATCAAATATAGAAGCTAGAAAAGAAATTGAAACAAAAATACAAAATTTATATAAAAGAGATTAATAAATAGAAAGAGGTAAAAGATTATGGAGAATAATTATAATACTTTAAATTTAAATAATATTCAAAATACAAATAATTTGAATAATATTCAAAATCAAGATAATACAGCACAAGGGTTAAATGTTCAAGTTAATAATATTGATAGTCAAGGATTAACTTATGCTGATAGTGCATCTACAACAGTAGTTAATCCCGTTGTTCAACCTAATCCAATGCAACAAGTTATAAATGAAGCTAAAGCTGATTTAATAAATACAGTAACAACTGTTAATCCTGTAAATACTCAAAATACAGTTGTTACTGAATCTACTACTCAAACAGAAGTTAAAATAGAAAATAAAGAAGAAAATAAAGAACCTATAGTAATGAATTCATTGAAAATAAAAACAGAAAAAATTCAACAATTTTTAACTAATGCTTCAAAAATAAGTATAAATAATACAAATCAACCTTTATCACAAGTATTACAATTAAAATTTAGTGAAGAAGGATTTGAAATTATTTGTGGTAATGGAGCTGATATTTTAATTCAAAAAGATACATCTGTTAGATTTACAGAGGATATATCTATTGGAATTAGTAATACTTTATTTACAGCTTTTATATCAAAAGTTATGGGAGAATATATTGAATTATCATTAGATAAAGATGCTCATATTATAAATGTATTTGCAGATAATGGTATTTATAAATTTGCAGAAAGATATGATATTAGTACTGGAGAAGAATTACATTTTCCTATAAATGAGAAGTTTAATGATATTCAGACTTTTGATTTTGATTTAGCTGCATTCAAAAAAGCAATAGCCCATGCTGTTATTTATTCAGGAAATCAAGCAGTAGATACTCAATTATCAGGAGTATATTGTAATGAAAATATTTGTGCTACAGATAAATACATATTTGAAATTGAAAATAATCTTCAAGAATTAAAAAATTATCAATTTTATATAGCTCCAAGTTTGATTAATATAATTACTCAAGTTAATTTTGGTAATAATGCAAAAATTGGATTTGGTAAAGAAATGATTGATGGTGTTCCATATAATCAATATATAAAAATTGAAAGTGATGAAGTTACATTATTAGGATATTGTAAGGATTTTGAAGATTTTAGAGATTATCCATTAGAAGGTCTTAATAATTTAAAAAATATTAAATATGATACTCAAATAACATTTAGTAGAACTAAATTATTAAATGATTTAGAAAAAGCTGCTTTATTTATACCTATGAATGATGCTACATTATTAATATCTACAGAACTTGGATATATTGTAGTACAAGTTGATGGTGGTTATGCTGCTTCTAAATTACCTGTACAAAATTCTGATAAGAATATTGCACCTTTTAAATTAGAAGCTAAATCATTTATTACTACTTTAAAAGATTGTACAGAAGAAACTTTATGTTTCTTGGTAGATGAAAATAATAAAGATGTAGTAGGTATTTTAGCTGGAGAAAGAAAAATAGGTTTAAGTATTATAAGTTAATAAGAGGTAATTTATGGATTCTAAAAAGAAAAAGAAAACTATTAATAGTAAGAAAAAAGGTGCGCATGGTGAATTAGAATTTGCTCATGAGTGTCAAAAATATGGTTTTACAAATGTTCATAGAACAGCACAAACAAATGGTAAGCTAGAGCAATCTTTAGCTGATTGCGAAGGCTTGCCTGGAATACATATTGAAGTAAAAAGAGTAGAACAGTTGAATATTGATAAGGCTATGGAACAAAGTATAAGAGATTTAAAAACAAAAAAGGAAAAAAGAATTCCTGTAGTATTTCATAGAAAAAATAGAAAACCTTGGAAAGCTACAATGTTATTAGAAGATTGGTTCAAACTTTATCAAAGTTGGCTAGATGATAAAAAATAGGAGTTGAATATAATGGAAGATAGTAACTTAAATAAACCAAAATATGATTTAGGTGCTACAGAAAGAGCTCAATCTACTGTAGAAATAGAAGATATCATCAGAAATATTGTAAAAAATAAAACAGAAGATGTTACAATAATTATTCATAATATAAGAAAGTTATTAAAAGATGATAGTAATGAATTAACTGATTTAGAAATAGATGATATTCTTCTTCAACTTCCTATTGTTTTGTATGATTCTATGGAAGAACAAGAAATTGTAGGTATGCAAAGTGATATGGCAAATCAAATATATAAAGAAGCGCAATCAGAAGCATATAGAGCAGCTAGAGGAACTATTAGTGATAAAAATGCAGTTGCAGATCTACAAACAAGAGCTCAACAATTAGAAAAAATAATTTATGAGCGTAGTTATAAAATTATAAAACAAAAATTTGAATTAGCAATAGAAACTTTAAATGCTGTAAAAAAAGTACAAGCATCTAGACAACAAAAATATGATATTGATAAATACAGGAATAGATTTTAATTATAATAAAGTTGAGGTAAAAAAAGATGATAAAAAATATTAATGGTCATATAGTTACTAATATATTGATTTTATTATTTGTTCTGGCAATTATAGGTTTTACAATTTATTGTGTAACAATAGAATATCAAAATGGAGAAACAATAGAAATAACTGTAAAAGATAAGTATGTAAAAAGAAATGGAGAATCAGATTTATATTTAGTAGCTACTGAAGAAGGAGAAACCTATAAAATTGAAGATTTGTTTTTTAAAGGTAAGTTTAATAGCACTGATTTATATAATGAATTGGATATAGGTGAAAAATATAAGGTAGAAGTAACAGGAGCTAGAATACCATTCTTTAGTATGTATAAAAATATAAATACTGTAGAACTTTTAGAAGAAAATTAATATTTGGAGGTAAATTGAATGTCTCGATTAGATGTGTTAGCAAAAGAGATTGGTAAAAAATTTGGAGAAAATACAATTGGTTATGGTGTAAAGCAAGATGAATATGATAAGATTAGATTTACTAGTCCTAGATTAAATTATATGACTTTTGGTGGATTAGCTACAGGAAGAATATATGAATTTGCAGGACCTGAGGGTAGTGGTAAAACAACATCTGCTTTTGATTTAATGAAAAATGCTCAAATAAAATTTCATAAAGAATTTGAAGAAGAGCAAGCTAAAGGAAACAAAGACTTTTTAGAAAAGAAAATTTTCTTTTTAGATGAAGAAGGAACATTTGATGCTGTATGGGCAAGAAAATTTGGAGTGGATGTTGAAAAAGTAATGATCTGGCAACCTCAAGGTGAATCAGCTGAGAAAGTTTTAGATGTACTAAGACAAGTTATAGAAACTGGAGAAGTTGGTTTGGCTGTTTTAGATTCTGTTGCTACTTTAGTATCTGAACAAGTATATGATGAATCTTTAGAGAAAAAAGCTTATGGTGGAATTGCTGCTACATTAACTAGATTTGTTAATTTAATTAAAGGGCCTTTAATTAAATATAAATGCACTTTAATAATGATAAATCAAGTTAGAGAAGATCTGAATAGTATGTTTGGTGGTACAATAACACCTGGTGGTAGAGCTTTTAAACATGCATGTTCTGCTAGATTTGAATTTAGAAAAGGTAAATTTATAGATGCAAATGGAAAAGAATTAACAAATAATGCTGAAAATCCTGCTGGTAATATAATACATGTTGTAGTAAAAAAGACAAAAATATTTGAACCTACAAGGCGTGTTGGTTATTATACAATTAATTATTTAACTGGACCTGATTTTATGAATGATTATATTGATGTTGGTATACAAACAGGTGTTATAAATCAAAAAGCTTCATATTTTGATATTATAGATATTAATACAGGTGAAATTTTAAATACTGAAAAGATTCAAGGTAAACCTAAATTAAAAGAACAATTAGAACAGCATGAAGAATGGGTAGCTTTAATAGATAATGCTATGGATGGTAAAAAAGTAGAAGAAGTTGTAGATGCTGATATATTAGCTGATGCTAATAAAATAGTTAATACAAGTAAAGATGAATAAGGAGTAAATTATGTTAGTTAGATATAAATTATATAGAGCAAGTAAACCAGAAGAAGTATTTAATGCTGAAATGATAAAAATAAATTTAGAAAATGATGATCATTTAATAGCTATTGATGATATTTTAGCTGGTGTTTTAGCTCAACATATTCAAAATTTACCTGAAGTTAAAAAATATGGAATAGCATATGTAGGTAGAATGGAAATAGTCAATATAGAAATTACAGATGAAGATACTATTGATTTAGATGAAACTAAATTTAGGGCTTATATGACGCAAATAATGCCTTATTTAACAGTTGTTTGGAATAAGACGACAAAATAATATAGATGAATCAAAAAATATTGTTAAAATCGATTTTAAAAAGAAATAAGAGGTGTTTTGATGTATAAATCTACAAGAGATGCTAGTACTAATCAAGAAAAAGCAATTGCAAAATCTTTAAATGCTAATAGAACTCCAAATTCAGGAGCTACTGCTTTTCAGAAAGGTGATTTATATATAGGTCAAGAATGGCTTATAGAAGCTAAAACCTGTATGCAACCTAAAAAATCTTTTTCTATAAAAAAAGAGTGGTTAGATAAATTAAAAGAAGAACAATTTGCTTGTAATAAAGAATATAATACTTTATGTTTTGATTTTGGAGATAATAAAAATAGATATTATATTATTGATGAAAATACATTTAAATACTTTATAGATTTACTTAAAGATATTAATTAATTTATAAAGGAGGTAGATTTTATGCCTGATAGAACTGCTACAGTTATAGAAGCTGAAAATAATTTAGAAAAAATAATTAAATTAAAAAAGAGCAGTGTAACTGTTAGTTCAGGAATTTATATTATAAGTATTCCTGTTGCTGATGGTGGAAAGAAGTATATTAAATTACCTTTACATTTAAAAAATATAATTCAAGATAGTTTAAAAAATTATAAAATTAAAACTCTTATAACACCTGTTTTATATAATAGTAGAACTGTTATACAAATATGGTATAATAGATTACGTCCTAGATTTAAACAAGTTTTAGGTAATGGCATAAAACCTGATTATGAAAAAGTAAAATTATTTTTTACTGATTTAGAAGAAGTTTGTTATAATAGTACTTTATTTGATAATGATTATGGTGTTACAAAATTACTTATGAAATGGTTTGAAGATTATATAGATCCTTTATCAAAAGATCCTACAAGTACATTGCGACATGATTTAGTAAAATGTTGTGATGAATTATATTGGTTATCAGGTACTAGAATTGATTATTTGACTAATAAAATGGCTAGTAGAAAAAGTGCTTATAATGGTTTTTTAAAACCAAAAAAAGTTGAAGGTGAAATATTTTATGCCTTTAATAATAAATGGTTTGAATCAATATTACCTCAATATTTAATGGTAATAAATTTGCCTAAAAATAGTAAAGAAAGAAAATTTAATCTTAATGAATTAAAATTTGAAAATGAAATAAAAAGATAAATAAAGGAGTTATTAAAGTGAATAAGAAATTATCTTTAGCAAATAAATATAGACCAAAAACATTTGAAGATGTAAGCGAGCAAGATAGTATCAAAACAATATTAGAAAATCAAATAAAGAATAATAATTTAAAGCACGCTTATTTATTTTGTGGTGGGGCTGGTACTGGTAAAACTACATCTGCTAGAATTATAGCAAATCTAATTAATAATGGTCAAGGTAGACCTATAGAAATAGATTGTGCTAGTAATAATGGTGTTGATGCTATGCGTAATATTCAAGAAGAATGTAGAACAAGACCTTTACAAGGTAAATATAAAATATTTATTTTAGATGAATGTCATATGATAACTACAGCTGGATGGAATTCTATGTTGAAAATATTAGAAGAACCTCCTGAATATGTTATTTTTATTTTTTGTACTACTGATCCTCAAAAGATTATAGGTACTATAATGTCTCGTGTTCAAAGATTTAATTTTAAAAGAATAAGTACTCAAGGTATTGTCAAACGTTTAAAGTATATAATTGAAAAAGAAAATATAGATTATTTTAATGATCCTAATGTATCTGAAGAAGAATATAATGCTAGACAAATAGCAGAAGCACAAGGAGCTGTATATATTGATTATGAAGAATCTGCTATACAATATATTGCTAGATTAGCTAAAGGTGGAATGAGAGATGCTATAACTACTTTAGAAAAATGTATAGATTTTAGTCCTGTATTAACAATTGAAAATGTTCAAAAAGTTACTAGTGGTGGTGTAGATGAAGAAACTTTATTAAAATTATGTGGATTAATTTTATTTAAAGATTCTAAAAAAGCTTTAATAATGTTTAATGATTTATATTTAACTGGTATTGATACTTCTTTATTTGTTAAATTATATATGGAATTTTTACAAAATTGTATTAAATATTTAATTACTGAAGATAGTAATATTGTAACTATCTCAGATAATACTATAGAGTTTTTAAAAAATAATCAATGCTTAGATAATTTAAGAAATCAATTTTTAAATTTATTGCACATTAGAAATAATTATTCATCTGAAGATTTAAAAATATTAGTAGAAAGTTGGATTGTAGAAGAATGTATATAATAGGTCAACATGAAAATTTAGAATTAATAAATAAATGGAAGGATTTACCTAATTTTTTAATTATTCAAGGTGATAGACACATGGGTAAATCTTATCTAACTTTATATTTATGTGAAAAATTTAAACTACATTACGTTAAAATGAATAATTCTGTTAATTCTGTTAGGGATTTAATAAATAATATGAAGCCTAATACTAATATTTTATATCATTTTAAAGATTTTCAAGAAGCTTCATTACAAGCAAAAAATGCTTTGTTAAAAGTAACAGAGGAACCAATTCCAGGTAATTATATAGTTATTACTGGAGGACCTCAAATAAAAACATTGCAAAGTAGAGCTAGATTAATAATAATAAATCCTTATTCTCAAGATGAATTATTTGATTATATGCAACCTTATTTTCCTGAAGATGATTTAAAAAATAAATTAATATTAGCTGGAATTAATAGTCCTGCTAAAATTAATTATTTTAAAGATTATCCAAATTTAAATGGTCTAGTTAGTTTTACATTTGAAATAGTAAATAAAATTACGTATTTGAAAATTGAAGATATTTTAGAAATAATGGCTAGATTTGAAAATAGATATGAGGAAATAGATGCTGTCGCTTTGTTTTTAGAATTTTTAATAAATGTTATAAAGTATAAAATTGAAAATCAGAAATTTTATTCTTATAACACAATATTAAAAATAATAATTAAAGGCAAACAATCTTTAGAAAGAGAATACACTTTAAAAAGGAAAATGCTTTTATATAAAATATTCTATGAAATATATAATTTTAATAAAAAGGAAAATATGAAATGAAAAATTTAAAAGATTTAAAAGAGGATATTTTAGCAAATAAAATAAATAAATTTTATGTTCTCTATGGAGAAGATTTTGGTTTAAGAAAACATTATATTGATTATTTATCAAAAAAATATTCTAAAAAGACAATTGTAAATAACGCCCTAAATTTAGGTAATTCATTTGGTGGCGGAAACCTATTTAAAACTACTACATTATATGTAGTACCTGGAGATTTAGACTTTGCTAAGTTAAAAAAAGATAAAATTGAAGAATTTATTACAAAAATAGATAAAAATGATTGTGTAATTTTAGATTATGAAGATGATATAACTAATACTAGTTTATATAAAAATTTTGATGAAAAAGTTACTTATTTTCCTGAAGTCAATGATAATATAGCTCAACAATTTGTAGAAAGTGAATTAAAATTAGATATTGCTAGTAAAGAAGAATTAGCTAAAAATTGTCATAATAATTATAATAAAATTTTATTAGAAGCTGATAAAATAAGATCTTTTGCTCAAGAGAAAAATATTAGTGAACAGGCTGCCTATAATGAATTATTTACTCAAAATCAATTATTATTTGAATATCCTGAATTTCATAGTTATGCTTTAATGGATGATATTTTAAAAGGTAATTTTAGAGCTTTATCATTTTGGTATCATATTGTACAAGAGAAATTTCAAGAACAATTTTGGATAGCTTTAGAAAGTATATTTCAAGATTATATTATTGCTTATTTAGTAGTTAAATATGGTAAATATCAAGGTGGTAATATTGCATATGAGTATAAATATAATTGGGGTAGAATTAAAACTATTCGAGATTATATAATACCTTATGATGCTGATTCTCTATTGCAAACTGCTTATGAAGTAGCTAAATTAGATGAAATGATAAAAACAGGTAAATTAGCAAAAGAAAAACTATTTGATTATTTTCTTTGTGTAGTTATCTAATAATGTAAATATATATTTTTACCTTATTATTTCAAATAAAATCTATATAGTTTTTTTATAAAAAATTTTGAAAAAAAATTTAAAAAATTCAAAATTTTTTAAACTCACTGTTATCAAGGCTTTGCTGTATTTTTTAAAATTATGTAACGCCATTCAACCTGTTGATATAAGTGCATTTGCTTAATTTTTTGTATTTTAAATTAAACCCTTGATTTTTTATATTTTTTAATATAATATATGGTCAGGTTGTTACAAAAGAATAGCCTAATTTATAAATACAAAGGAGGTAGTGATATGCGCAAATATACATCTAAAAAGCAAAAGACAAAAATGTACGCAGAAAAATATAATATGAAGGAGGAAGAAGTAAACAGGATATTAAGTGAATATGAAGATTTATTAACACTAGATGAATTAAAAATAAGATATGATAATCCAAATATAGGTATACTGCCTGAATGGCTTTCTGAAGAATCTTTAGATAATATGATTTGGAAAACAGTACATACTTTTTGGAGTCCTTCACTTCAAATTGAATTTGGAGAAAAAATAGCTTTATATGATTATTTATATGAAATTGTTTTAAAAAAATCTAATTTATTAATAAATCATGCTAATACAAAAGCTTTATTAGTTAATGCTATAAAAACTATTATTGATGTAAGAGCCAGAAGAGGAAAATATTTTTATGGTTCTTTAGATGAAATAAATATTTATGATGAAAGAAATAATGATAATGCAAGAGCTAGATTTAATATTTCAGATTCTAGAAATGAAGATAATTTAAAAATGTTAGAATTATTAGATAGAGTACATTCAATAAAAGATAGAAAATTACAATCTTTAATAATTATAGCAGGATATTTAATTTGTAATATTTCAGAATTTGAACCTGATTATTTAAATTTAATAAATAATTGTGATGATAATGAAATAAAAGATAGTATACTATTATTGGAAGATCGTGTTTTAAATAACGATAAAATTGATTTTAAAAAATTAGAACTTATTGAAAATAAAGAAGATATTAAACCTATAAAAAAACAGCGCATCACTATTTTTGATATTTGTAAAGGATTAAAATTAAATATATTTAAATCAGAATATGGCAAAAATAAAACACAGCAATTACATAATTTTTTAATGAAAAATAATATTTTAGATGTATTAACAAGTTATTAATCAATCTAAACATGTTATAATATATATAGAATATTGTTTAAAGGAGGTTACTTTTGCTTATGGGTGATAATAAAAAATATTATCAGAAGATATCTGCTAAAAATAAAAGTCCTGAAGAAGTAAAAAAGATAGAAAAATTGTTTAATGATAATATAAATATAGCTCATAAAGTAGCTTCAAATTATTATAGAACAAAATATTGGGATTATGATGAAGCTTTACAAATTGCTAAGACAGGATTGTGGAAAGCTTGTTTGATATATGATCCTGAAAAATATAGAATTTCTACTTTATCTTATGCTGTTATACATAGAGATTTTATGGATTATGATAAAACTCAAAAGAAACAACCAAAACCTTTATTCAACTTAGAAGATAATGTGGTAACAGAGGATTTAAGTTTAGCTGATATTTTAGTTGATGAAGATGCTAATGTATCCGATATAGTAGAAGAAAAAGAAGATTTAAAAATTTTAAATGAAAAAATTTTAAAAGTATTAGATTCTATAGCGGAAGATTTAAAAATAAATAAAAGTATTGTTAAATTAGTTTATTTGGTTCATATAGAATCATCAAGAGATAATTTAATGAATATGAAAAGTTTAAATTTTATACCAAGAGCTGAAATAAAAGCAATTATAAGTGAATTACAACAAAGATTAATGAAAGTGTTATAAAATTTGTAAAATAATAATAAAATTGTAAAATAATGGAGGTAGGTTAATAATGGCTGATGAAAAAGTAATTAAAGAATTAGAAAATGAAATGAGTAAATGTACTCAAGAGTTTAACAATAATGAAGTAGCTATTGAAAATGCTCAAAAAACTATAAATGAATTAGTAGTTAGAAGAGAGCAAATAAGAGGAGAATATACAGGTCTTTATAACTTGTATTTAAAATTAACAGGTAAAGATAAAACAAATGAAGTAGCAACTACTGAAAAAGAAAGTCCTGTTGTAGAATCTCAATCAACACCAGTACAATCTCAAAATACAGAACAATCTACAATTACTGAAGTTGTAAAAGAATCATCAGAAGATAGTTTATCTAAAGATGAGATTACAGCAGTAAAAGCTGCATTAAATAATAAAAATAATAAAGCAAATCAATCAGATATTCCTGATTATTTAAAATAAAAATAAAATTTAAACAGATAGTTATTTATAACCAAATAACTATCTGTTTTTATGTTTAAAAATGTTATATTATATAAGGAGGATTTATAGAATGAAAAATGAAAAATTAAGAATGCTAGATTTAATTCAAAAAGAATTAAAAAATAAATGTAAAAAAATTATAAAGTTTCAAAAATATGATGGTATTTCATTAGAATGTTATGCAGCAGAAGATACAAATATAGATGATGGTATATCTGAAATAAAGAAAGTATGTAAATCTTTGAAGTTAAATCCTATAAATATTGAAATTAATAAAGATAAAAATAATTTATTTTTATTACAGTTTCCTGAATTTGTTCCTGAATATACAACCGAAGAGTTAGAAGCTTTATATAAAGATAGTTATGATAGATTAATTAAAGATTTAAAAAATAATGATGTTGAACATAAAGTTACTAAAGATTTAATTATAAGAAATAAATCTGTTTTTATTAAACAAGCTATAATATCTTTTTATAATTCAAATACTAATAAATATAAAGGCACTTTGAAAACTTATTTACAAGATGAAGATATTTGGAAAAAAGCAGAAACCTTTTTTGATAATTATATTGAAACTCAAGTATAACATGTTATTTATTATATAAGGAGGTTGATAAAAGATGATAAAAGATGATTTGTTAAAAGATTTAAAATCAGCTATGAAGGAAAATAATGTTGTTAAGAAAAATACAATTCAATTGTTAAGAGCTACAATATTACAAAAAGAAAAAGATGAATTAAAATCACTTACAGATCCTGAAGTTGAAAATTTATTAATTAGTGAAAGAAAAAAACGTTATAATGATTTAAGTCAATTTGAAAAAGGTAATAGAGATGATTTAGTAGAACAAACAAAAAGAGAAATTGGTTATATTTCAAAATATTTACCACCATTATTAGATGAAATTGAATTAGAAAAGAGAATAGATGAAATTATAACTAGATTAAATGCTACTAAAAAAGATATGGGACTTGTAATGAGAACTGCAAAATCTGAATTAGGTAATCAAGCTGATGGAAAAACAATGAGTGATATTGTTAAAAGAAAATTAAATTAATTGAGGTGATAACATTGAATAATAAAAGATATTTTTATTTTATGTTAATTTTATATATTATTCTTGCTTTATTATTTACAATTTATGTATGTATATCAAATAATAAAATAAGAACATTACAAAATGATTTGAATAGTACACAAGAACAAGTTATAGAGTTACAAGAAAACTTAGAAGCATATAGTGATAATTATGTTGCAATGTGGACAACTTTAAATAATGCTATTGCAGGAGAACCTGAAGATAAATAATATTATAATATATGGAGGAAATTTATGAAAATTGAATTAGAAGTTAGTGCTGAACAATTAAAAGAATTAGATAAAGGTTTAAATAATTTATTGTTGAATTTGAATGAAGAACAACAAGTACAATTAATACAAGGTTATCTTAATAAGCAATTTCAAGATTTATATGAAAAAGATTCCTATTGGTCTAATACAGAATTAACTGACTTTGGTAAACAATTAATACAAGGTCTTCAAGAACAAATATCAAAAAGTATTACAGATAAGTTATTAGAACAAGAAAATGTTAAAAAAGAAATGGATGAAATTACTCAAAAAGTATTAGATACTTTACCTGATATTATACCAAAAGCTATTACTGAATATATTGTAGGAAATTTATTCCAAAATAGAGGAGAAATAAATACAATGATTAATACTGTATATTGGGAGAATAAAAATATAGAAAGGAATAATAATTATTAATGATAAAAAAAGAATATTTATTTCCACAATATTTTGTAAATAAAATACCTATATGTGATGATTGTAAAGAACCATTAAAAAATACTAATCAACAATTATTAAGTAATCCACCTTTATTAATATATAAATGTCCTAAATGTAATAAGGAGTATTATTATAAAGAATCAGAAATAAAAGGAGAATGGAAATGGAAAATGATTTAGATATAAATATGATGAGATTGATTAAAAATATGCAAGATAAATATACTCCTGAATATTTTGAAGAATTATCTAAAAATAGTTATAAAGAAGATAGAAATTATCCTGAAAATTTTTCAAATTGGTATTTTCATATAAAAGATTTTGGTAAATTTAAAACAGCTAAAATTATAAATAATCAAATATTTACTTGGCAAGAAACAGAAATTATGAGAGAAACAGATAATATAAGTAATGTAAATTGGAATAAGATAAATCTTGTATTAAAACCAACATTAGATAAAATGAATAATTCAAAACTTTATAGTATCAAAAATGGTTGTTTTTCAAATAAATTTGATTTTAGTACTTGTATAACAGATAAAGATCATTTAGCTGAAAATTTATGGAAATTAAATTATGTTTCTTCTATGTATGATACTGGAGGATATACAGAATTAGTTGTTAGGGAATTAATACCTTATAACAGACAAGTAACTCCTACAATATATAACGGAATGCCTTTAAGAACTGAGTTAAGAGTATTTTATAATATAGATAAGAAGAAAATTGAATATGTTACAGATTATTGGGATTATGATTATTGTTATGAAAATTTACATAATATAACAGATAAGATTATATTTAAATGGTTTCATCAACAAGATAGCACTATAGAGCGTTTAACTTATATAACAGATTACATTTATGAAAATATAAATTATCTTGAATTTGATGAGAGTATGAAAGGTATTTGGAGTATAGATTTTATGTTATGTTCTGATTTTGAGGAATATGGTGATTATAATGGTATTTATTTAATAGATATGGCAAGAGGATTCAGAAGTGCATATTGGGATAAAAATAAATTAAGGAAGTGATTTATTATGGGTATGGCAATGTCTGGTGTAACACATTGTAGAAAATGCGGTAGACCTTTATCATATGCAGAATATGGAATATGTTCAATTTGTGAAAATGTAGAATATTTGGAAAAGGAAAAAGAAAAAGAAAGAATAAAAAAGATAGAGAGTGAGAGACTTGAAAGAGTATTAAAGTTATTTGATGATTTTGATGAGTGTGATATAATTGCATTTAAACAATTAGTCAAAAAATTAGGTAAAGAAAATAAAAAGAAAAAATTACAAAAACAACTAAGAGAATTACAATAAGAAATTAATAATATTAGTGAGGAGTAATAATGAGGGATATAACAAGTAATATAAAAACATTCTTTACTAGGTGTTATAATGAAGATGATAGTATACCTTATGCCTGGTATAATACTCAATATTGTTTATTAACAAAAGAACAAAAACAAAAATTATTTAGTTATTTAGTAAAAAATGATTTTATTAAATATATGTTTATTGTAGATAATATAGAAGTTGTAAGACCACAAAGAACTTGGGGTAACACACCAGAGTGGTTTAGACCAGCAAGTATGTGGCATACCTTTCATAATATACCTGTTAATAATAGTTTTATATTTCTTGTGTATAATAATGAATGGGGTAATGATATAAAAGTTGCAAAATTGAAAAAAGCAATAATAGATAGCTTCCCTAATAAGTGTGATATAATTATATATTTTAAAAATACATTACAAGTAAGAGATATGGAGGAAAATTTATGGAAAGTGGAATTTATATAAGAGTAGGAACAAAAAACATACTTTTGGAAGATTTAACTGAAGAACAAAGAATGGAATGGTTAAATAGTTATTTAGAAAAAGATGGTCTGATAAGAACTATAAATAGATTATGTGATTGTTTACAACAATATAAAAATAATGAAGATGACCCAGATTACGAAGATTATATGGAGGATTAAAAATGGATATATGGTTATGGTCTAATCCTAGATTAAGTAAAAGAAGAGAAAGTACAAAATCAGTTTTATATACATTTAATCCAGGAGTAACAATGTTGATAGGTCCAAATGGAAGTGGTAAAACAACAGCATTATCACAAATTCGTTCTTTGTTTTCTACACAAGATGATTTGATTAAAAAGTGGGATCAGATAGATAAAAATGATAATATAAGAAATTTATACAGTTCTTATTTATATGATAATGTATATGAGGAAAAATTTGCCAAAGAAAGATGAACATATTCAGACCAAATGGAAAGGATAGCACAAACATTTGAAAATTCAGAAGGACAAGATATGTGGGATTTTCTTTACTATAAAATAGAAGAAATTGGAAGAGCTGTTACAAAAGCAATAAAGGATAATAAAAAAGGAATATTTATATTATTAGATGGTTTGGATTCTGGATTATCTTTAGATATAATATATAAAATAAGAAAAGATGTATTAGGATTTATAATAAAAACAGAAAGAAAAAGAAGTGATTTAGAAGTTTATATTATATGTTCAGCTAATAGTTATGAATTTTGTAACAATTATGATTGTATAGATGTAACAAATCAAAAACATATAACTTTTACAAATTATGAAGATTACAGTAAATATTTTATAAAGGATTAGTAAATAAGATGACAGATTTATATAATATGAGTAAGATGGATTTAATAGAATTAGTACAAAATTTAAATAATGAAATAGATACATTAACGGATAAATTAAGTATAGTTTATACTTATTATAATATAACTGAGCAAGATTTAGAAAATTGTTTAAAGGAAGATATATAATGGAAAAGGATAATAGTAAGTTGATAATACATAATAAAACAGATTTAAGTGATTTTGATGTATTACATTATATTATCAAAGTTGTTCAATCTGGTTTAGTAAGTGAAACTAAAAATGGAAAACAATATTGTTTTGTTACAACATTTAAGAATGGGTATACAGTTGTTACAAGTAAAAATAAACAAAATACACATACATTTTGGATATATAAAGAAAATAGTAAGGAGTATGATCATGAGTAAATTTGTATATAATGGAGAATATTTTTCAATATTAGAAGTACCTCAAGAAAATAAAAAGACAGATATATATTATATATACCCAGATAGTGATACAGATATATTATATGGAAGAATAAAATGGTATAATCGTTGGAGAAAATATTGTTTTTATGCTGAAGATAATATTATATGGGATAGTAAATGTTTAACAGAATTAATTAACTTTTTAGATAAATTAAATAAAGATTATAAAAATAAAAAGAAGGAGCATTAAATGGAGGAATCAAAATTACCTAAATATAATGAGAATAATATAGTTAAAGATGATAAAAATATTATTTATAGGATTAAAAATCAACTTATATTAGATGGATTAAATAGTATTAAATCTGTTGATACTACTTTAGATGAAATATGTATAGGAACTATTTTATCTGAGGAAGATAATAATGAAAATATGAATTTATTACCAGATGCTGTTTCTCATATGATTAAAAATATAAGAATTACAATTAATGGATGGTATGCAGATATAGAAATTATGAATACTGCTATAGGAAGACTATTTTTAGATGTTTTTAAATCAGAAGATTTAGATTTTTATATAAAACCTAATATAACTGGATTATTACTAACATTTAATATTATTTATAAACCTGTTAAGAAAGATTAAATGAAAATTAATTTAAAAGCATCTAGAATTTATTAAATATAAATGTTATAATTTTAAAATAAAGAGGAGGATATATTATAATGAAAGATGATAAAATTATAATAAAGAGAAGTAAAAATGCTGATACTCGAACAGCAGAAGGAGAAGTAACTAAAAAAGAATTATTACAACAAACATATTCACATATAGATGATGTAAATAATGTTGGTAATTTTTTAGCAAATAAATTTAAAGAACAAATAAAACAACATGATCATACAAAAATAGAAGGAATAGACCAATTCTATGAAGATTTTACAAGTGGTAAAAAAGATAAAGATTTTAAAGAATTACCTTGGTGGCAATTACATATGACTGAAAGACATCATCTAAATGACAGTGTACCAGAAGATGTAAATTTATTAGATGTATTAGAAATGGTAATTGATTGTACAGTAGCAGGACTTGCAAGAGGTGGAAGTGCTGATAAAATATATCCAATAACTATTCCACAAGAAGTATTAAACCAAGCAATAGATAATACAAAACAATTAATAATTGATAATACAAAATTGGAGGATTAGTAAATGAAGATTATAGAATTTAAAGGAAAATTAAAAGCATCGCAAGAATGGGCTTATGGAAATCTATGTAAAAGAATAGATGGAGGATATATAGTAACTCCAGACGAAACTCCAATAGGAAAATATGGTGCAATACAGGAAGGAACAGAATCACAATATACAGGAATAAATGATATAGAAGAAAATAAAATATATGAAAATGATATATTAGAAATGACAGAAGAAGGAAGAATACTATTTGGTTCAGATAATCACCCTTGTTCTAAATATCAATTAGTTGGATTTCACGATGGATGTTTTATGACAAGTAGAAATGAAATAGCACCTAAAACACATTATGATACTTATTTGTGGATAATAAAAGACTATGTAAAAGTAGTAGGAAATAAATTTGATAATCCTGAATTATTAGAAGAAAGGTAATTAAAATATGGAAAATTTAATAAATAATTTAGCAGATGCTTTAGATAAAATTGCACATTTAGATGGTATAGAATGTATAACTTGTTTAGAAAATGAACAAGAAGACCAATTAGGTTATTCTAATATAGATATATATTTAGTTGCATCTCAATTAAGTGAATTATTAAGAAATAATATAATTAATTTAAATATAAAATCTGATTTAAATGAAGATGAATTAAAAAAAGTTAAATATTTATATAAATTATTAAAGGTAGATGATTTGGATGCATGATGATATAGTAGAAGTATGGATTACTCCTAAAAATAATTCTAATAAAGTTGAGATGAGAATTTTTTATACAGAAAATAATATGGTACAAGTAGAAAAATTTAATATAGATCATGATAAAGCTAAACAATATATTAAACGTTTAGAGAAAGAATATAAACTGAAATTTAATATAATAAAATTAGAATGGAGAACTATTTATAGACATCAAGAATTATATAATATAATATAATATGGAATAATATGAATAAAAAAGATTAATTTATAAATCTTTTTTATTTTTTTGCTTAAAACCCGTTACATTTTTTAAATTTTATAATATAATTTAGAAAATTTAAAAATGGAGGGTTAAAGATGATAACAAGAACATTTAATATAGGAGATAATGTATATTATAATCCTTATAAACAAAATAAATCATATAAATGCAAAATTATTGATATAGAACAACAATTATATTATAAAATACAATATGAAAATGGAAAGATAGAAATTGTTTATCCTTCAAAAATTACAAGTACACCTAGATTTGAGGTGGTTACTTTAAATGAAAAGTGAAAGAATTTGTAAATTTTGTGGTAAAAAACAAGAAAGACCTTTAAGTAAAGGATATTGTGTTTCTTGTTATCATTATTTCATATTATATAAATATGCTATTTGGCCTAAATCTAATTATGGTCAATTAAATAGAGTATTAGATATTCGATCTAGACAATTTGGAATGCCTATTTGTCATATATGTGGAAGAGCTTATGCTAAACTACAACAGCATATATGGTATTCACATAATATGACAAGAGAAGAATATTGTCAAAAATATGGATTAGATAAAAATATTAATATGACATCTAAAGAATATAATGAGAAGATGCATAATTATGCTTTATACTATAAAATGGACGATCAATTAAGAAAAGTAGGTAAAAATACTAGATTTAAAAAAGGTAATACTAATAATTATAAAAGAAGTTATCAAACAAAATTAAGATTGCAAAAACATGGAAAATATATTGCAAATTTAAAAGAGGATAATAAAAATGAAAAGAGCTGATACTATATTAAGAAAAATTGATGAATTAGAAAATGAATTAATTATGAATTATACTGATTCTGAAATTATACAAGCCTATGAAAAAATATATAAGCAAAAAAGCTTTCATAAACCTCTTGATAGTTTAGTAAGTGTAATATATGAAGGTGCTAAGCAATTTTCATAAATAATATAGAAAGGAAATAAAGGTATGGTAGAAAAAAATGAATTTTTCTTTACAAATGATGATTATGAAGTTTTTGATCCTGAATTAATAACAAGTACAGATATTAAAATTAATCAACAAAGAAATATAGTTAAAAATAAATTATTGAAGTTACATGATTTAATTTATCCTACTATAAGAGATCATAAATTAGAAATTTACAAACATTATAAAGAAACTAATATTACATCTTTATGGTATTGCAATCCTAGAAATAATTGGAAAGTTGATTGGTTAGGATTAAGATATGGTCAAAATCCAAAAATAGTAAAAGAAATGGATAAGGATTTACAAAGTGATGATCCAGATAGAGGATTTTTAAAATATCAATGCTTTCAAATAAATATAAGATATTCAGGTATAGAAATAGGGATATATCAAAATACACCTAGAAATACTTATGATGCAAGTTATTTAAAAGAAAAAATAGAAGATATTGAATATCAAGCTCAATTGATTTCAGTTTTAAATGATTTAAAGGGATTAGGATTGATATGGTATATAGGTCAAAGTCAATTTAATTTAGATAAAGAACCTGCACAAAATTTCATAGAATTTTTTAATAAACATTTTATATATGGTGTTTATAGTTGTATAACTGTAGATATTCCTAGATATAGTCCTTTATTATTAAAAAATAATATAAGATCAACTTGTTTATATTATATAGAGAATATGTATAAATTATTTGAGATTGTGAGGTGGAAAATGAATGGATAAAGATACTTTGAAATTTAAAATAAATAACGATACATCTGATATTTTATTTAAATATCATATAAAACAATTATGTATTATTAATTTTACACTTTGTTTTATAGAATTAATAATATTTATAATAGGACTTATATTTAAAACTTCTATATATTTATGGCCAATATCTTTGACAATATTACTTTTTGTATTTTTCAATTGTATTGTTTGTAATTATAATTATAAAAAAGCTAAGAAAGCTTTGAATCGTTTTAATAAAAAAGTATCTAATGTCATAGATAATCTATAGCTAATTAGCTTTAAAATAAAAAATAACAAGATTTAATAAGTATATAATGGAATTATATTACTTTAGAAAGGAATTTAAATATGAAAGAAATTTACACTGGTTATAAAGATATGGATGGTAGAGAATATAAAGTAGGAGACATTGTATTAAATACTTTCTTTGGAGATTATTGGGTTGTTGCTAAAAATAGAAAGAATGAAAGAGAAGATTGTGAATATAGATTATTATTATATAACAATGAAAAAGAATATTATATGGATTTAAATGAGCCTAGTAAATTTAAAATTATTGCTAGCAAGGGAGAAAAAGAGTATAAAGATTTATTAAAAGAGATTAATAAGATAAAAAGAGATAGAAACTTAAGAGATAGTAAGTTTTTTAAGATAATTAAAGCTTTATTTGAAACATTATTATATTTTTTATGTATATCAATTGTGTTATTACTGACTATGTGGTTTCCTTTTATTATGGGTACTATTTTAATACTTTTAATTGCAGCAGTAGTTTTTATTCATTTTTATAATCAAGATTAAAAAAGTATGAAGAATTGGTTAATAGAAATAGTTCTGTAGTAAACGAATTATTACATTATATAAATATATTAGTAGATGGAGATTATCAAAAAGATAAACATGATTTAAGTTTAAAATTTAGAGGATCAAGTAATCAAAGAATAATAGATGTACAAAAAACATTAAAAACAAAAACATAGAATTAGTTAAGGAGTTAATGTAAATGAGTAAAAGTAGAAATAGAAAACTTATTGAAAGCTTATTTAAACAGATAGAGAAGGAACTAGGATATCATATAGTTGATAAACAATTTGGAAATTGTTATTTTATAGTTGAAAGTAAAGAACTGGATACTATATGTCATTTTCATATAAAAGAATTACCTGGATATTTATTTGGTATTTGGAATATATGTAGATATGATACAATACAGTATGAAATAGAAAATAATTTATCTTTATGGTCAGATAACTTACATATTAGTAGTAAATCAGAACTAATATTTTTTACTCAATATGAAAAAGAAATAGATAAGTTTAAGCCTTCACGTTCCGGAATGGTAACTGGGCTAAGAAGAATAACATATAAAGAGGATAATAAATTAATAACGGAATGGGATATAGATGAATTAGAAGTTGTGTTAAAATATATGAAAAAACATAAGTATAAAGCTTATGTTAATATCTATAATGAAAATAAGTTTGTATATAGGGAATTAAGTGGAATAACTTGTTTTAAGATTTATTATAGAGATAAATGGAATAGATTCATAACTAATATTAAAGATACTTTAAAATTAAAAATACAAATATATAAAAGTAAAAAATTAATTAAGAAATTAAAAGATGTATATTATTATATTTTAGATTATGGAGAAAATTGTTATCCTAGAATACATATAATTGTTAGAAGAAAACCAAATATAGATATTGATACATTTATAGATAATATAAATACCTTACAAAAATTTGATTATGATAATACAGATATTTCTGTTTTTTGGATGGATAAGGATATTTCAGAAAGGTTAAATAAAAAGGAAAGACAGGAAGATAAAGATTTACTTAAAAGATTTAATGATATACAAAGTAATCTTATTGAAGAAGCTGATGATCCTGAAAATGATGAACCTAGAATATTAATAAAAACAAATGTTAAATAAAATTTAAAAAATTTATTAAAAACCCGTTACATTTTTTAAATTTTATAATATAATGTATACAGTCAAAAGAAAAATATAAAAGAAAGGAGAAATAGTTATGATTGATAAGGATATGTATAATGTATTTATACCTTATAGGATAGGTGATATAATAAGTCCTCTTGGATTTCTAAACAAGTTTGAAATAATAGACATTATAGTTGTTAGATCTTTAAGAAATAGAAATACAAAAATAATATTAAAGCTAAAAGATGTAGATTTAAATTATATAAGTTTATTTAACTATGTAGATTATACATGGAAAATAATTCAATCAAATGAAAAGGAGTTGGAGTATAATGAAGTTTAAAAGTAAAAAAGAATTAAAAGAAGAATTAGCTGAAGTTAGAGCTGACATGCTATATTATAGAGGTAAATTAAATTTAATAGAAGCTAAATTAAGAGAACAAAAAGAAACAGATGGAAATGCTTATACAACTTTAAGACAATTAAATGATATTATGTATTACAATGAAGGTGTTAAATCAAAGGAGGTGTTTAAAGGATGAGACAATGTCCAAGATAAGGAGGCATTAAATTATGATAGTTTTTGCTAGATATATTACTAAAGAGATAAATCCTGAAACAGGTGTAAGTAGATTTTTTGATTTAGGTTATTATAAAGAAAAAACACCTTTTGCATCTCGTCATTTACCTCAAGTAACTCCTCAAAATAGATTAATTGATAACAATAGAAAGGAATTAATGGCTTTAGCTGCCTATGGTGTAGGTCCTTCTGATATAATGAAAATTATAAAAGTGTATAAACCTATATTAAAACAATTTGAAAGAAGTATTTTTAAACCATATTTAAGTAAATGTTGTATATATTATTCACATCATATTAAAGAATTAAAAAGATTAATTGGAGATGATTTTGAAGTATTAGCAGAATCTTTAATTACTTATTATGAAAATAATAAAGATAATCCAAATCAAAATATGGCTGTTTATAGTGAGGCTCCTATAAGTATTGAAACAGCTGAAGCAGATATTAGACTTTTATTAAATAAATTATTAATGTTTACTAAAGTAAATGTACCTGAAAATGATAATATAAAAAAATTAAATATTCAGGAAAAAGAAATAAAAGAAAAAATAATGAAATGTGATGATATATCTATATTAAATGAATATTATAGTCAATTATTGACTATATTATCTCAAAAAGATGAATATAGAAAAAATTTACCAAATAAAGCTAGTTATAAAGCTATAAGATGTTTACAACAATGTGGATTTACTGAAGCAGCTTATAAATGGTTAAATAATTTTCCTAAAAAATAAGATTTAAATAATATAAAGAAGTTATATTATATATGAGGTGATAATAAAATGAAATATAAATCATCTAATAAACGTATAAAAAGTAAAAAAGGTATTAATAGTATAACTTCTTTATTAAATTTATTTGATTCATCTAAAGATAGAACAAATCAGTATATTAGCAATGAAAGTATTCAAAAATATAAAGATACTTTATATAAAGGTAATTGGTTTGTATATAAAGATGATATATTAAAACAATTAAGTTTAAAAAGTACTTATAAAGAATTATATAATAATTTTATACAAAATTATAATTTAGATTCTAATGTATATACTTATAATTCCTTTTATATTAGCATATATAGATGGGGAATTTATTATAGTGAACATACAGCTGAATATTATAATATTTTAAATAAAGATGAAGAAAATAATGATTTTTTGTTTAAATTGACTGATGAAAATTATAATATTGTATATGATATATTAAATATAATATATAGTAAAAGTTTTAATGATTATTTAGTGAATACAAAAAATAAAATTAATAATATAAAATCTGATATAGATAAAATTAATGATATGCTACAAGATAAACAAAATATAAATGATATTGCATTTTTACATAATAAATTAAGTCGTTTATATTTTAATTTAAATAATTCAGAAAAGATTTTAGAAAATTTATTAAAATTTGATAGTTTAAAATCATCGAAAGATGTTATATAATATAAATAAATAAGATATAAAAGGTTCCTATTATTTTTTGCTGGTAGCTTAGTGGGTTAAAGCGATCGAAAGATAATCGATAGATCAGAGGTTCAAATCCTTTCCAGCAAGCCATGGTTTTTACCTTTCATCTTATATTGTATATAAAAAGACATAAGAGCTTCCTATGAAATTGGTTATTATTGGTTCGAATCCAATAAATGCTAGTGCGGCATTTTGTATAGCTCTAGTCTTTTCCTATAATAATAAATATAATGACATAGAAAGTTCCTTATATAGAGCAGAAGCTCACAAATTAGGGAAATTTGAATAGTAATACTTTCCGTCATTTATATTATAAATAGTATGTGAGTTATAAGATGTTCCTTTTTAATCCCTGATAAGGATTAGCCTTTTAAGCTAAATTATTTACATCTCAACTCACTTTTTTGTTTTTTATAAGGAGGAAATTATATGAGAGATTATAATTCATATCAATTATGCTTTGTTGAAGGTGGAAGATGGTATGACGAAGATTTAACTTTATATTTCACTGAAAAAGATGTAAAAGATCAATGGGGTAGTGACTGGGATGATATACCTTATGAACATAATGCTGGATTACCTTATGATGAAGATACAAGTACTGAATTAGGTACAGAAAATGGCAGAGCAATATATGCAAAAATAGATATAATAAAAGTAATATTAACAACAAATAGTTATTGTGATTTAATAACTCCTTGTTCAGGTGTAGATAATTCAAGATATTCAGTAAAGGATATAAATAGTAAAGCTATACCTTGGGTAGTTATTAAAGATTCTAATGAAATTAAATTATCTGTATTTGCTGGAACAACTTTAAAACAATTTTTAGATGATACATCTGTTTTAGATTGTGTTGAGGTATTAGTTCCTTTAAATAGATTTAAAACTGATTATAGTTATAGTAATACAGGAGTTTTAGTAAAAAATAATAATGATGGAAAAATTGGTGTTGTATTAAGAGAAAATAAAAGTACTGGACAAGTGCAAGTTTTAGAAAAAATACAACCAAAAGTTATAAATACACATGATAGTTGGAATACTTTAAGTATTATAGATTCTAATGAATAATTATAAAGGAGGTAACAAGATATGTTAGATGTTAATAAAGTTAGAGCTTGTTTAAGATTATTTAAAGGTTATTTAGTTGATGATAATTTAGATACTAATGATTATTGCAAAAATGTATCTGAATTTAAGGAAGATATGTTAAAGCATGGCTTAATATTTGCTTGTCATGATTCAGTTGATATACCTGCAACTGTTGTAGAGCAAGCTATTGATATGTATGGTATTAAAGCTGAAGAATGGAATCAAACATTTCATAAATCATTTGCAACAGTAAGAGATACAGATATAGAAACACTAGTAGTACAACAAATAGTGCACTATATAACTACTTATGGTTTTGAAGCTTTAGGAATATATAATAAAGATACTGTATATATTCCAAAGGAAGAATTAGATATTCCTGAATTAGAAAAAGATATAAAGTTAATTGTAATAAGTTGGTTTAATTTAACTGAATTACAAATCAAATTAATGACTTTATTATCTTCTGGAATAGCTTTAAGTAAAGAAACTATTGAGGATATTATGACTTTAAGTGATTATATTCCAAGAGATAGATTCGATGAAATAAAAAATAAAGAAATTAGAATTGCTTTGTATGATAAATATAATATTGTACCTAAAAATAATGTAGAATTTTTAAGATATATGATTTATAAATTAACTGGTTCAACACTATTAATAAAGAATCAGCAATCAATAAAAGCTTTAAAACAATGTGATAAAGAACAAATATATAATTTATTACAAAGTTATTTAACTAATACACCAAATGGGTATATAAAACTAGCAAAAATCTTTTTAAGATACAAGGATTTATTCTTAGCTTTAAAAAGACCTTTATCAGATATGTATGATATTGAAGATAAACAAATAAATATGTATATTAATAGTGCTATTAATAAAATAAGTAAATTATCTAAAAAATATCATAAACCATTAGATAATAATATATTAGATAGATTATCTAATATTAAAGATTTAACAATATATAATTTAGGTAAAAGTGCTATAAATTCAGCTATCACAGAAACTAATAGTTTTAGATTAATAAGAATTCTTAATGGATTAAAATATAGATTAAGTTGTAATTCTGATGATGCAATAGTATATAAAATTAGAAATGGAAAAGCTTATGTTTCAGAATTAGAAAAAGCTATGACAGAAGAACAACAAGTTGTTATAAATGATATTATAACTAATATTGAAGTAGAATTAGCTACTAGGATAAAAAATAAATTAAAAGATAAAATAGTATATATTCCTGAAAATGTAGTATATACTTTACCTCAATCAGAAAAACAATTTAATGGTAATATACCTGAGGGATCTTATATTGAAGTTAAAAAAGATGATGATATGTTAGTTGGTGTTCATTGGAAGAATTTTGAAGATGAAAGAATAGATTTAGATTTACATATGCAAAATAAATCAGAACAATATGGATGGAATACATCATATAGATCAGAATCAGAGAATTTTTATTTTTCAGGAGATGTTACAGACGCTGTATTACCAAAAGGAGCTACTGAAGTATTTTATATAGGTAAATCTTGTGAGAATAAAGCTTTCTTGTTAACATTGAATGATTACACTAGAAATAAAAGAGATATTCCATATGATTTAATTTTTGCTAAATCTGATATATCAAGAATTGAAAAGAATCATACTATAGATCCAAATAATATATTATATGTAATACATAATACATTTGAAGCTGAAGAAAATGAAAAAACTATAGGTTTAGTTAAAATAGATTCAAATTCTATTCGTTTATATTTTAATGATTTTTCTTTAGGTCGTAGTATTGTAACAAGACAAACTAATGTAATTCAAAATTCATATAGTTATTTAAATAAATATACTGATATTCAATATAAATTAAATGATTTATTAACTAAAGCAAGTATTACTGTAATAAATAAACCTGAATATAGTAAAGAAGTATATTTTGAAAAATTAGAAAATAATTCATTACAAGAAATAGATAATGAAAGAGCAGCTGAATTAATTAAAAATAATAATGGTAATTTATTATTCAAACAAGATAAGAAAATTAAAGCTGATATAGATTTATCAATTGAAAACATAAATAAACAAAGTTTAATAGAATTATTTACAGATTAATAAATATGATTTATAATAAAGAGGTAATTAAATTATCTCTTTATTTTTTTAATTAATTTTATAAAAACCCGTTACATTTTTTAAAATTTATATTATAATATTTACATAAATAAGAAATAATAATATCAGAGGTGATAATAATGACTATTATTGAGTCGCATTTTAAAGAAATAGATAATTTAATAAAAAGTAATAAGGAACTTGAGGATCTTTTAAAATATTTAGAGAAAAATTTTAAAGATAATAAAGAATTAATGCAATATATAAAGGCTACAAAGAAATTAAATAAAAATAATGATAAATTATCTAAATACAAAGATTTATTATATCAAGATATGTTGAATGAAAATATTAATACTTTAGATGGTAAATATTGTCAAGTTAATTTAAAAAGACCTTATTATAGAACTCAATTTAAGTTAAAAGAATTTTTAGAAAATGTAAAACCATCAAATCCTATATATAAGAAATATGTAGAACAAAATTTAATTAAAGGTAATATAAGATTAAAAATATTAGAGGAGGATAAATAAAATGAAAAAACAAAAGAAAATAAAAAATATAAAAAAACAAAGGATGATTTTTATACTAATTATATTAATTATGCTAATAGGTTTTATAAGTGTATTATTTAATATTAATGATAATGATGAAGATGTTATATTAAAAGAATATTATGTATGTGAGAGAGAAACTTTATGGTCAATTGCTTCAAGTGTAAATGATAATAATATAGATGTTAGAGAAATTATTTATATAATTAAAAAAGATAATAATTTATCTAATTCAAGTTTGAAAGAAGGTCAAGTTATACTTTTAAGGAGTGAATATAAATAATGTTATTAGCTAATTTAAAAAATATAAGACAAAGAAAAAGAATATCAAGAAAAAATTTTGCAGATGTGTTAAATATATCAATATCTGATTTAAAATATTTAGAAGAAGAAGCTGATGAAATTTCTACAGGATGTTTACTTTTAATTGGTTTAAATTTAAAATGTCATTTATATAAATTATTTGATGAACAAATAAATAAATTATATGATAGTATTTTTGAAGAATATAATTTGAATAATAATAAAATTGAACAATGTAATGATTTATTTATAAATATTTTGCATAGAAGAAAAAGTGGATTAATAAACTTCAAAGATGTTATAAATATTTTTGAAGAATATAAATATTATGTATATGAAATATTTGAATCTTCATCTAATAAAAATATTAAACGAGAATCTTTATATAAAAATAATTCAGTAATAGATTTATTAAGTCAAGAATTAAATGATAGTTCTGACTTCAGTATTGATGTGTTTGAAGGTACAAATATATTAAGTGAAGATGAAATATTGAATTTAAAAAAGAATTCATCAAGTGCTGCTATAATATATAAACAATTAAGAGATGAAGGCTTAGATTTAAATGAATCTATAAATATATTAAAAGTATTTTTAGAAATAAATAATAATACATAAATTATTTGTAAAATATTATTGAATTTATAATATTTTGAAAGGAGATTTATTTATGGTTTGTGCAAAATGCAATAAAGAATTTGAAGGTGGATATAGTGTAGAAGGCTTAGATATATGTGATGAATGTGGTAGAAAATATACATTAGCTGAACTAGAATCTTTAAAAAAGAAAAATGAAGATGCTACTCAAGCATCTATGGTAGATGGAGGAAGAATAAGTGTTTTTGGATCTAAATCAGATAATGATTTAAATGATTTTTATAAAGAATTATTTGAATTAAAAGATTTTAAAGAAATTAATGAAGATGATTTTAAAGTAATATCTAATATAACGGAAGATACAGGTGGACATACTATGGTTATATTTGGTGAATTGGCAAATCATAATTATTTTCAATTTAATGAAGAATTCTTAGTTTTATATGATGATGATTGTCATAAAGCTTATTTAGAATTAGAAGATGAAGATTATGACACTTGGAAAGATGAACATATGTTAGATTATTATGATTCTGATGAATCTGAATATAAAATAGTAGCTAAACAATTAAGAAATTAATTTTTTAAACCTCTTACATTAAAATATTAATGAGGAGGTTTTTATTATGCAAATTGATGATAGTAAATTAGATATTTTAATTCAAAAACAAAATTATAATAAATCTGTTGTAGGAGAAGATGGAATTACTCATACCATTGATACTTCAAAGCAATATACATTATATTCTCTATCTATACATAAAAATTATTTTGATATGGATAATTCTGATGATGTAATTCAGCAAATAATAAAAGATTTAAATCAATTATCAGCTTCATTAGAAACTTTATTAAATAAAGAAAAAGAAGATATGCAAGAGCGTTAAACATGTTATAATATATATGAGGTGAAGTATTTTGATAACAATTGAATTTGGTGCTGCTGAAAATCAAACATTAGATAGAAATAGTTTATTTTTAAAATTTTCTGGTAATGATTTTAGAGAAAATATTGATAAAATAAAAAAATATTGGAATAGAGTTTATTTAAAAGCTACTCATGAATGGGAAGTTCCATATAGTTGTTTTGGAGAAATAAAAGAATTATATGCTGATTGTAATATAAGATACTTAAATGATCCACCTAAAGCTCGTTTAGTTACAGATGATGATATTTTAAATGGTTTAGATTTTAATGGATATGTACCATATGATTATCAATTAGAAGGAGTGAAATATGGTTTAAATCATAAAAACTTTTTATTATTAGATGAGCAAGGATTAGGAAAAACTTTACAAATAATTATTTTAGCTAGATATAAAAAATTGCATAGAGGATTAAAACACTGTTTAATTATATGTGGAGTAAATTCTTTAAAATGGAATTGGCAAAGAGAAATTAATAAATTCTGTAAAGATGAAAAAGCAATTGTATTAGGTACTAGAAAAAATACAAAAGGTAATATTGTTAATTTAACTTTAGAAGAAACCAAACAACAAATAGAAAGTTGTCCTGAAGAATTTTTCTGGATTATTAATATAGAAAAATTGAGATTAAGTAATGAAGAAAAGAAATCAAATAGTAGTATTTCTGCTTATTTAAATTATCATATACAAAATAGTGGATTAGAAATGATAGCAATAGATGAATGTCATAAATGCAAAAATATAGATTCATCACAATCTAAAGGAATTTTAAATCTAGATTCTAAAGCAAGTAAAATTGGAATGACCGGTACTTTACTTGTAAATAATCCATATGATTTATATTGTCCAATGAGTTTTATAGGTTTAATAAATTATAATAAGTGGTTATTTGAAAGAAAATATGTTATGAAAGATGACTGGGGACAAATATTAGGATATCAGAATATGGAAGAATTACATAATATACTATATAAAAGTAGTATTAGAAGAACAAAAGATTTATTAACATTACCTGATAAAATTTATAAACAAGAATGGTTAGAATTTAGTAAAGATGAACAAAATATATTTAATCAAGTAATTGGAAATTTACCAAATAAAGATTTAGATAAAATAGAAGAACCTGAAGAAATGGTAGCTATTATAACAAGAATGAGACAAGCTACTGTTGCTTGTGAGTTATTAACATCTAAAAAAATAGCTAGTACAAAATTTAATAGATTAAATGATATTTTAGAAGAAGCTAAATTAAACAATCAAAAAGTATTAGTATTTTGTCCTTTTACAGAAGCTTTAAAATTAGGTTTAGAGTATTGCAAAGAATATAATCCAAAATTAATAATGGGTGGTATGGGAAATAAAGTTCAACAAATAGTAGATGAACATGAAAATTCAGAAGGATTTTCTGTAATCTTTGCACAAGAAGCAACACTTGGTGTAGGTTATACTTTAATTAATACAAGCATAGTTGTATTTTTAAGTCCTCCTTGGAGTAGAGCTGCATATGATCAATGTATAGATAGATGTCATCGTATAGGACAAAGTAAAACTGTGCAAGTAATAGACTTATTAATAAAAGATAGTTATGATGAATTAATTTATAAAAAATTACATGGAAAAGGTGCTATGTCTGATGTATTAATAGATGGAGTAGAAGCTGATTCAGTAAAACAATATTTTAAAGATATGAATATTGAATTTAAAACTAGAGAGAATAAAAGAAAAACATTATTAGAATTAGATGGATAATATAAGATATCCATCTTTATTTTTTCTTTAAAAACCCGTTACATTTTTTAAATTATATAATATAATAATCATGAAATACAAAATAGAAATATTTTATAAGAATTTAATGTAAAATATTAGTAGAATGTAAAATAGCATAAAAATAAAAAAAGAAAGGAAGATTAAATAACTATGAAAGTTAAGGATGAAAAATTATTTGGAGCTTCTGATAAAGTATACGCTGATAGTAAAGCAAAAGGATTATATAATGAAAGTCAAGATATTTTAGATACTTTAAAGCAAAGAAAAAATGCAATAATAAGAATGATAACAAAATATGATGATTTAAAAGATGATGCTAAAGTAAAAGAATATGAAGACAAATTGAGAGAAGTAGAAAGAAGAATTGATAATTATTCAAATTCAGATAAACCAATGAAAATGCAAGAAGCGGATAAAGAAGATTTTGAATCAGATATGGCTCATATTGAAGAATTTTTAAATACTAAAGATGGTTATGCTACACCTGAAGCAGAACAAATATTAGATACTTTATATGATGATTTTATTACTTTATCTTCAAAAGTACATTTAAATGAAAGTGCTGATTATCCAGAAGATGAAAAATTAACAATTGATAAATATGTTGCAACATATAAAATGCCAAATGGAACATTTTTTGAATTATATAAAGATGAAGATGGTAATATGTATGATCAAAATAAAGTTCCAATTGATGATGAAGAATTATCTAAATATGAGAAAGTGGCAGAATCTAAAAAATTAAGTGAAGATGCTTGGGATGATAATTTTGTTATAAATATGTTAACTGATGAAAAAGTATATTGGAAAAGAAAATCTGATGGAAAAGAAATAGTAACATCTTTTGATATATTTAAAGAACCAACAGATCCAACTGAATGGAAATCAGAAGAAGAATTAACAAAATATCAATTAGAAGAAGGTAAAGTTATTTTATCTAATTTAGATGAAGCAGAAAAAGTATTTGAAGGTATTGATGTAGATGTTAAAACTTCTAATGATTGGCCAATATTATCAGATTATGAACAAAATGCTTTAGAGTTTGCAGAAGAACATGGAATAATAGATTATGATGTAAAAGGAAACCAAATGACTTGGATAGAAAAAAGTTATGATGATGGATATAGTAGACCAATGGTAGAATACAAGCATACTTTAAATTTAGATACTATGAAAGAAAATGTAAAAAGATTAACTCCTGAAATAACAGAAGATATGAATGAAGAATTAGTAGAAGAAACAAAAATAAGTGATAAATTATTTGATCAATTAAAAGAATTAGGAATGACTAAAGAACAAGCAGAATCAACAGTAAAAGCAATTATAAATATATTTAAAAATAAATCACCTGAAATTGTAAAAGAAAGTGCAGAAGATGTATTAGATAATCTTTCAAATGAAACTGTTAATAAGGTATCTGATATTATATCTAAAATTAAAAATTTAGGATGGGATGGTAATATAGATACAATAGAAGATTATTATAATAAATTATTTGTAAAAGAAGGAAAATCCTTAGAAGAAAATACAAATAAATTAAAAGACATTAATTTTAAACAATGGTATATGGAAAATGTACCAGAAGATAATTTCTTATTTGATGATTTAAGAGATGATACTACTTTTCAAGATATATTAGATACATTAAAAGCTGGAAATAATGTATATGATGCAATGTTTAAAGAAGGTAAAGGTGGAGATAGTACAGTTAGAGAAAATGTATTTAGTGCTTTATCAGATATGTTAAATGTTGATTATGATGATGTATATTATTTATGGTTATATCCAGAAAGAGATAATAAATTAAAAGAAAATAAAGAAATTAAAAAAGAAGCTGTAGAAAAAATTAATGATGAAGAAGGAAAAGAATTAGTTAAAAAATATTATCCTGAAGCTACAGATGAACAAGCTGAAAAAATAGTAGATATGTGGAATAATGATAATGGAGCTATAAATCCTGAAGAAGAATTTGCATTTTCTACAATGGAAAAATGGTTACAAGTTTCAGAAAAAAATGGATATGCTTTAGAAGATATGCTTGTAGAATCAAAAATAATAGAAGCTGATGAAGAAAATGAAGAGGATGAAGAAATAGATAATAATATATTAGATTTATTGCAAAATAGAATAGGTCAAAATTTAACAGTAGGAGAATTAAACACTATTCTACAAGGAGTATTAGGTAAATATAATGAAGTATATTTATTAACAAGTGATTTATATAATATGAATCCTGAAGAGCCTCAAGAATTAGTAGTTTTTGATGATGATGATATGTATACTATAACTTATAATATTGAAGATATGGATAATGCTATTATTCAAATAACAGATGTAGAATTAGATTAAGAGAAATGAGGTAATTAATTAATGAAGCATATTATTAATTTAAGTCCTAAACAAAAAGTACTTTTAAATGATTTAGAAAATAAAGTTAAAAACGCTAGAAATAGTAATGATTATATATTGATTAATTTTGGTAGAAAAGGTCAATTTATTAAAGTAGCATTTTGTAAAGATCAAACATATGTAGTTGGATATAATTTTTGGAATATGGAATTTGCAATGAAAACAAATATAATGTTAAAACAATATCCAAAAACTGTAAATGCAAAAATAGCTTCGTATTTATTTGATTGGGTTAATAAATTAAATAGATAATAAATTAATTAAATAATTGATTGAAGGATAACATAATGTATTAAATTTACAATATGTTATTTTTCTTTTTGTAAAATATTATTAGTAATATTTAAGGAAAGGCATGGTAATAAAAATGAATGATGATAAAATTTTAAATTTATTATATGCAGCATTGGAAGATCAAGATATTTGGTTCACAACTAAAAATGATCCTACATTTGCAGAAGCGCCAAGTTATTATAAATTAAATGAATATGGAGAATTAACAAAGGAAGCTAAAAAACAAATTGTAAAAGATATAAAAAACTATATAGGTGATGGAGCTGTAGATGAAGTAGATGCTGTAGATATGTGGGTAAATGAAAATTTAGCAAACTTTAAAATAGCATTTAAAGATACTTTAGTTACAAAATTTAAACAAAAACCAGTAGTAGATCAAATAGATGCATACGAAGTTTCTATGGAAAATAAATCAAGTAATTTAAATGAAAGTGTTAAAGCTAGATTAAAAGAAGAAAATGACAAAAGTGCAAATGCAATAAGTGCTATGTTTACTAGTTCAGATTTTGATGCTGATTCAAAAGATGGTAAAATTGTAATAAAAACATCTGATCTATTTAATACTTTATCAGATAAAGGATATGATGTACAAGTAGCATTTGATAATGGAGAAAGTCAAAGTGTTATATTATTGGGTGATCAAGGAGGACAAATAAATGTAACAATTAATAATCCTGATCAACCTTTAAGAGCATTTGCAAGTGGTAATTTTGAAATAACTCAAGATACTTTAAGAACTATGGAAGATGTATTAAATTTAATTAAAAATGTTAAATAGAAAGGAGATTTATTTATGATTAATGAAAAGACTTTTACAGATTTTAGATTTGTATTAGGTTATCCTCAATTAGATAAATTTAAAGATGAAGCATCAGAGTGTCAAGAATTATCTGAATTATATTCATTTAAAACTAATAGGTCAGGTGGTACATATTCAGAAGATGACACAGAACAAAAATTAAAAGATTTAAGAACTAAATTAACTAAAGAAATTTATGATTATTTAGTTGATAATAACACATATATAGTTACTTTTGATGATGCTAGAGAACAGTTAATAATTGGAAAATCTAAACAAGAAGTAGATGAACTTGTTAATGATTATAGAATTAATGATGTAAAAGATTGGGATGGTTATGATGTAAATTCAGTAGATTTATTTGAGAAATGGTTCAATCAAAGAGATTATATTAATATAGATCGTAATCCATATAGAATAAAGGAGCAAATTAGTATGAAAGAAAATAAAAAAATAAGTTTAGAAGAAGCAACAATAAAAGCTTTATATGATAGCTTACCAGATGACACAGAAGATGTAGAAGGAGTTGTAGATGATATTTTAGTTATTACAGATCCTGAAATAACTAGTGATGAATATGATGAAGTAATTGAAAAAGCACAAGAAATTATAGAGGATACTCCAGAAGGAAAAATACCTTTCGATGAAGAATATGTAGGAGAATATGTTCAAAGATGTCCTAGATGTGGTAATGCATTTGTAGAAAAAGATGTTTTAGAACCTGGAGCTACATGCCCTATTTGTTTAGAGCAACCTGAATCATTTATAGTTATTGGTAAAATAGAAGCTACAGAAGATGATGCTGAAGATGAAGAAACAAAAGAAGATACAGAAATACCAGATGAAGAAGTAGATGAAGTTGATTCAGAAGAAGAAACAAATGAAACAGAAGAACCTGAAAAACAGGTGGCATCAAAAGAAGTACCTGAAGGAAATAAATTACAAGAAGGTAAATTGGAAGAAGAAAATAAACAGTATTCAACTACTTATATAAATAATACTATCGAAGATATAGAAAATCTTATAAATGAATGGAATGAGAATTTAGCTAAAGCTAAAGAACAATTTGATAACGAAACAGATGAAAAAGAAAAAGAAGATTTACAACAATATATGGATATGGTAGCTAAACAACTTAGTGATTTAGAAAAAGATTTATCTAAATGGAAAAATATCAATAAATCAAATAAAAATGAAAGTATAAATTCAGATGGATTTCCAAATGATGAAGATTTACAAAAATATTTTCAAGGATTAGATAAACTACCTGAAACATTAGAATTAGATGGTATTACTTATAATATGGAACAATATGGTGGAAGTGGAGATAATTCATATGTAATATATACAGATGCTAATAACAGTGATAGTTATATTAAAGTATTCTATACAATGAATAAAATTGATGATAATCATTATCAAGGTGTAAAAGAAATAACAGGTGTGTCTGATTTAAGAGAAAATAAATCATTAACAGAATCTGAAGAAGAAACATCATTTCAAGAAATAGTAGATATGATGATGGATGCAGAAGATTATAGTGATTTATATGCAGCATCTGAATTAATAATAGATGAAGATTTAAAAGACCAAGTAACAACAATGATTACTGAATGTGAAGAAGATGAAGATGATGTAGATACAGCTGCATCATTAGTAACAACAGATTTATTAGATAATCTTGTAATGGATGGAAAATTGAATGAAAGTAAAAAAGTGGAAGAAGCTTTAGATATGGATGTACTTGTAACTGATAAAGTATTTCAAGATTTAAAAGAAATGGAAGATTATATAGAAGCTAATAACTTTGATGTTTTAGATATAGATCAAAGAAATGAGCAAGTAATTGTAACAGATGTTACTTTATCTGATGGAATGCAAGAAGTTTATCAATATGAAGAGCAACCAGATTCTACATTTAAAATTATAAGAAAAGTAAGAGAAGAAAAAATGTAGATAATTGACATATTATCTAGACTTTAAACTAATAAGTAGATGTTATAATAAATATAGATAATATCTACTTATTTTTTATTATATGGAGGAAGTTAATATGAATTTTTTAGAATACATTTTTAATGTTTTAGCAATATTGTCTATAATTGATATTATAATATGCTATTATCAAATATATAAAAGTCGTATTTTAATTAAACTTTTTGGTATTTCTACGGAAACAAAAATAAAAATGTATATAGAAAAATTACTTATAATAATATGGATATTTTATATAATTTATAAACTTATATTTTAAAGGAGAAAATGTATGAAAAATATTAATGATTTATATATAGATGTACATAAAAAGCTTTTAGATGACATGCATGATTTATATATTAAGAAAAATGCTGATTATGGTAATTCAGTTCACGATACTTATGAAAAGTATGGTTTAGTTTCTTTTCTAGTAAGAATGGAAGATAAATTAAATAGAGTTAGAAATTTAAATAAAGATAATGTTAAAATTTCAGATGTAAAAGTAAAAGATGAAAAAATAGAAGATACTTTAATGGATTTAGCTAATTATGCAATATTAGCTATAATGGAATTAAAAAGAGAAAAATCTCCTTTTAAAATAGAAAATGTTAAGTATGATACTTATCAAGAAGAAATAAATAATCAAGATATTATTGATAGTGTAAAATACTTCATGAATAAGGAGAGTAAATAAATGATAGTTGAAATGAAAGGAAAAGAATTATCTCAAAAAATAATAGAGCAAACAAAAAAAGATATTAATGATATATGCATAAAATATAATATAATAAGACAACCATCAATATTAGTAATATCTGTAGGTTATGATGATGCTTCAAATATTTATATTAGAAATAAAGAAAAACAATGTCGTAATTGTGGTATAATTTTTTATCATCAATCCTTTAATGAAAAAGTATCTAGAGCTGAAATGATAAGATATATACAACTTGCTAATACAAGTAAAACATTTGATGCAATTTTAATTCAACAACCTTTACCTGAACATTTAAAAGGAATTGAACAATATATTGATCCTAATAAAGATGTTGATGGTTTTACTAAATATAATTTAGGTGCTTTATTATATAATAAAGAATATAATGATAATAGTCTTGTGGCTTGTACTCCTTTGGGAATTTTGGAATTATTAAATGAATATAATATTAAATTACAAGGTAAACATATTGTTATTGTGGGTAGAAGTGCTATAGTTGGTAAACCATTAATTGGTTTATTATTACAAAAAAATGCTACTGTTACAAGTTGTAATTCATATACAGAACATTTAAAAGATATAACCAAAACAGCTGATATACTAATTTCTGCAATTGGTAAAGCTGAAATAATTAATAAAGATTATATTGGAGAAAATTGTAAAGTTATTATAGATGTGGGTATTAATAGGAATAAAGAAGGAAAACTTTGTGGAGATGTTGATTATGGAGATATAAAACAAAGTCATTTTAATACTTATTATTCAACATATATAACACCAGTTCCAGGAGGAGTTGGACCAATGACAGTAGCAATGTTAATAAGAAATATATATAAAATTTTTAGATATAATATAGAAAAGGGGTTATATAAATATGAGTAGTGTATCTGGAAAATATATAAAAGATGAAAATGGAAACATATTTAGTCCTATTGTAAGTTCTGATAGTGTAATTACAAAGGGGGGGGGAATTTAACTCCTAGTGCTATAACTTTAGTTTTAGGTTCCGATTATGATATAACAACAAGTAGTTCTTGGGAAGAAAAACGAGTATCTTTAAATGTAGTTGAAACAAATATAGGTTCTTGTTTTTCGCTTAATAATAATTCAGTATTAGTTGGAGATAATGTTAATGCAGTTAGAATATCAGGAAATTTAGATATGTGGCAAGGACCTGATACTATTGCTGAATGTATTTTAAAATTAAATGTTTATCATAATAATGCTATAACTAAAACTAAAGAAATAAATAGTAGTAAAAATGGTTTATTAGTTGCATTATCATTAACACCTTTTATAGCTCAAGTTCAAAAGGGGGATAAAATAGAGATGATCGCAACTATTGGAATTGCTGGTACTATTAAACTTATGGGTAGAAATAAAAATACATATTTAACTGTAGAAAAAATATATTAATAAATAATTTATTTTGGAGGATAAGAGTTTATGTCAAATGTCAATGCAAAATATTTAGAAGATGAAAATGGTCAAAAATTTAGTCCTATTGTTAGTCCAGAGGCCGTTATATTTGAAGATGGAAGTAATTTAACTAAATATGTGGGAATGGATGTTTTATGGCAAGGAAATTCTCATACAAATGATAATACAGGAGCTTGGCAATATCAAGCTTTAAGTAATAGTTGGGAAGATTACAGATTAATTTTAGTTTATATAGGAAATCATGAAGGAGAATGTGTCCCAGTTATTTTAATACCTAGAACAATAAAAGCATTTACTTGTACATGGAGATGTCAAGCTTTAGAGGGGAATTATTATAATGGTGGTTTAATTTCATTAAATAACAATAATAAAAAACAACTTGATTGGAATTGTAGATATAGTGTAGGATGGACTGGAGCATCATTACTTGGTGTATATGGTATAAAATAAAATATATAATTAGGTGATTAATATGGATAAAAATGAAGTGAGAAGATTAGAAAAAGCTGCTAGAGATAAAAATAAAGAAAAATTATTTGAATGGGGTAATCAATTTGAAAATCAATTAAGAACTGAATTAGAAAAAGAATATGAAGCGAAATATAAAGAAGATTTACAAAATGCAATAGATATATTTTCTATTGCAATTGCTTATACTCTTCATTTTAGTGAATCAATAAGAATGGGAGCTAAAAGATTACCTGAATTTATGGAAGATTTATATGTAACTGTAGATATGTTTAGAACAGGAGAATATAATCCTGATGATTATTCAGAAGAATTAAAAAAATGTGGTATATATTTAGAACATGCAAAATATGGTAGTGATAATCATAATTTGTTAAAAAATAAATATGATGAAGTAAAAGAGAAAATGAAAAATAAATAGGCTTAATTCACACATAAATCAATTTTAAAGCGATTTGATATATTAAGTAATATAATTTAATAGGGAGTTATATAAAATGGATAAAAAAGATATTTTTAAACATCTAAAAGCTCATTATAATTATGTAGTAGATAAAAAATATAACATTTTATTTGTAGCTTTACAAGGAAGTCAAAATTATAATTTAGATGATGAAGAATCAGACGTAGATAGTATAGCTGCTGTTTTACCTAGTTATGATGATTTAGTGTTAGGTAATGTTATAAAATCTACTACTTTAATTTTGCCTAATAATGAGCATATTGATATTATTGATATAAGAAATTTAATTGAACAATGGAAAAAACAAAATACACATTTTTTACAAATATTATTTACTGATTATAAAATTATAAATAGAGAATATAGAGAATATATAAATGCATTTTTTGAAATGAATGAAGATATAGCTAATATAAATAGGTATAGATTATATAAAAATATTTTTGGTATTATTAAATCTTGTTATAATTCAGCTTTTGAAATAATAGAAGATACTGATAGTTTTGCTTATTATGATAGAACTTTATATATGTATAAAGGTAAACCATTATCTCATTTAATAAGATTATCTATTTTATGGGATAATTTATATTTAAATCATTATACTTATAGAGATGCTATAAAACAATTTTCAGATTCTATCAGACAACTTATTATGGATATTAAAAGAGAAAGAATACCTTGTATGAGAGCTTTTAATTATGGTAGAGAATATGCAAATAATATAACAAAGAGTAGTTGTGCAATTAAAGAAAATTATAATCATAGTAATATGCAAACTATTAATAATATGTATTTAATTTTAAAAACAATAATAAACGAATTTATAAAGAATACTTTGAATATTAAAGCTAAAAAATTAAATATATCTAAATATGATAATATATTTGTAACAGCAGATACTCATTTTGGACATGCAAATATTTTAAAATATGAAAATAGAAGTTCTTATTTAAATGTTAATAATATAAAAGAACATGATCAAAAATTAATTAACAATTGGAATGAACTTGTTACTGATAAAGATTTAGTAATAATTTTAGGTGATTTCAGTTTTTATAAAGGTATACAAACAATGAATATTTTAGATCAGTTAAAGGGTGATAAATTATTAATTGAAGGAAATCATGATTGTATATATTTAGAAAATAAAATATTTGATAAAACAAAATTTGTAGGTATATATGATTATTTAGAAATTAAATATAAAAATCAAAATATTTGTTTAATGCATTATCCTATAGCTCATTTTAAACATATGGATAAAGAAGTAAATCCTTATGTAATGATACATGGTCATATTCATGGTAATGCATATCAAGTACCACCTCGTACATTTAATGCTGGAGTAGATATTAATGATTATAAACCTGTAAAATTAGATGATGCTATTAAATATGCTTTGAAGAATCAAAACGGAATTACAAATAAACCCGTTACATTTTTATAAAAATGTTATATAATATTAGGGAGGTTTAAAGTGTCTACACAACATATAATTGAAGTACTAGGTAGTATATTGTTTTTCTTTAACTATACTTATTTATGTGGTATAGCTTTTACTTATTTATTATTTAATTTAAAAATTATGCATATATACAAAAAAGATAAAAATAAGGAGGAGCAAAACGAAATAAAAGATCCTCTTATTCAAGGATTTGTTTGTTTTGGATTTCCTGTTTTATGGTATCAATGTTATAAAAATTATAAAAAAGGAGAATAATAATAATGGATTCATATTTAGATAAAATAGTTCAATGTCCTAAATGTCATAAAGATGTAAGAGATGGAGATAGAATATGGTTAGATGGAGAATGTTTATGTCCTGATTGTTATAAACATAAAAGACAATCATATGATGATATGTATAAAAAGGGTTATAATGATGCTAAAAATAAATATAAAAAATATATGGAGGAATAAAAATGTTTGTTAAAAAGATAAAAAAATCTTTTGAAACAGGAACAACTTATGTAGTAGATTTTTGTAAAGATTGTGGATCTCAAGATATTAAAGTAGAATATTCTTGTAATAAATGTCATTCTCATAATATAGGACATCCAACATATCCTATAGCTCAAGACGATGATCCTAGAATGTTAAAAAAAGAAACTGTAGAAAAGGATGTATATGTTTATAAATGTGATATTTGTGGTAAAGAATTTGAATTTGTAGGAGAAAATCATCCAAATACTATACATTATGATTGTGATGGATTTGATATAGGTTATTATGAAGATGCTGAAAAAAATTATACATTGCCTAATATGGATATTTGCAAAGACTGTATACAAAATGTTGTAAATAAATTAAACTATCAAGTAAATAAAATTTTAGATAAAGATTTTGTAAATGAACAATTACAATTATATAAACATGAAGTTAAAAAAGATATTATAATTTTAGATATTGTAGGATGGGATGTTTCATATTTACCTACTTTTGATGAAGATGATTCAATATATGTTATTTCATATTATACTGATCATAAAGAAAGATATGATTTTTTATATTCACAAAATAAATGGCAATTTATTAGAAAAAGTAAAAAAGATATTGTAATAACTGAAAAACATTTAAGTAATTATGATAGTGAAGAATTAGGAGATAGTTTTTTTGATAATAAAACAAATCTAATATTTAATGACATACCTAATATATTAAAAGATAGTAATATTTATTTTAGATTTAAATGTAAACCAACTAAATATAATAGTAATAAAAAAATTACTATAAATATACAAGATTTTAAAGTTTTAACAACAGCAGCTCCAACTCAATTTCTTTTTACAGATGATAAAGGCATTAATTATTATTTTAGATTAAGATGGGGTAGTTATAGATTATGTAAAAATTATGATACTTCTCAAGAAGATACTGTTTGTGCTGGTCAATATGGAGATAATTATGAAGGTTATATTTCAAAAGAAGATTTTAAAAAATTAATGAGAAAAAATGGTTATATTTTAAAAAATTTATAAGGGAGATATTATATGAAGGATATTAATGAAATATTAAAAGATAAAAGAATAGATCAAGTATTAAGAAAAGTTAATGATGATAAAGCAATACAATTAAAATTGATGTTAAATACACAATACAATAAACAAGCTTGTGTTAAATTTACAAAAGCTTTAGGATGGGAACATTTATCTGTATCATTTGATGATATGTTACCTGATTGGAATTATATGCAAGAGATGAAAGAAATGTTTTGGAAAGATGATGAAGAATGTTTTCAATTACATCCAAAGAAAGAAAATTATATAAATAATCATAATTATTGTTTGCATATATGGAGATCTCTAGAACAACCAATACCTGTACCTCCAACAATATTAGTAGGATTTAGACCTGGAAAAGAACAAGAAGATAAAAAAGAATTTATTAGAATGCAAACAGAACTTGGTAATCCTATAACAGAACAAGAAGCAGATAGTATTATTTTAATGAATAAAATAAATAAACAATTTCAAGAAGGTAAATCTATTGAAAGTATATTTAAAGGATTAGGTTTAATTTAATGATACATCATGGATTTAAAAAAGGTAAAAGAGTATTTGTTAAATTAAAAGATGGTACAGAAATAGTTGATAAGTTTGTAGATTCTACAAGTCAAACTTTAATATTAGAAAATTATAAAATAAAATGGTCAAATATAAGATGTACAACTATAAATAAAAGTAGATAAAAGTTTATAAAAACCCGTTACATTTTTTGAATTATATAGTATAATATATATAAGGATATTTGACTTTAAAAAGAAAGGATGTGGAAGTGAAATGAGCAAAAAAACTTGGTCTCGAGGAAGAAAAAAATCTAGTCCTGAACATCGTAAAGAAATGCAGGAATGGCAAAATATAAGAGTTAAAATTATTAATTTAGTAGCTAGAAAACCTGAAATTGAAAAGAAATGTTGTATTTGTGGTAAACCTGGAAAAATTCTTCATAATAAAAAAGATCCTTATTACATTACATTTTTATGTGATGAATGTAGAAAAGATTCACAAAATAGAATAATAGCTGAAGAAAGTAGATTTGATTTAAGAACTAAATTAAATATAAGTAATGCATATACATCTAATTTTAGTGATGAAGAAGTTACAAGAATAATTGTTGGTTATATGAATGATACATTAACAATTGGTGAATATTGTGAAAAGATGAATATTACTAGACATAAATTTGAACAACTTATAAATCGATATAAAGAATTATATCCAAAACAAAATATTAAGAGATTAGTTAAATATCATGCTAATAAAATTCAAAAAGAAACTATGAGAAGAGCAGCAGAAAAAAGAAAGATAAATAAGGATATTTAATTGATATAAAATCTGATTATAATAAATTAGAGTAAAATATTATTGTAAATAGTTTTTATTAGAAAAGAGGATATTAAATGGATAATTTAATGCAAACATTAGCGGAATATTTAAAAGAATTACAAAATAATAGTAGATTAAATAAAGATAATTTTTTATCTAAATTAGATTCTAGAATTATAAATGATTATGCTTTTAATGAAGATTTATATGAATATAATGGAGATATTGAATTAACAAATAAAACAAATCCCAATTTATCTATTTTTGTATATAAAGATGATGAAACTGATGAAATAAATGCTTCTGTACCTGAAAATAGATGGTCTTTTAAAACAGAAGATGAAGCTATTGATTTTATTAATAAAAAGATGAAAGATTTTTATGAAGAACAAGATGAATTAATGAATTATTTAAATAAAAATCTATAAATATTTCCTCTAGAATACCTTGATAGATTAGAGGAATAATAGAAAAATTACATATATCTAAATTAAGTAAAATATTAATGAGAAATAATAAACTCATTAATATTTTTTTATTTTAAGGAGATAGAAATATGGCAATAACAACTCCAGTAATTAATAGAATAATTAGAATGACTGAATTTGACTTATTAAGAACTGCTGTAAAACAAGGTAATATGTATATGTGTTTAGATAGTCAAAAACTATATTTTGATGAATCTGATTCTAAACGTACCTTGTATTTTTATACAGGAGTTAAAACTGTAAATGATTTATTATATAATATCACACCTTCAATGAATACAACTTATTATTGTTGGGAAGATAATTCATTATGGTTATGGATGAATAAATGGATTACATTATGGTCTGACAGTACATATCCTAGTGCTTATGTATATGATAGTAGCAATAATATAGATCCTGTTTATAGATATGATCAACCACTACTTGCTGCTGATGATAATGGTTTACTTAAAGATGGATCTGTTGTAATAAGAGATAGACAAAGAATAATAAAAGGAAAATTGTATATAGATGATGGTAATGATAATTTAATTATAAGTTCTTTTTTAGGTGGAGGTATGAGATTATTACCTAATGGTAAAATATCAACTCAAGGGGAATTGTATATATGTGATGATACAGCTCAAACAGATGAAGATTCTATTCCTTATCAAAATGTATCTTTAATAACATTAAGTGATTCTGAAAGTACAGTTACACCTGATGATGATGAATTAAGAACAATTCAAATTGCATTTAATGATAATAATTGCAAAGCTCCTCAAACAGTAGAAGTTGCAGCTGAAGAATATACTTTATCAAATAAGCCTAATGAAACTCAAACAAGTTATATTGTAGTATATAAAAATAATAGTGATGAAAGTAAATATTTTACATTAATTAATAATATTCATACTATTCCTACTGATGGAAAACCTACATATTCATATATAAGATCTGAATTTCATACAATGGCAAATGATATATATATAGATTATAGTCAAAGTCCTGAAACTGATTATAATTTATATCAAAAACCATCTCATAAGTATAAAGTCTATCATGAAGGTAATTTAGATGCATCTGCTTTACATGTTTTAACACCTATTGAAATTTATAATAAGTTAAAAGATGAATCAATACCTAATCCAATGGAATTTAATGTTCAATTTTTACAAGGAAAAGTTCCTGATGATTTTGCAAATAAAGTTCATACTCATACAACATCAGATATAACAGATTTTAATGATAAATCTCAAGAACAAGCAACTATTATAGTAAAACAAATGATGAATAACATAAATGGTGAAGGTATTACAATTACTTTTGATGATATTAAAGAACAATATAAATTCAGTGCAAATGAATTTAATTTAAGCTTTAATGGAGGAGCTACAGGAACTGGTAAAATATCTCATCTAACTGATACTTCTATAACATTAACAGTTAATCCTGATAGACATGTTCATCAAAACTATATAGATAGAATGGATAGTTTACAAGATCAAATAGCTAAATTAGATGTATTCGATCCAGATGAATATTATAATAGAACAGAAGTAGATAATAAAATAAGAGATATTTCACCTACAACAACTCCAACTCCAGGAAAAGCATTAGCTGTAAATGATGATGGAATATTACCTGCACCTTCATTATCAGCTGGAAAATTAACTGAAGTTAGAACAATAGATTTTATAGGAGATATTACAGGATCTGTAACAACTGATTTTAGTACTACTCCTATTGATGTTTCATTAAGTGCTGATAATATTGTTTCAAGTATAGCAACGCCTGGAAAAGCTTTAAAATTAGATAATGATGGAAATTTACCTACAAATGCTTTAAGTGCTAGTGCTTTAAATCATACAATTGCAATATCTTTAACCGGAGGAATAACTGCCTCAGGAACATTAGATACAGCAACACAATCATTATCAATGAATACAACTTTAAATATTCCAGATGATGTATTAAGAGAAGATGATATAGGAATATTAATTCCTTCACTAGATGAAAATGGAAAAATACCAGAAGCTCAAATTCCTGAAATGCCTGCTAGTTTAATGCCTAAAGGTTTATGGAATGCTACAACAGGTGCACCTACTACAGAACCAGAAGAAGGATATTTATATCAAGTTAGTACAGCTGGAACTTTTGAAGGAGATAATTATAAAATAGGTGATTGGTGTGTATTTATGAATTCTGAATGGAATCACATAAATACAAATGATAATGTTTTAAGTGTAAATGGAAAAACTGGTATAGTTAATTTAATAGCAACTGATGTTAATGCAATTGGATTAGATTATATATATTATAATTTAGGAGAAACAATACCTCAAAATAAAGTAGTATTAACATCTCAAGAAGGTATTATAGAAGGAGCTTCAGTAAGTAATTTAACAAGTCCATTTAGTTTAGTTTCTGATAGTACGGGAGACATTATATTTGATTCTACAAGTAATAATACTCAAACTAACGGATTACAAAATCTAGATGTAAAAATGACTATAACAGAAAATGGATATACAAATATATTAGAGAATGCAAGTTATACAATTTATAATGATGGTGTTAAATATGATCATAGACCCAAATTAGATTTTACAGGAGGATTAACAGTAAGTAATACTGGAACAGATACAATAACTATTGGAACAGAAGGAATGAATATAGAATTTGCTGTTTTATACTACAATTATAATGATAGTTTAGATGATTTAAAAAGTAAGTTAGATGAACTATATGATTCAAGAGCAGAAAAACCTATTTTAATAATAGCTACATTACAATATACTCAAGGTGGTACTCAAAAAGAAGGTATATTCTATTTTGTAGTAGACAAATCTTTAAATAATAGAGCTCAAAATACAACTGTTGCAAGTACAAGTACTAATAATTATATATATGATAATTTAAATACTTCAGGTGTAAATAATGTAACAAATAATTTCTTTATATTAAATATAGTATTTGCAAATACATCAGATGCCCTTATTGATAGTATACAAATCAGTAGTTCTACAGATACATTTGTGCCTCCATATTTAACTACACAAGTTCAATTAAATACTACAGCATTTATGCCTACAATGAATGCTCAACCAACATCTAAACAATATGTAGATAATTGTTTTAATAGTAGATCATATGTTACAACTATAGGAAATGGAACAGCAACAGATTATACAATTAATCATAATTTAAATAGTAATAATGTTATAGTTCAATGTAGAATGACAGATACTAAGGAAGAATGTTTTATTAATAATACTATTGTTGATGCTAATACAATTAAATTAAGTAGTACATCAGCTATATCAACAAATGGAGTAACAGTATATATTTGGGCTATATAATCAAATGAAAGGAGAAATATAAGTGGCATCAATTAATTCTACTTGGCATGGAAGTCATCCAGCCATGAGAGCTACAGGCTCTTTTGATTATTCAATATCAGGTACTACTATAAATGTTTGGGGAAATGTAACAAATAACAGAGTATATTCAGATGGTAGTTATGGTTATAATGTAACTGGATATATTGTTATTGGAGGAGTAAGAACTGGAGATTTTACAGTAACTCATGGTTCATATTATGGAAGTACTAATTTTTCAGGCTCTGTTGATACTGGAGCAGGAAATAAAACAATTCAAATACATTTAGTTTGTGGTCAATCAGGTGGTTGTGATTGGGGGTATCCTGATGTTATAGTAGGAGAACTTACAGTTTATGTACCAGATCCTTATACTCCTTCTTCTATATGGTTGAATCCAAATGATTATACAAAGATTGGTAGAGTAGATGTAAGTTCTTGGAGTTTTCATTATAGTTATAATGCTGGATCTAATAGTAGTGTACCTATTACATTAGCTATTCATGATTATAATGCTACATCTTGGGGAGTTAAATGGGAACCTAAATTAAGAGATGTTAGTGGTTCTAGTGATGGTGTATGGGATAGTGTTACATTAAGATCTGCTCAAGGATTTACAAATGCTAATAGATATAGAGTGACTTTAGTATCTAAAGCAGGAGAAGCATTATCACCTAATTCTTGGAATCCTCAAGATGGTTATCCAATATATACTTATCAAAAACCTGTAATTGGTACTAATATAACTATAAATTTACCTAGACAAAATGCTAATACAGCTAATTCATTTAGAATAGCAAATATTAATAATAGAATGTGGACAGCTTATGAATCAGAATTTCAAACTAGATATAGATTAAAAAGAGGTTCAGATACAGTATATACTGATTGGGGTAATGCTGGTAATGTAACAACATGGACACAAACAGCAGCTCAAATTAGATCATTAGTTCCAAAACGATATGATAATCAAAATGTAGTTATTGAAATGAAAAGATATAGTCCTAGTGCTGATTGGTGGTCAGATGAAACTGCTACAGGTAATTTTGTGGTTTTATATAGACCTCAAATAGGAGTTATTGGTAATAACGTTATATATAGAAGAAATAGTAATGCTGGATCTAGTGTATCAAAAGGTCAAATTGTAATTAATGATAGTAACTTATCAGGCATCAATGTTGCTTGGGCTTATGATGATTTAAGTATAGAAGCTGGTTATACACAAGGATATAGGATTCGTTTATATGATGCTAAAGGTAATATTGTAAAAACATATTATACTCAAAATCAAGATTATACTATACCAAAAGCAGATATTCCTAGAATACAATTAACTAAATTAGATATAACACCATATTTTGCAAATGATAGTACAGATCCTAGTCAATATTGGTATTATAATAAAGGTACTATAGAAATATTTGATTTTATTATATTATCTTCTGATTTAGCTAAACCTGTTATTGATTATCCAGTGCAAAATGCTGATTGGTTAAATCCTAATTTTAGATTATGTTTTACATTGCCTGTAGATGCAGATAAAGGTTATGAAGATGAAGATTATAGATATGAAAATATAGAAGTGCAAATAAATGGATCTTTAACTATTTGTTTAGCTCAAAGCGAAGGAAGTACTCAAGGGGCTATAATTGCACCTGAATGCTTTAGTGCTTTAGTTGAAAATTTAACTTATTTAAGAAAAATAGTTATTAATCCAAGTGCATGTTCAAGTTTTCCTACTAATATAAATTTATACTCAATAAGAATAAGAGTAAAGAAAAAATATGGAGCTAATTCTGTTAGTTCAATGTGGACTGTTTGGTCTGATGTAAAAAATATAACAGTAACAAGAGCTACTTTTAATCCTAATGTAGGAGATATAATATTAGCATCTCATTATAATAATGCAAAAGCCTTAATTAATAGAGTAAGAACTAGTTATAATATAAATTGGGTAAATATACCTCAAAATGTTAGTAGTAAAATTGATATTATTTATGCAGATCAATACTCTTATAATAATTTAATTGAAAAAATAACAGCTGTAAAAAATTTAGTTAATAATTATGGTCCTTTTGATGAAGGACAAGAACAAGTTAAATTTGATTATCAAAATGCAATTGAAAATAATTTTACTCCAACAAATGAAATTATAACAGCTTTAAGTAATGAAGATGATAGTCCAAACGGAAGAAATTATATAAAAATAATATATGATAGATGTAATGGATTATTGTAATAGATTATTGTAAAATATTAATAGAGATTTTTATGAAAGGAGATTATATATGATTAAAGATTATAGTCAATTACCAGCAAATAAAAGAATTGTAAATGACAAAGATGAAGATATAACTATAAGTTTACGAGATAAATGTATAATGGTACCTGTAACAATTAAAGTTAATGAAAGTTTAAGTGTTAAAGCTACTACTTCTGAAGATTTAGCTTTAATTAATAAACAATGTGAAGAATTTGAATTACCTTTAGAAGATGAAGGACCAGATATTACAGATATTGTTGTAACAATAACACCAAATATAAGAGAAGGAGAAGATAATAGTAAAGCTAATGCTACTATCGCTACTTTAAGTTTAAAAGGAGGAACTGAACCAGTTGAATATAGTTTATCTGGTACAGATGCTGATAAATTTATTTTAGAAGATAATATTGTTAAAGCTAAAAATGATTTAGTAGAAGGTACATATTCAATTACTTTATCAGCTTTAGATTCAACAAAAGAAACATATTCTGAAACTGATGAAATAAATGTATTAGCTGCTTATCCTTTAATTACAGATGCAACTATTTCTTTTGAATCTGATATAAGAGAAGGAGAAAGTAATGCAGCTGTTGGATCTGTTGTAGGAACAATACAAGTTGTTGGAGGAACAGAACCATTCACAATACAATTAAGTGGTACTAATTCAGATAAATTAGAAGTTGTAAATAATGAAATAAAAGCTAAACAAGCCTTAACTGAAGGTCAATATGATATCGAATTTAATATAACAGATACAAATAATAAAACATTTTCTAAATCAGGTTCACTTGTTGTTTTAGAAGCTTATCCTTTAATAACAAATGTTGAAGTGAATTTAACTCAAAATTTAAGAGAAGGAGAATCTAATGTAGCTGCTAACGCTCAAATAGGAACTATTGAAACAACTGGTGGAACTTCTCCAATATCATATACTATAGAAGGTACTAATGCATCTAGTTTTGTAATAGATGAAAGTAATTTAAAAGTAGGAGATACAGCTTTATTACAAGGTACTTATAATATTACAATAAAAGCAACAGATACACATAATAAGACATTTTCTAAAGATGTGCAAATAAGTGTTGCAGAAGCTTTTCCTGAAATTACAAGTATAAAAATTTCAAAAACTTCTAATTTAAGAGAAGGAGAAAATAATGTAAATAGTGGAGCTGTTGTAGCTACATTACAAACAGTAGGTGGAACAGAACCATTTGTTTATACTTTAAGTGGTACAGATGAATCAAGTTTTATTATTGATAATGCTTCAGTTAAAGTTGGATCTGCTCCTTTAACTGAAAAAACATATAATATAACAATTGCAGTTGAAGATGCTAATGGTAAAACTTTTAGTGCTCCAACAACTATAGAAGTTTTAGAAGCATATCCAGCTATAACAGATATAACAGTTGGATTAACACCTAATTTAAGAGAAGGTGAAGATAATGTTAAATCAGGAGCTATAATAGCTAATTTAGCTGCTGTAGGTGGAACTGAAATGTTTTCATGGACTGTTCAAGGAAATGAAGCTGGTAACTTTGTAATTTCAAATAGATATGATAGAGCAACTCAATTAAAAGTTAATGGACCTGCATTAACAGCTGGTCAGCATAAAGTAACTGTAAAAGTTGTAGATAATAACGCTAAAGTACTTACAAAAGAAATCACTATAGATGTAGCTGAAGCATATCCAGCAATTAGTGATATTACAATATCATTAGAAGATGATATAAGAGAAGGTGAAACAAATGCACAAGCAGGAGCTACTGTAGGAACTATATCTGCAACAGGTGGTACTGAACCAATAACATATTCTATTCCAGCTCAATATGGTACTAAAATAGTTGTAGATGGATCTAATTTAAAAGTAGGTTCAGCACCATTAACAGAAGATACTTATAGTTTTTCTGTCAAAGCAACTGATGTAAATAATAAAACATTTACAAAAGCTGCCGAGCTTGTAGTGCTAGCTGCTTACCCAGAAATCACTAGTTTCACAATATCTCCAACTGATGGTTTAGAAGAAGGAAATGTTAATGTACAAGCAGATGCTGTTGTAGCAACAATGTCAGTAGAGGGTGGCTCAGCTCCTATAACTTATTCATTTAAAGAGGATGAATTAAATGGTGCTGATAATGCTAGTTTTAAAATCGATGGTGCTAATTTAAAAGTTGGAGAAACTCCTTTAGTAACTAAAGAATATAAAGTTTCTTTAACTGCTACTGATACACATGGTAAAACAAAAGACCAAACTGCAACTATTTCTGTAGCTGCTCCTAATATTACTTCATTAAATGCTCAATTAACTTCAGGACTTGAAGAAGGTAATGAAAATGTTGCGGCAAATGCTAAAATAGCTGATTTGTCTACAACAGGAGGAATAGCTCCATATACTTATAGTTTAAATACAGATGAAGTAAATGGTGTGGATAATGCTAGCTTTAAAGTTGAAGGAACTCAATTAAAAGTTAATACAACACCTTTAGTAAAGAAAGATTATAAAGTTTCATTAAAAGTTACTGATAAAAATAATAAAACAGCAACTAAAAATATAACAGTTTCAGTAGGTACACCTGCTATATCAGCTTTAAATATAACACCTGTTGAATCTTTACAAGCACCTTTAGCTGAAAATACAGTTGTAGCTAATTTATCAAGTGTAGGTGGAATTGCTCCTTATACATATTCATTAAAAGCTGATACACAAGATAATGCTGAATTTACTATAGAGGGAACAACAGTTAAAAACATAGCTAGTATAGATACTGCTGGTACGAAAAATATAACTGTAGTTGTAACTGATAAAAATTCAAGTACAAAAGAACAAACTGCACAAATAGAAATTTCAGCAGCTAGTGAATAGAATAATAAATAAATTAGGAAATATAAAGAGTATATAAATTAAATATATACTCTTTTATTTTTATGTAAAATATTAATGAGATTAAAATATAATTTAAGGAGGCACTTACATGGATGAAAATCAAATAGTTGTAAGATATCCAGGGCAAGATATAACATGTTATCCTGGATCAAATCAAGAGGATGATGGAAAATTAAATTTAGAATATAATATGGCTAGAATAGTTACTAGATTATCATCTAAAAATTTCTGTATAGTAAAACCTTCTTTTGAAATTACAAAAGTTAATGATGAAGGTACTAATGCTTTAAAATTACAAATTGGTACTGGTCAATGTAGTATTAATGGTATGGATTTAATAATGACAAATACTTTAAGAATTGACCCTCCTGTAAATCAAGGTACTTATCATTTAGCTTTTAAACTAGCTAGAGATAGTTCAAGTAATGTTTTAGGTGATTTAAAAGTAGGTGTTACAACTACATTTGAAGGTGTATATTTATCTTATTTTAATGAAAAACCAGATCCACAAACAGATATGGATATGTTATATCTAGGTCAAATAACTTGGGATGGACAAGATTTTACTGAAATTGTAGAAGATGAAGATAAATACGGTAGAATATGGGCAGAAGATGTATTAGGAAAATTTGAAGATCCAAAACATCCAGATGTTACAAGATTAACATTACAAGAATTAATTTATAATTTACCTGATTGGTATTTTAGTAAAGAAGGAGATACTGTATATGGTCCAATTATAATTGCTGATAATAGAGAAAATAATAATCCTGGTATTATTATGAACACTGATGAAAATGGTTCTCATATAACAATAAAAGATCCTCAAGCTGATAATGATAAATTACAATTTTATGGTGATGTTAATAGAGATGGTGTAATTAATCAAGCAGATTTAGATTTAATTAATGAATTTATTAATAAAACTAAAGATCCTAATGCTTTGCAAACAATTCTTGCAGATGTAAACCATGATGGAGTTATTGATGAAAAAGATGTTGAATATATAACAAACTTTATTAATAAAGAAGGTAATGGTGGAGATACTGGAAATATTTATTATATAGATGGTACAGATCATGGATTAGAATTTGATAGTACTGAAAATCAAACTAATGTTAATTTAGGAGATGCAAGTATCTATATTAATAAAACTGATAATTATGCTTTACATATTACAAATCCTGAAGATATTGTAATTCAAAGTGAATCAGATACTATTATAAAAGGTAATGAATCTGTTCAAATAGGTACTAATAATGATAGACCTAAATTAACGTTAAGTGATGATAAAGCTTCTTTTACAGATACAGCTGTTGCTCCTGATTTGAAATTTGATATTGATTTTGTAGATGCTGATACTATTCAACAAACTTTAGGAAAAGCAATTTGGCAATATAGTAATGCAACACAAAATGTAAGTTTATTACAAAATAATGTTAATTATTTAGATATAGTACCAAATGGAATATATAGACAAAATTTAAGAGTTATAAATACTTTATATTTAGGTAGTGATGATTCTTTACCACAAACTTATTTATCAAGAACTGAATGGTGGTTAAGAGAAAATACTACAACAAATGGCAATACTATAAACTTTAGACCAGATAATATTATTTTAACAAATCCAACATTATCTGCTACTGATAATTCATATATTTCATTAAGAAATTCTGGAGATACTATACATACAAAAATATTTGATGATGCTAAAATAGAATTTTTAAATCCAACAAGACCTGCTTCTATAGTTTGGAAAGATGGAAATGCTTCTTTTGATATTACATTATCTAAGATTATAGGTCAAAAGAAATTAAATTTAGATGGAGATTTTAATTTAGTAAATTTAGTAGCTTCAGGAACAGTAACCGGAAATGGTTTAGTTACATCAAATGGAGTAATAACATTTAAGAGAGGTACTAATGATGCTACTATAACAAAAGATAATAATGCTAATTCATTAAGAACAAGTGGGCCTTTCTATGTTGGAGCTTCAGGAACACAACCATTATATTCAGGTAATACAGTAGTAAATGGAACATTTGCAGTTGGTGGAAGTACATATGCTAATTCTGAGTTTAAAGTAGATGCAAGTGGTAATTTAAATACTTCAGGTACTATAACAGGTTCTAAAGTATATAATGCTGTATATAACGATTTAGCTGAATACATGGAAAAAGAAGATTATGATGAAGTTATTGAACCTGGAGATGTAGTATGTTTTACAGATAATGGTAAAATAACTAAAGTTAAAAATACCGAAGATACTTTAAGAGTAGCTGGTGTAGTTTCTAGTGAAGATAGCGCTGGACTAATTTTAGGTGGAGATGGATTAGATGAACATCAAAAAGTTCTAATTGGATTAGCTGGTAGAATTTGGGTTAAAGTAAATTGTCCTGTAAGAACTGGTAATTTATTAAGAGTAATGTCTGATGGCACTGTAGAAGTAACAAATACATTAGATAGATTTGTAATTGGTAAAGCTACAAAACCTAGTGAAGATGGAAAAGTATATATGAAAATAATTAACTAATAAATATCATTATTTATTTTCCTCTATCTAATCTAAGCAGTGCACCTACAAATGTTTATTTATATAAATTATATGATTTAAGATAATTTTTATTGTAACTTCAAAAGGAAGAAGTGTTTATATGAGTGATAATACAAAAGGTAGAAAATCTTTAGAAAGAACATATGGAAAAGGATGTATGTTCAAAAAAGCACATATAGAAGAACAAGTAGAAGCTTTAAGAGTAATAAAAACTTATAAAATGTTTTTAAGAGAAACTAGATATACAGGTAAAAAGATACAACAACTAGAAGGTAATATGACATATCATCATTTAAAACATAGATCTGAAGGTGGAAAAACAAATGATGAAAATGGTTCTATTATTAATGAATTAGCTCATAGATATATGCATTCTCTGCCTAGAGATCAAGAAGAAATTATAAATGATATGATTAGAAATTATAAAATGTCTATAGGTACATTAATACCATCTCAAAAAGGTATAGATATTAAACAGCCAATTCAAATAGATTTAGATTTTGATATAGGAGAAGATTGTATAACAATACCTGTATATGATAATACAAAAGAAGATTATGAAAAACGTAAAAAATTTAATAGAGCTAAAGTAAAAAGAGAAACAAGACAATTTATTGAAGATGAATTAGATTTTATGGAAGAACTAGAAGAAGAAAGATAATAAGTGCTTTAATTCTTATTAAAATCAAAAATAAAACAATTTTTAGATAAACTAATATAAGATGTTTAATTTAATAGAAAAGTTTATTAAATTTTAATTTAAAATGAATTACAAACCTCTCTCAAGTATATTATATAAGCGCTTGGGGGGGGAGTATATTTTATAAATACTCCCAATATAGAAAGGAGTATTTTTTATGTCTGTACAAGCAAAATATTTAAAAGATGAAAATAATAATGTATTTAGTCCTATTACAAGTATTCAATCTGTTATAGGACCTCAAGGAAATAGTATAGCAGATTTTGTAGGATCTCAAAGTCAATCAAATGGATATTGCTATTTACCTAATGGATTATTAATACATTGGGGAAGAGCTCATAGTATGGATTTTACACCTGATGCAGCTTCAACTAAGTATGTATTTACTGTTAATTATCCAGAAAATTGTAGATATAAGGTATTTAATATGCCTATGGCTTGTTTTGAATATGGTGCTGGATCTGATACTGTAGGAATTAGTGCATCTAATAATAATTGGGTAAGATTATTTAGTAATGTTAGAGTACAAGGCTTTTTTATTAATTTTATAGTTATAGGATATTAAACTAAAAAGAAATAAATTAATGTAAAATATTAGTAGATGAATATAATCATCTACTAATTTTTTATGAAGGAGGTATATTATATGAGCTGGTTGGATATTTTAAATCAATGTTTAGATATTTTATTACCAGCTATTGCATCTGTTATAGCTATTATATTAGGTGTAGTAGGTAATAAAATTAAGAAAACATATAATGAAAAAATTCAAAATGAGACAGTTCAAACTGTTGTAGATAGTGTAGTTAAATGGGCTCAACAAGTATATAAAGAGTTAGATGGTCCTGAAAAATTACAAAAAGCTTTAACTCAAGCATCTACTATTTTAAATGAAAAAGGTATAACAATATCTGAATCAGAGTTGGACATGTTAATTGAATCTGCTGTATATGGTTTAAAGCAAGGAATTACAAATACAGATCAAGAAACAATTGAAAATAACACAGTAATTGAAGAATTACCAGAAGCAACAGAACAAGAAGAAATAAGTAAAAAATAATTATTTAATAAAGCTGGTAAATAAAAATACCAGCTTTTATTATTATAAGAAAGGAGATAAATAATGGCAACTGCATCTAGATATGTTAGTAATGTTCAAATACATGCTGGACCTACAATGAATTTTACAGGAACTGTTAGTATTACAAGAAATTCTGAATCAGATGCATCTGTTACAGTATCAGTATCAGGTAATGTATATATGCCTTATGGAGGTTCTTATGGTGAAGCTTATAGTGGGCATGGTTTATCTGCTTCATTTAATAGTACTGATAATTCACAAATTCATGGTAATGTTGAAAATGTGTATAATGGAAAACCTTTTAATGTATCTTTTTCAACTTCATGGACAAATGGTAATGGTAATGTATACATAAACTGTAGATTTGGTTCTAAAGGAAGTTCTGCTTTATATTGTGATAAAGGTTGGGCTGATACATTATTAGCTAGTATTCCTATATCAGAATTACCTTATAATCCATATAGACAACCTACAATTGGTTGTAGTACAAGTTATATTATATCTAGATATGATACTAGAAGAGAAATGTGGATAGATGGAAATGCCTCAGGGGATAATACTGATACAGATACATGGGTTATTGTAAATGGAAATAGAGAAAATTGGGATATAGGTAATAGTGGTGGTACTTATGGATTCTATCCTAATCAAAAAGGTGTTAGTGATGGTTCTTCTTATTCTTTTCAAGCTTATAGACAACACACTCGAAGAAGAGATTGGACAGCTAGTACTTCTATTACTTTATATACATATAGAACTCCTTTAATATCTTCTTTTAGTTTAAATAATCTTAATTTTTCAGGAACTGGAAATACAACCTTAACTTGGCAAACAAATGCTAAAAGATGGAATAATTATATAGGAAATTATACAGGAGAAAATAATTTTATAACGTATTTAAAATTTAATACAGATAATGTTTGGTTTCAAAGTTCTAATAATAATCCTACACAATCTGAGAATAATGCTTTAGTAAATGAAACTCAAACATTAAATAAAACAATTATAGATGAACATTTTAGTGTAGCTCAAAGAAGTCAAGATAAAGTAGATACTGTTATTTCTATTAAAAGAAATAATCCATCTTCAAGTGTTGATAGTACTGTTCTTCAACAAAATATATCTGTACAATTTAGACCTAAGTATAGACCTGATAATGATACTAATATAAATAATCCTCCTGTATCTTTAATATACAGAGAAAATAATAGCACAGGCAATTCCATATCTGCTGGAAGTAATGTATATGTTGATGATGTACCTAATGTTTATGTTCAATGGACATATCCTTCAAATGCTGATGGTGGAGTTATAGATGGATATATTATAAGAATATATGAAGATAAAGCAAAAACAAAATTATTTAAAATCTTTGAAGTTAATACTTCAAATTTAACAGCAAGTAGAATTTTTGATATAACTAAAGAATTAAAAAGAGGTATTTTAAATTATATATCTATAACAGCATTTTATAATAAGCCTAATAATTCAGGTAAAGCTGAAGGACCTGCATTAGATTATCCATTTATATTACCTTTAGGAAGATTACATAAACCTGTTATTTCTTATCCTATTAATAATACACAATGGCATAATCCAAATTTCAGAATATTATTTGAATTACCTGAAGATACAGACTATGATACTTATGACGATGATATTTTAAATAATTATAATTATAGAAATATTGAAGTTCGTATTAATAATAATTTTATATTTGCATTTAAAGCTAATACAGAGAATATGACAAGTAGTGCTATAATAGAAGATAAAGCATTCAGTACATCTGATTTAAGTTATAAATTAAGGATTTGTATTAATCCTTCATTAGTTACTGGATTTCCAATTACAACTTTATATAGCATGCAAGTTAGAGTTCAAAAAAATTATTATCAACCTGTATGGTCAGAATGGTCAGATTTAGTAAATCTAAGTCAATCATCTATATCTTTTAGTGTTAATAAAGGTGATTTAATATTAGCTGATCATTTTAATAGAATGAGGAATTGGAGTATTAGATTATATAATGTATATCCAATAAATTCTTTATCAACTGGAAATATAACTGTTAATATTGATGATATTATATACAAGGATATATATGATATTGTTTATAATACTGTATTAGGTATACAAACAGGTGTTAATAATTGGGCAGTGTTTGATGCAAATAGAAGTAATGTTAAATTTAATCAAAATATATATGAATTAAGTGGAGATAATAAAGTTAAAGTAGAAGTTATTACAGCTTTACCAAATAACGCAAGTGAGAATGGTAGAAACTATATAAAATTAATTGTAGATTGTATGAACAAGTTATATTAATATAGAAGGGAGCTAATTTAATGAGTAATGTTAATGGAAAATATTTAAAAGATGAAAATAATCAAGCTTTTTCACCTATTGTAAGTCCTTTCACTGTAGTCATGGGGGGGGGGACAACCATTAAGCAATAAATTAGAATATGCTAGTTTGACTAGTTTAGGTGGTAATTTAACTTATAATTTACAAGGTGGATTTGCAAAACAAGTTGTTAATACCTCTAACTATTGGGCATATCCTTATAATAGATTTCTAGTAAACAATAGAGATGGTCAATCAATTGGTGTTAAACAAGGAGTAGGAACTTTACATGCAAAAATAGAAGCTTTTGCAACAATTGCTTCCTCTATTGCAAGAGAAGTATACTTGGGTATTGCAATAGATGCTTCAAATGAAAATATTTCAGCTGAAGCTTATGTTACAACAACATATGATGTTCCTATTTCAAATATATATGTTTGTAATCCATTTATTGAATTACATGGAGGAGAAAAAATCAGATTATTTGTGTATTCTAATAACCCTGGTAATGTATCTATAGAAAGAAATGCTAGTATATCAAAAGTTGGTATAATAGTAACTGGTATTTATTAATTATTATATCAGTTATTAACAAGGGTCAATTTTATCATTTTGACGTAATAGGATTTAAAATTGAAACCACTGATTCAAATTATTTTAGTGTAAATAATTTTAATTTTAGAATAACAGATAGATTTGGTAAAGTAATGTAAAATATTAATAGAATAAGTAAAGAGGTGATAATTTATGGAAGAAGAAAACTTAGGAAATGCGGAATTACAAAGAACAGAACCTGAATACAATGAAGACGAAATGTCTATGGAAGGGGTTGAAGAATAATGGCAAAAAGAGGAATTGATATATCAGCTCATCAAGGCAACATTGATTTAGCTACTTTAAAAAGTCAAATAGACTTTGTTATTATACGTGTTGGATATGGAACACAAGGAACAATTGATAATAAATTTAAAAGAAATGCTGATTTATGTAAGTCTTTAGGAATACCTTTTGGATTTTATTGGTATTCATATGCATTAAATGTAAGCGGAGCTGAAAAAGAAGCTAATGCTTTCTTAAATGCTGTTGCACCATATAAAGACAGTTATTCATATGGTTGTTGGTTTGATATGGAAGATGCTGATGGATACAAACAAAGAAATGGTATGCCATCAAATAGTACTTTAAGAGCTATATGTGCTAAATTCTGTAGCATGGTTGAAGCTCAAGGATATTATGTAGGTGTATATGCATCATCTAGTTGGTTTAGTGGTAAACTTGCTGGTAGTGAATTAAATTCATATGATAAATGGGTAGCTCAATGGCCAACAAGTGGTGGAAGTCAAAGAGGATTAAATGTTCAAGCTTCTGAAAGAAGTGATAAAACATTATGGCAATTCACATCACAAGCTAGATTTTCAGGATATAGCGGAAGTTTAGATGCAAACTATGCATATTTAGATTATCCTAACTTAATTCAAGGTATTGATTCAGGAGAATCTAATACACCTGTTATAACAAAAACAAATGAGCAATTAGCTGAAGAAGTAAAAGCTGGACTTTGGGGTAATGGTAAAGAAAGAGAAGATGCTTTAACAGCTGCTGGATATGATTATGATGCAATACAAAAACTTGTAAATCAAAGTTATGGAGGAACTGCAACAACAGATAAAACCTATACAGTTAAATCAGGAGATAATTTATCAAAAATTGCTTCTCAATATGGTATGAGTTGGAAAGATTTAGCATCTATTAATAATATAGCTGGTCCAAAATATATTATATATCCTGGACAAGTTTTAAAACTTTCATCAAGTTCACACCCATCAAATAATGCATCAAGAAGTACATATACAGTTAAATCTGGAGATACTTTATCAGGAATAGGACAAAAATTAGGAGTTAATTGGAAATCAATTGCATCTGCAAATAACATTAGTTCTCCATATACAATTTATGCTGGTCAAATTTTAACAATACCTGGAGAAGGTGGAAATACAGATGCAAAAACATATACAGTTAAATCAGGAGATACATTATCTGGTATTGGAGAAAAATTAGGAGTTAATTGGAAAGATATAGCTTCTAAAAATGGAATACAATCACCTTATACTATATATCCAGGACAAGTTTTAAAATATTAATAATAATTAAATATTTATATTTGATAAGGTTAGATAATAAAAATCTAACCTTATTTAAATGTAAAATAATATTGAAGGTATAAATTATATAAAAGTTTATAAAAACCCGTTACATTTTTTAAAATTTATTATATAATACAGATAGTAAAAAAGATAGGAGTAAAATTATATGTGGGATAGACAAAAAACTGATATATTCAATAAAATAAAAGCTATAAATCCTAATGCTAAAGCATCTAATTATGAAAATAAAACAGCTAATGAAATGTTAAAAATTTTGCAATCTTATAAAAACAGGTCAATGAAATTTAAATCTTCTAATAAATCTGATAAAGACAATAAAGATAATAGTATTAGTAATAAAGATTATGATACAGATGAAAGTACTGAAAGTAAATTTGGTCAAGGTTTAGAGTATTATGATTTAAAAGATATAGATACTAAAAGTTTTGATATATTAGAAAAAGAAGAAAATAAATTAGAAGAAAAAGCTAGTATAGATTGGAATAACTACTTAACTAAAGAAGAAGTAAAAGCTTTTCTTAGTAAAGATGATAAAGAAGAATCTGCTGAAAATATTATTTATTCCAAAGAGTTTAGAAAAAGATATCAAGATTTGCATAATGATTTGCAAAAGAAATATAATAACTCTTGGACTAAACAAGAATTAGTTAAAGATTTAGAAAATTTTTATACTAATGGTCATTTAATAACAGAAGGTATGCATTTAGTTGCCTATGTTAGAAGTCCATATAAACCTGGTGTACAAGCTATTGAGGATAGTGATTATGCCTCTAAAACTGACTTTGCAAAAGATTTAAGAGCAAATGAATTTACTGTTTTAGGTGTAAATGATAATAGAGATTTATATGTAGTTGATAATTCTGACTTTGGTAATTTAGCACAGTTAAAGAAAAAGATGAAATTTTATAAAATGATGTGGGATGATGCTAAAAAGGAAAATCCAGAAAGTACTTTATTTAAAGATGACTATGAAAGACTTAAAAAAATTTATGATGAGGCAATGAGACAACCCCTTAATGAGAATTATATACTAAAAGGAATACAAGATGGAAAATCATTTGATATATCATATAATGATGATAAAGAAAAATTACAAAAATTTAAAGATGAATTACAAAAAAGTCATAAGGATATAGGAATGTATATTATAGAAGAAAGTTTTAATTATTTACATGATACAGATAAACCTAAATATAATGATTATATAGGTTTAAGTATGCAAATTGATGGAACTAAAACAAAAATAAAAACATTAAAATCTAAAATAAATAACGATAAATATGATTCTGATAAAAATAAACACACCTATCAATTAAATTATTATAAACAATTATTAACTAAGTATGAGGATGCCTTACAAAACATTAAAGATAAAAAAACAGAATCAGATAATTTATTAATAACTTTATACCATAATACAACTAATGAAAATGCTATTAAAATAGCAAAAGAGGGACTTAAAGGCGGTATGAGATTAGATGTATATGGAAAAGGTAGTGAAGCAGAAGGTTCTGGGATTTGGTGTTCAACTGTAAGAGGATATGGATATGGTGGAGCTACAATAACATTTCAAGTAAATAAAAATGAAAAAGAATTAAGACAACAAAACGATACAGAATATATATTATATAGAGATGTAACACCAAAGGAAATAATAGATATAGATTTAGTAATTTCAAATATACCTTGTATTAAACATTTCGATAAATCTAGTAATACAACTGTAGAATCAGATATTCCAAATGGAATAAAAAAATGGGGAAAAGATAAATTATTAAAAGTATTTAAAAATAATACACAAAGTTTTGTCGAACCATATAATTATGAACAGTTGTTAAAATTAATAGAAACTGGAAATAAATATTGTAAAGGAAAAATAACTCTAAATGAAAGTAACTGTTTAAATAATGAATTTAAAGATAAATTAGAAGAAGTAAGTAGAAATGATATGTTAGCAAAAGCTAAATCTCAAACAATAACAAGATATAATAAAGCTCCTGGATATAAAGGATTTTCAATTGTTGATATTGATACTACATCTGTATTTACAACTAATTCATTAAGAGTTACTTGTAGAGTAGGAGATTATTGGGATACTGTAGAAATGGAAAATATTTTATATTGGATTCAAGTAGAAGCTGAAAAAAATCCAAATTATCAAATTAATACAAAAGGAATTACTGCTGCAATAATGAATTCAATTGATGGTATGGATATAAAAGTAGATTGTACTTGTCCTGATTTTAAATATAGATTTGCATATATGGCAACTAAACTTGGTTATAAATATGGTAAACCTGAAAATAGAGAAGCTAAAATAACTAATCCAAATGATTATGGTTCAATTTGTAAACATTTAATTTCTATGTTAAGTAACAAGAAATGGCTACAACAAGTAACAAGTACTGTTATGGATTTCATAGTTAAACGTATAGATGATGTAAATAAATTTTTAAGAGTAAAAGAAGGAGAAGAATTAACATTGCCAAATGAATTAGCAAGACAAAATGCTAAGAAAGGATTCTATACGAAATTATTTGGTAAGGATGATGCTAATAATGAACAAGATGAAGAAAATAATGAAGAAGATTTGCAAGATGTTGATAAAGATATTAGCAACGATAATGAAGATAGTAATAATAACGATAATACTATTGATAATCAAAGTAATGTAGATACAGAAGAAGATCCTGAAAATAATGAAAAATAAATAAAGGAGATGAAAATTAATGCAAATATCAGAAACTTTAGGAAATGAAATCAAAAATAAATTTGAAGAAGATTGGCAAGATTATATTGATGAAAATAGTATACCTGAAGAAGAACAAGCTGAAAATAAAGAAGCTTATAAAGAAATATGGGTTACTGAGAACGAGGATTTCTTAGATGCAATAATTGAAAATGTAGATTATCTTGATGAAGTAGAATATTTAACTGATGCTTTAGATTATGAAACATATCAAGAAGCTGGAGTAATATTAAATAATTTTATTGATGAATTATAAAAAAAGGAGGATATAAAATGGATTTACAAAAAGCTACAATGAATTTAATAAATAGTGAATCAAACAAAAGTTTAAAAGAATCAATAGATTAGAGTTATTATAAAAAATTTCATCCAATTAATGATAAGTATTTACCTGATATGGATGAAGGTGATACTATGGCTAATCAAATAGTTACAGCTATTAATAAATTAGTTTATAAATGGTATAATGATGGAGATGTATTTGATAATGTTAATAGTGGATTAACAGGATGGGCAAATGATTTATCTGATTATGCAAATTGGTTATATCAATATGTTCCTGAAACAAAAAATATTTTAAGTGATGTATTTGATATTCATAATACTTCTGATTATGAAATAATTTTAAAAGAACTAGCCGATTTATGTTTAAATGAAGATTTTTTATCTAAATATAATGAAAAACCTAAAAAAGCTTCTATTTATGAATGTGATGGTCCTTTTGAATTTTCAATGCAAGATGAAGATGAAGATGAAGACGATGAAGAATGGTATTAAAATATAAATAAGGAGATGATATTTCGTGTATAATAAAGATCAAGAATATACATTAAAATATATCGTTAAAAATGGAGAGGAAAAAGAATTAAAATATACTCCAGATAAAGATATGTCAACACCTCAAATAATAAATATGTTAAAAAATAAAGATAAGGATTTCTTTAAATTATTAGAAAATAAAAACTTAATAAATGAAAAGGAGGATTTAAAAATGAAAAAGAAAAAAGAAGAAGGAATTACTTTAAATGCATATACATTTGATGATTTAGAAGAACAAATAGAAAATTTATATGAAAATGGAGAAATAGATGATGATGTATATGATGAAATAATAGATATGATAGATACTGAAAAATCTAATACACAAGATTATATAAATAAAAGAAGTAAAGTAACAAATACAGATCTTGAAGATGAAATAGGTATTGAAGAAGATAATGTACTTGCTTTAATAAAAAATATAAAAGAAAAATTAAATGAAAATAAATCAATAAAAACAGAATCAGATCAAATGGATACTTTATATGATTTATTAGAATATAAAGATTTTGAAGATATTGATATTGGAGATAATACCTACGATATGGTTGTAGCATATAGTGTAGATATAGAAGATGCTGATAACGATCCAGCTCAAGAATTCTTAGTAAGATTGGCTAAAAGTTTAAGAATAACTACACCTTTAGAAATTGAAAAATTAAATAGTATTGATTTTGTTAATGTAGACCTAACTGGTTGGGTTAAAAATAATTTTGATTTACTTAGTTCTATATTTGATTTTGGAGGAACAAGTAAAGAAGAAGCTATTGAACAAATGGTTGTTGTGGGAATGGATGCTTTAATTACAGGAGCTACAACCGATAGTGTTTATGAACAATTAAATAAAGGAGCTGAATTTACAGAATCAAAACAATTACATGAAGAAGAGGAATTAGAAGGTACTGGAGAAGATCAAACTCAAACTCAAGAAGATGTAGAACGAGCTGTAAGTGAAGTTGAAAATCCAACAGAAGAAGATAAATTAGCTGTAGAAACAACAAACAGTACAATTGATGTATTAATTGTTGATGAACAATCAGCTATTGATGGTTATAATTCATTTTTAAAACAAGCTAAAGAAACATTAATACCTAGTTTATATCAAGTATTAGAAAAAGAAATAAATGAAATTATAGCAGATGAAGAAGATCATATAAATAAATTAAATACAATCAAAAGTGCTTTTCATTTAGAAGATATACCATTAGATGAATCTAAAAAAGTTGAAGGTGTAAAAAATGTAAATGATTTAGAAGTTGGAGATGAAATAACAATACCGTATGCAAGAGGACCTAGATATACTCAAAATAGATCTGAATGGGTAAAAGGTAAAGTTATAGATATAAATCCTGATTATGCAGATTTAGAAGTACCAACAACTTTAACTGTAACAACAAAACAATTGAGTGATTGGTTAACTAAATTAGAATCTAAATTAGATTTAAAAGAAGAATCAAACTTAAAATATAAAAAAGGTGATATAGTACCTTATAAAGGAAAAGAATATAAAATAGTAAAAGCTATTCCAGCTCATTATTGGAAAGGACAAAATGCTTCTGATGAAGAAGGAGAAGATAATTCATTTGTAGAATTTACTGATGATATGTATGAAATACAAAATCCAAATGATGAAAGTGATTGGGGATATGTAAAAGCTGCTCAACTAAATGAAACATATGAATTAACTCCTGATGAATTAACTCCTGAAGAACAAGCAATTCAAACTAAATATGATCTAGTATTAGATGAATTAGAAATAGATTTAGATTCACCAGCTGAAGTAGAAGAAGGTCATATGATTAAAAAATATATAATAAATCATCCAGAAGCCTCTGTAGATGAAATAGTTGAGTTATATAATAATTATACAGAAACAGGAGATACTACTATATTAGAAAATAAAAATTAAATGAATCTGATAAAAAATGTATGCAGATTTAGCTGAAAAAATGGAAAAAGAAATATATAATTATTTAATAGAAAATGAATTTAATGCATGTTGAATTAATATGGGAATGTGACTTAAATCATTTTAAACCATATGAAATAGAAGTAACTATTTGGGAAGTTTAATTTAAAATTTAAATATTTATATTTAAAAGAATTGGTATATAAAAAATATATCAATTCTTTTTATTTGTTTAAGTAAAATATTAATGATAATAATAAATAATTAGGAGGCATAATAAATATGTTTATTAAATTGAATTCTGGAGATATGTTAAATTTATTTTGGTTAGATAATTTCTATATAGATAAACATGATGATACAAGAATTATATATGTTTATGTTAATGGAGCTAAAAAAATAGAAACATTTGAAACTAATACAGAAGCTTCATCTAGATATACTGAAATAGAACAAAAAATTTATGGATAAAGGAGGTTTGTTAAATGGCTAATATTGATTTTTATAGAAAAGCCATACCTTCTGAACAAATTGATGTAGGCGATATAATAATGCTAGATCCTGATACATCTTTAATAAAAAAAGCTGTATATAACAATAAAGAAGAATTATTCATAAATTCTCGTTTAATTATAGGTGTTTGTATTTCTAGTGATAATACAATATTAAATATTGAAACTGTAAATGCTGGTAATTCTAAAGTTAGAGAAAATGATATTATACTTGATGGAGGTAATTCATTAAAAGTAGATACTATAATGATTGATGCAGGTGATTCTTCTATTGATAAATCTAAAGTTATACAAGTAGCTTATAATGGCACACAAAAAGTAAATGTAACAGGTTATGTAGATTTAGGAGATCGTTTATGTATAAGTAGAGAAGCTGGTAAGGCAAAATCTAAAGACTTTTTAGATAAAGAGTATTTTGATAGTAGATCAATTGGTAAAGTAATAAAATTTACAAATAGAAAAGATCAAGTTATAGCTTTATTAGATATAGAATAAAAGGAGTTGTTTTTATTGAAATTTAAAAAATTAAAAGATTTTGAACCTTTTATAGAAAATGAAGAAACTCATAAACAATTAATAAAATATTTAGATGAAGATAACCAAGTAAAACAATGGGAATATTGTGTAGGTTCATGTAAAGGATATATACAAAGAAGAAAAGAACTTTTAAAAAATAAAAAATTAGATAAAGAAGAAAGAAAAAGACAAAAAATACTTTTAAAATTTGATAAAGCATCATTAAAAGATTGTTACAAAATATATAAGCAAAAAGCATATTTCTATTGGTTATTAGGTTTTTAAATTAAATAAGGAGGTTATTTTAGTGGAAGAAGAAAATAAATATTATACAATCATTTTAAGACATGATACAAGCACACAATGGACAATAAATGATCCTATATTAGCCCTAGGTGAGTATGGTGTTGAAGATGATACTCATAGAATAAAAAGAGGAGATGGAGTTACTCCTTGGTCAGAATTATTATATGAAACAATGGGATTAGATTATTTGGTAACATTTGCAAATTTAAAAGGTAGTGTAGATGATAATCAAGATTTAAAAACAGCATTACAAGGTAAAGTAGCTATAAGTACATTTGATGATATGAATGCTAAAACTGTTACAGCTTTAAATATCACAAATGAAAATACAAATCAAATAATGACTGTTTCAAAAACTTTAAAAGATGTTAGAACAGGTGGTAATACTTTACAAAAGACTATATTTAAATCTGATGATAGTTCAGTTCAATCATTTTGGGGTGTAGATGAGTTAGGTAATACTGTTGTTAATTTAAAAGCTACTGGTTCTATTGGTAATTTTACTCCATATTTTAGATATGGTTTAAACCAAATGTGTTTATATGATAATAAATTATATAAAGCAAATAAAGAATTAGTATCAGAAGAAACATTTAATGCTGATAATTGGGATTTATTATTTTCTAGAAAAGCATCAGATATAACATTTGATCCTAGTCAAACATCACTTGCTTCTACTGATGTTCAAAGCGCTTTGGTTGAATTGACTAAATTTAGTCAAGATAAAGTTACTTTAAGTAAAGAAACAAATAAAATATATGGAACTGATAATTTAGGATTAACTAAAATGTATGACTTGACAGATTTAAGTAGTGTTAGTACTGTTAATAATGTAAGTCCTGATAGAAATAAGAATATAACTTTAACAGGAGAAGATATAAATATAAATGCTGGAAGTAATACAACTATTAAATCTGAATTAGATACTTTAAATAATAATAAATTAAATATAAAACAAGATGCCTCAGATGCTGGAAAATATTTATATATAAATAATCAAGGAAATATTCAAGCAAGTAATAAAAATATTGTAAATACAGTTACATCAGATTATAATTTGGTAGATAATACAGATGAAACAAATCCTAAAATATTAAGAGATAATACGAAATTAGATAGTAATATTGCTCAAACTCTTTTAACTGATTTTAATATAGCTAATACAGAAGAAGATATTACAATGCAATTTAATAAAGTTACAATTGAAAATAAATCAAAAAGTAATTCATTTGTACATATTTTAAAAGAAGGAAATATCAATATAAATTTAGTTGATGATAAATTAACTATTTCAAGTAAAGTAATTGATAATAATATAACTCAAATATCTAATAATAAATTAGATAAAACATTTTTAGGGGAAGGTAATAAATTAGTTGAATCAATTCTAATAGATAATAGTGAAACAGGTAACGGATTTAAAATAACACAAACTTCTGTATCACCAGCAGATAATAGTCAAGCAATTCAAATAGTAAATATTACATCAAATGATAATTCTTTAGATATTAATTTTGAATCTGATGACTCAATTGATATTGATATTTCAGCTAATGCAAATAATATTAAATATGATAATACAACTTCACAATTAGAAGCAACAAATATTAAAGCTGCAATTGATGAACTAAAATCAATAATAGAATTACAAAAAATTATACCATTTGCAAAAAATACAGATTATAAACAAAATCAACTTGTTTTTGTAATTAATGAAAATAATATAACTTTATTAGCTAGAGTATTAAATGATTATACATCAGATAATACAGGTTCTACTTTATTAGAAGCTTTTGAAAATGATGTAACAAATAATAAATTATCTAGAATCGGAATTCCTAATGAAGTAGCTTAAAATATAGGCTATTGTACATAAATAATATACAATAGCCTTTTTTATGTAAATTTTTGAAAGGAGTGAGTAAATTCAATATGATGAAAACAAAATATAATATTAAAAAATTTTCAATATTATTACCTTTGTTATTATGTGTTATTTTAATAGCGTATTTTCTTTATATATTTAATTATTTTAATGAATCTTATTACATGAGTAGATATACTGATGCAAAGCATACAGTTGATATTATAGCTGATTCTATTGAATCTTTAAAAAGAGAGAATGTACCAGATCAAGTAATATTTGATAAAATTTTAGACGAAGCATTATCTTCTTTAGATGATGATCAAGGAATTTATTTAAGATTATTAAATTTAGACTTTGAAAATATTTTATTATCAAGTCAAGAAGATAAAAAAGATTTTGATTGGCTAGGTGGGGTGGATACAAATACAGAGCAGATGCAATCTTTAAGGTGTAGTATAGAAAATAACATGGTAGGCGAATATGTTGTAACTACTCCAATTGGTGATTTAAATATATATTGGAAACAAATTCCTTATACAGATCCACAATATTACTTAATTGTGTGTGTTGATAAATATACAACCTTTGAACAAACAACTATGATTCAATTTACAATAGGAGTTTTCTTTATAGCAATTATAACAATGCTTGCTGTATATGATAGTGTATGGTCTAGGATTAAAGCAAAAAATGGAAACTAAAGAAAGGATATAATTAAATGGAAAAATTCAATTTTTTGGAATTTATTATAAATGCCTTGTTGGCTTCTTTTGGGGGATTAGTAAGGAGATTAGCTGAAATGGAAAATAAAAAGAGTGATCCTAGAAAAATGTCATTATTTTATTATATTGTAGGTTGTGCAATATCAATGTTTGTAGGAGTTGTAATATATTTATTATGTAAAAATTTTGGAGTTAGTCAATATTTAACTGCTGGGTTGACTAGTTTAGGTGGATATATGGGTGTTCCAATCCTAGATTTATTATCAAATATAGCTGTGAAAAAAGTAAAAGATGCTGCAGGATATCAAGATGAAGTAAAATCAGAAAATAATGAAGATGAAGAAGATACTAACAAAAAGAAAACAACAACAAAGAAAACAAATAAAAAAAGTAAATAATTTAGATATGTGTATAATTTTTTATACACATATTTTTATGTAAAATAATAATATAAGGAGGAGTTATTATGATTATGTATAATTTAGAAAGTATAGCACAGAAAATAGCTACAAAAGCATCAAGTATAGCTGTTTTAGATAATTTGTTTAAAAATGAATATTTAATAGATAATGTTACAGAAGAAATATTAACAGATATTGGATTTAAATTTGTAAGTTATGATAATAGAGATAATACACCAATATATACAATGGAAAATTTAATGGCATGTTATAAAGATAATGTTTTACATTTATTTCAAATAGATTAGGAGATTATTATGGATAATGTATATGAAAAATTATTTGATGAAACAATAGAAGTAGGAGATATTATTTCTCAAAATGCTATTAATAATAAAGTATATAAAAGTTGTAATTATAAAAAAGATAGAATTATTGGGGTTTGTACAAATGTCAATAATAATGAAATTACTATATCTAATAGTGGATGTGTTGATGCAAATATCATAGGGATAGCTTGTATTGGAGACAAAGTAACTTGTTCTGATATACCTGGAAAAGGTGTAGCAATCCGATATGATCAAGATGAAACTATTTTTAATATAAGAAGTATAGGTAAAATTATTGGATTATATGACAATTATGATAAAGTAAAAATATTATTAGATATAGAATAAATAGAAAGGAGTTACTATGGGACTATTAAATAGACAAGATGCTCTAATATATAGAAGATATTTTAAAGAGATGTGTAAATTAATAGGAATATCTGTTGGATATCAATATATTGTAAAAAAAGAATTAACTATACATTCAGAGGATAATAGTACTTTTTCTATGCCAACTAGAATTGATGTAATATTTGATGAAAATCCTTCAATAGATACATTAAAAAGATATGGTTGGGTATCTGAGTTAAATGAACAACAGCCAATATTATGTCATTTTGCTTATGATACACCTAAACTACAAATTGGGTGTCGTGTTATGGTTGAAGCTACAAAAGGAACTCCAAGACCTAGAGTATTTAGTATATCTAAAATAAGTAATGATTTGGAATATCCGGATTCATATGCTTGCGCTTTAGTTCCTGTATTTGATCAATTACCTCAAAAAAATCAATATACATTAGTTAATACAGAAAAAATTAATCAAGCTGAATCAGATAGAACATCTAAAGATCAATCAGCTAAATATATTACAAATGATCATGATATTGATACTACTCCACAAGAATATATTAATTGGGAGAATCAATATAAATTCATAAATGAAGAAAATAGTCCTTATAGTGGTTAAGCTTATGTTAATATTGCAATTTCAATTTACGAATGTTAGAGATGATGAATTAAATATTATCCCAGAATTTGTAGAATGGATATCTGATCAAATATTTCAATATATAAATACTTCTATAAATAGAAAAAAAATTCAATTGAGAATAAATTATTTATATCAAGTTAAATGGATTGATTGGATCAATACTAAATATATAGATACTCAAAGTATTATGGAAGCTATATATGATTCGTTTACATATAAACAACGTAAAGATAATACCTGGATCATTGAAATAGATAATAATATAAGAATTCCTAATACATATACATCTATTGGAAAATTGATAAGATTTCTTAATTCTGGGGATATAAATTTAAAAGGAACAGGAATGTTCATAGCTGCTTCTAAACATTTTAATCATAAAAAATTAAATAATTTATGGCAAATATTTGCTATGAGAACTTTAGGAAGTATGACTAAAGTAAAAATAATAGCTGAATAGAAGGAGATATAAATGAGTGAAGATATTAATAAAAAGAGTCTAGTTGATAAAAAAATTCATGAGCAAGATGTATCTGTTTATGCTTATGATAGAGCTATTGTAGAAGACTTTAGAGCTAGATTTAAAAATACTAAAAATAATGAAATAAATCCAAATGTTCAAATTGGACCAGCTGATAGAATGTTTAATATCTTAGGTCAATTAGATGATGATAAGGTAGTATTACCTTTTATAAGTTTGCAAAGGACTGATTGGCAATTAAATTTAGATAGACAAGGATATCAAACTTTCATAGGTGAAAAAGTATTTAAAAGAGTAAATGAAAATAATCAAATTATAGAAGTTAGAGCTCAGGTTATACCTATAACAATTAATTATCAATTAAGTGTATGGTCTAAAGATCAAGTTACTAATGATGCTTTAGTTAGAGAATTTTTATTTTATTATCATTTAAGACCTTCATTACTAGTTTATGTAGGTCATGGTTTAAATATAGCTCATAAATTTAATATATATTTCAATTCAGGAATTGAAAATAATTCTGATATAGCTAATCATATTAATAGAGGAGTATATTTTAGACAAGATTTATCTTTTTATACAGATGATGCTTACTTGTGGAGAGCTAATTATCAAAATGTTGTTAAAATTGATCCTAATATTAATTTTTATTATGATGATTTAAGTAAATTTAATGTATCATATAAAGATTTAATAGAGGAAGAAAATAATCCTAATTTAAATTAAATAAATATATAAATGAAGAAGATTAACTATTGTTAAGATTCTTCTTCATTTTCTTGTAAAATAATATTAGAGGTGAACGTAATGAAAATTAAAAAAGTAATTAATATTTCTGATAGAGTATTAACTATTGATAATATAAAATTAAAACCTAAAGAAGATCATATTTGGAGAGAAGATTTTTTTACTGAAAGATTAATAACAAGATTAAGAATTTTAGAAAATTTAAAATTTGTTAGAGTTTTTGATTATGATGAAGACGATACTGGTTATTATTCATATATACTTAAAGAATCAGAATTTAAAATTAATTTAGTACAAGATACAAGTAATGTTCAAGATAATACTACTACATCTACTGAAGCTCAATTGACAGAAAACACAACAGAAGAAGACTCAAAATCTACAAAGAAATCTACAAAGAAAACAAATAAAGGAGATAAATAATAATGAAAAAATCTATAAAGAAAGAAGCTTATGAATTACATCCTATTTTAAATCCAAAATTATGGTTTAATAATAAATTAAAACCTGAAGTAGCTGAAAAATTAAATGATATTTCTAAAGAGTTTCTTGATTTTATTGAATTACCAATTAATTTAGTTGATATTGACATTATAGGATCTAATGCATCTTATAATTATAATAGTCAAAGTGATATTGATTTACATTTTGTTGTAAATAATGAGTTAAGTTATATAGATGAAACTATTTTACAGCAATTATATGATTCTAAAAAATCATCATTCAATAGAAATTTTGATATAGATATTTATGGTATTCCTGTAGAATTATATATAGAAGATGTTAATGCTGGTAATGCTACTAATGGTAGATATAGTATTTTAAAAAATACATGGATTCAAAAACCTAAACCAGTTGAATATGATATTCCAGATATTTCTGAAGAATTAGATGCAACATTAGCTAAATGTAATGAAATGTTAAATAGTAATGATATGGAAGCTGTTCAAAAATATATTAATGAGTTATACATGAATAGAAAAGTTGGATTAGCTGAAGAAGGAGAAATGAGTTTAGGTAATTTAATTTTTAAAGCTTTAAGAAATCAAGATATGCTTCAAAAATTAAAGGATCATTATTTTGATTTAAAAGGTAAAAGTTTAAGTTTAGAAGAATCTAAAAGAAAAGTTGTTACTAAATTAGAAAGTGCTATGCAAGAGTTTTTAAAAGATATAAAAAGTTTATAAAAACCCGTTACATTTTTTAAATTTTATAATATAATAGGAATCAGTTAAAGGAGGATAATAAATTTATATGGATCAAAGTAAAAAAGAATTAAAATCTATAATTAAATCGCTTTTAAATACAAAATCTCAAGAAGATTTAAATAAAATAATTGATAAAATTTGTAATATAAAAAATATTAATAAAGATGTATGTTATGCTTGTCAAAAAATTAATAAAGGTAAAGATGTTCTATCTAATAAAATAGATGATATTAATGATATATGTACTGAATATATAGTAGAAAGTTATTTGAAAGAAGCTGATGAAGGTTCTTATGTTATTGGATTATCAAAAAATTCAAATACTGATATAGCAAATGGTTATAATGATTATGATTGTTATATAAAAGATATCATTGAAAATGGTGAATATTTAGTTGATCCAAATAAATTAGGTTATATAACAACTACTAATATAAATGAAGCTAAAATATTTACAGATAAACAAAAAGCTGATAGTTATGTTAAAACTTTAAAAAATGAAACTGACTGGAAAACTATAAGTACTATATCATATACTAAAAAAGAAGAAGCATTATCATCATCTGATATTTTTGCAAATTTATCTCAAATTCAAAAAACGATTCAACAAAAAACAGGCTGTACTGTAACAATTGAATCTGATAAAAATACAATAACTATTGTTATAAGCGGAGATAGTAATAACTTAATGAATGCAATGACATATGGAGATGAAATCAGAAAATATTTTGAAGATTTAAATAATGAAGTAACTTTTGAAACACAAAATAATAAATTCATATATACAATAAAATCTAATTAAAGGAGGTAATTTAAATTGAAAAGAGAATTAACACATAAAGCTCTAGCACAGGCTATGAATAAAAGAAATAAAATAGAAGAAGATAATAGCCTTTTTGATGAATATAAAGATAAAGTTGATTATACTTATATAATTAAAGGATTAGCTCCTTATAAATTAAATGCAACTAAAGCTGATAGTATTTGGCATGATGAGAAAGGAGATCTTTCTTGGGATCAAGAAACTGATGCAATTGAAGAATTTGAAAAAGAAGTTGAAGATTTATTAAAAGATGAAGCATATTTAAAGGATAGTTTTGAAGAAGAAGGATTAGATAAAGTTTATCCTAAGCTTGATGCTATTGATGAATATGTTGAAATAACTTTTGGTATTACTACTATAAAAGATAAAAATGTTGCAATAGAAGAAATAATTGCTGATATAAAAGAATATATGAAAAATATAGATAGTAATATAGATGGAGTTATTGTTTCAGGAGTTAGTGGAAATGAAGATCCTAGTTATGATACAGAACCAATGTATGTAACTTTAAAAATAAATGGAGAAATAAAAACAGAAATATTAAAAAGTGAAGATAAAACTAAAATAGAAAATTTTGTAAATTTTCTAAATGAAAATAAAATTACAGAATCAGTTGAAGATAATACTAATATAATACAACAATATTGTGATGCTAATAATTTAGTTATGCAAACACAAAAATTAGATGATGGTAAAGGTGAATTATATACTTATGATGGTACTGATAGTTATTTCTTAGGAAATATTGTATATGATGAAAATAATAATGCATGGGAATATACTTTAACAATATATCCAGAAAAAATAGAAGAACCAATAGAAATTGATGCACCTGAAGCTGAATTTAATAATTATGAAGAAATAAATCCTGAAAAAATTGAAATAGATAAAATATTAGTTAATGAGGGAAAAGTTACTTTTAAAAAAGAGAATGATATAAAAACAATTTCTTTAAATGATGATGGTATCGTAGAATATTATGAAAATAAACAATGTATTACAAATAAACCTTTTTCAAAATCAAATTTACAAAAAGAATACAAACAATTAATAGAAGAAGGATATAAAATTGTTAAAGAAGTTGAAGATATAAATAATGTACCTGATAATAATGATTTAGAACAAACTAAACAGAATTTAGAACAAGGTATTGAAAAAGTAGATCAGCTTCAAGATTTAAAAGATGAATTGATTGATAAAGTTGATACTTTAGTAAATGAATCTGAAGATAGAACTAAATTTCCAAGTTCAGATTTTACTAAAAAACCTTTTAGTTTAGATGATTTAAAAAATTTAGATTTAGAACATAATTTAAATCAAGAACAAATAGATTGGATAGATAAAACATATGGTTCTTTAGATGATGTTACATTAGCTTTAAGAGATGTATTTGCTTTATTATCATTTATTGAAGGATCTGAACCTATAATAAGTTTAGATGATTATTTAAATAATATTAATGATTAAATATAGGAGGTTTATAAATAATGAAAAAATATTATAATCTTAATGAAGGTTATTTATCTAAATTAGATGACAATAATGAAACTCTTATATCTGCTGTAGATGTTGATAATATAGATAAATATTCAAAAATTGAAAAAGATGATAAACAATCTTTTGAAGATTTTAAAACACAATATAAAGGTGTTATTGATATGAAATGTACACAAGATTATGGTAATTGTGAAGATAAAGATCTTTGGGAAGATTGTGCAAAAGAATTATTTTTAACATCAAAAAATTATCTATTACAAGGAGATGAATATAAAGCTTCTGATTTAGAAAAAAAGACAGAAAATAAACAATTGACTGAATCAAATGATATAAATGTAGGTGATGAATATATAAATGATTACGGAGCTAAAATAACAATACTTGAACCTACCAAAGATGGTGAATATCAATTTAAAGTGACAAATACTAAAACAGGAGTTGAAGGAGATGTTTTAGCAACAAGAAGCATGAAACATGTTTTAGATATGAATGGTTATAAAAAAGTTGAAAGTAAAAATTCTTCTGATAGATATCAATTAAGAAAATTTCCTAGTGAACAAGAATATAAAGGTGAATGGGGAGCATATGATACAAAAGAAGATAAATTTGTTCAAAAAGGTTCTAGATATGTAATGAAAGCTGCTATAATAGATCTTAATAGAAAAGATTCAAAAACTGAATCTAAAATAAATGATATTATAGCTAATAAGGGTATATTAAATGAAATTAAAACATTTAATGATAAAACAATAAGGGATTCATTTTTAAATATGTGTGAATTAGAACAAATATCTATAAGAAATCAAATACAAGTATTGCAAGAATGTAGAAGATTAATAGGTAAAGAGCCTTTAACAGAATCTGAAGATAAAGAATATACTAATCGAAATATAAGAACAGCTATTAAAAAAGTATTAGATAAAGATCATAATATATTTACTGATGATTCTATTTATGATGTAGTAGAAGTTTTAACAGGAATTTCAGATATAGATAAAATGCCTAAGGAACTTTTAAATCGAATTAGAAATATAGTAGAAAAAGATCGTTATAGAAAAGTTAAAAAAGAAGATAAAAATGATAGAAAAGAATTTAATTATATGTTATTAGATCGTTTAAGAGATGATTGTGAATATTTTTTAAATTACGGAAATGGATATGAACCTAATCTATGGGCAGGAGATATAGATAGTCAAATTTCTAAAATGAAAAAATTATATAATTCATTTGCTGATGATGAAAAACCTGAATGGATAACAATAGAAGATATAAATAATTATGAAAAGAAAATGAAAGAATTAAAAACAAATAAACAAAAGAAAACAGAAGGTACAGCACAAAAACGTATAGCTAGATATGGAGAATTTGATAATGGTTATGTTTTACATAATGATTGGAAAGAAATGTCAGATGAAGAAGCTGAAGAATTGGCAAAACAAGCTTCTATTAAAGATCCAACAGATGTTTATTATGTGCAGTATGATGATATAATGAATCCATCAAATGATATAAGATGGTATAAAGGTAAGTCTTATACAGTAGATGAAATTATTGAAATTAGAAAAAAAGAAAAATATGCTTTATATAAAAAGATGATGCAAGCTGAATTAGAAGAACAATGTAAAAGATTCAAAGATCTAACTTCATTAACAGAAGATCAATATGAAAACGAGAGAAGAAAAGGAAGACCTAATATAAATAAAATAGCTAAAGCCGAGTTCTATGATAATCAAGATTGGTACATTCAACATATAAAAGATTATAAAGATGAAAAAGATTTTATAGAAAAAGAAAAAGCTGAAATTGCATCTGAATATAATTTAACTGAAATAAGATCTGAATTGGTATGTAAACAAATATATCAATTAGCTAAAGAAAATGATTTAATCTAATTATTTAAAAGGATAATATTTCAAGTATTATCCTTTTTTAATTGTAAAATATTATTGAAATATAAATCTAAAGGGGAATGAGATGATATGAAAAGTGATGCTTTATTAGAAGCTACAATATTAGCTTTACAAGGTAAATTATTAAAAGAAGGTAATCCATCTAATTTAAAAAAATTTAAAAATAAAGATAAAAATATTCATTATGAACCATTAGAAGGTGATTATGAACATATTCCTTTTGATTATAAATTATCAGGTAATGATTATCAAGGAACTATTCAAGATAAAAAAGGAAATCAATATAAAGTATTAGCTCAAGTACAAGAAAAAGATACAGGATCTATTGCAGGTGGTACTTATAATTTTTATGTTACTATATTATATAATAATCATGAAATCAGTTTAAACGATTATACTGCTTTGTTTTCTAAAAATGAAGGTCCAGGAAGTAACTTACTTAGTGATATTGAAGAAGGTATATATTTAGAGGATTATTTACAAAAATATATTAAATATATAAATAATGTTTCAAATATTGAAGATTGGATAAAAATGAAAAAAGATAACGGTGAATCTATATCAACTTATCGTTATTCTAGTCAATGGGTTGAAGAAAATGTAATAAATGAAAATAATGATTATGATGCAAGAACTTCTTTAGATAAAAAAATAGATAAGAAAAATGAAAATATTTTTGTTAGTATTTGGGGAGATGCTAATGTTTATATTAATGATTCTTCTATTAAATTAGCTGAAGATTATAATATGACTAGATATTTATATACAGTGGGTAAAGGTAGCGATAAATATAGAGCTTCTAATGAATCTATAACTGTACCTAAAGGAACTGAAATTGTAGTTTCAGATTCTACAAAAGAAAATATTTATAAACAAATAGATTCTAGTAAATATAATGTAGATATTAATTTAAATGAATTATCTGATATAATATTTACTTTAGGTCCTATGTATAGTTTTTTCAAATATGATAAAAATAAATTAAAAGTTGTATATAAGGATTTTAAATTTGAAACTATAAATGTAAGATATTATCCTAGAATTCAAATAAATAAAAATAATAAATTAAATGAATTAATGTCTCAAGCAAAAATTGATTTAGAAGATGCTCCTAAAAGAGTTTATAATATTTATAAAGAAATTCAATCAAGAATAGATGGAATGAAAGAAGCTAAAGTTGAAATAGTTTATGATAGAAATGAATTAAGAGCTCGTGGTGATGATGGAATACATGGAGAAGCATGGGTTCAATTTCCTAAAGATTTAAGAAAATATGGTAAAGTTTATAAAGTAGATCAATTAATTTGGAATGGAAAAAATTATAGAGCTAAAGGTAATATAGAAGAAATTCAACAATAAATAAAATAGTAGGTAAGTTAATTACCTACTATTTTTATGCTTTTTACATATTTTAAAAACTGTCTTATGTAAAATATTAATGAATGATAAAAAAAATAATCTATTTGTAAAATATTAATATATTGAAAGAAGGATGAGGTATCAATATGGGAAAAGCAATGATTATAGAAGCTCAAGATTCTAATACTGTATATGAAGAAGGAAAAAGCAAAGGTATATTAGGTAAATTAAAAGGTATATTTGCTGATTTTAAACATGGTACTAGAAATGCTGATAGATTATACAGTGAAGAACTTTGGGATAATAGAGTTTTTAATAATGAAGATGTTATGGAAGCATTAGAAACAAAAACATTGTTTGGAGAATTAGATCATCCAGATGGTGATAGATGTGAAACAAAAGCACAAAATGCTGCTATAACTATAACAAAATTAGAAAAAAGACCTGAAGAAGGTGTTATTTATGGTGAAGCAGAAATATTAGATACACCAACAGGAAAAATAGTTAAAGCTTTAGCTGATAGTGGAGCTAAATTAGGAATTAGTTCTCGTGGTATAGGAGAAGAAATATATGAGAATGGTCAAAATATTATAGATCCTGAAACCTATGATTTTATAACATTTGATGTTGTAGTAACTCCTGCAAATAAAAAAGCTAGAGTTAGTTTAGCAGAAAGCAAACAAATCAATAAATTAAACGAAAGTTTTGAAAGAGCTATAAATGAAAGTGATACTAAAAATCAATTAAATCAAATTAAAGAAGCTGTTGATAATACAAATAATATTAATAAATCTAATTTGTTAAATTTAATTGAAACTAAAAAATTATCTTTAAGCTCTAATAAAGAAAATAAATTATTAGAATCTAATAAACAATTAGCTTTTAACTTATTAAAAGAAAAATATATTGAAAATAAAAATGAATTAAAAGAAAGTATTACTGCATCTAATAATTTAGGAGAAGAAAATAAAAAATTAATTGAAGAATTAGATTATTATAAAAATTCTAAAGAAGATTTAAAAACTAAATTAAAAGAAAGTATTTCTTCAAAAAATGAATTAAATGCAATAGTTGAAAATTTACAAAATGAAACTCAATCACAAAAAGCTTTATTAGAAGAAAGCAATAAAAAAATTCAAAGATTACAAACAAAAACTAAAATTTTAGAAAAACAAAAATCTAATATTATTAATAAAAAAGTAGAAGATTTACAAAGTAGATTAAATGCAGAATTATCAAAAAACGAATCATTGGCGAAATCTAATGCAGAATTATCAAAAAATTTAGAGGACTACAGTAAAATAATATTAGAGAACAAACAATTAACAGAACAATTAAATAATTTAAATAAAAATAAGTTAATTGAAAGTAAAAAAATAGAACAAGAAAAATCATTACAAGAAAATAAAATTAAAGAGTTACAACAAAAAATTACATTATTAGAACAACAAGCTAAAAAGACAGAAAATATAGAAGATAGATTTTCTAAATTAGCTTTTGATCCAATAGGAAATATTAAAGTAGTAGCTGAAAACTTTAAACGTAATGATTTATCTCAAGAAGATATTGATTTATATAATGCTTTAACAAATAAATAATTAACATCTAAAAAATATTTGATGTATTAAATTATATATTTTAGTTAAATAAGATATGTTTAACAAGGTAAGGAGATATACCTAAAATTAATCTCAAAAATTTATATTAAAAAATTAAAAATTAAAATATTGAAATTTAGAGGAGGAATTTATAATGCCAGGAATGACAAAAGAGTCTTTAAGAAGACAAGTTGAATCAAGTCCTGTTATAGCTAAATATGCAAAAAGAATTGGTTTACTAGAAGCAGCTAGAAAAGAAGTTGGAGCTAGACCAATGAGCACATTTGAAAAATACTATGCAGGTCAATTATTTGAAAATATCCAAAAAGGAAATTTATTTGAAGGTTATACACAACCTACAAACGTTGGAAACTTCAAAAGAGATGCTTTCAACATTACATCTCTTGCAATTCAAAATACAATATTACCAGAAATAGTTTCTGTACAACCAATGAGTACAGCAGCTCAATTAATTCCATTATTAGAATTAAGATATGGAACAAACAAAGGTGAAACAGCTCAAGGTGATCTAGTATTAGATTCAACAGGAGCTGGTAAAACAGATAAATTCTATGATAGCAAAGTTGTAAATAAAGCACCATTTGCTAATGGATCAAAAACATATTTAGCAGCTTTCACACCAATTGACGCAGGAAGTGTTGTAGTTGTAAAAGCTGATGGAACAACTATTACAGATGAAGGAGATGGAACATTATCAGATGGTGGTACAGTAAATTATGCAACTGGTGAAGTTACATTAAATGCTGCTGTATCTGATGAAGCAACAACAATCTCTTATACATATAATAATTCAGTAGTTCCAAACTATTTATATCCAGAATTAGATGGACATAATCAACAACAAGTTGGAGATGTTACATTAGGAATTAACCCAGTTCTTATTGAAGCTGAAGAACATAAAATCAGAGCTGTATATGCATTAACAGCAGCATACAGAATCAATAAAGAATATGGTGTAAATATGCCATTAGAATTTGAAAAACAAGTTGCTAATGAAATGAACAAAGAGAGAGAAAGATATGTAATGTCAGATATCTTCACTCAAGCAGCTGGTGGAAATGCTATCGTATGGTCAGCAACACCAAGACCAGGTGTATCAGATGCTGAACATATTGAAGGATTACCAATCGCTATCAATTTAGCAGCAGCTGAAATTTATAATAGAACAGGTGGTAACTTAACACCTAACTTCGTAGTAGCTGGAGCAAACGTTGTAGCATATCTTGCTAAAACTAAAAACTTCCAAGCAAACGAAGCACCAAAAAACGGTGGATCTTTCTTAGCTGGAACTTTAGGAACACTTAAAGTATATCAAACACCAGCTATAGGAACAAACGACTTCTTCCTAGGAGCAATCGGAAATGAATTCTGGCAAGCAGGATATGTAGTTGGTGATTATATGCCAATCACATACACAACACCAGTAACATTAGCTGATTATACAACTCAACAAGGTTGGGTATCAATCTATGGTAAGAAAATGGTTAATGCTAACCTATATATCAGAGGAAGAGTTACTGTTTAAGATAATCTTTTCACTTCCTATTAATTATATATTAGAGATGCAGAAATGCATCTCTTTTTAATTTGTTTAATATTTCAACAAGGTTGGGTATTGATATTTTGTAATAAATGAGATATAATATAATTATATCGGAGGTAAATTATGAAATATAAATGTGATTGGTGTCAAAAAGAATTTGAGATGACAATAAATCAAATAAAAAATTATAAAAAAGATCCAAATAAAAAATATTTTTGTTGCTTATCTTGTTCTGGAAAATATTATGCAAAAAAATCACATGAAGGTAAATCTATTGAAGAAGAACAAAAAAGAAGAGAAAAAATAAGTAAAACTTTGAAAACTAAAGAAATATATTTATCAGAAGAACAAAAAAGAAAAAGAACTGAGAAATTAAATAATTATTGGAAATATTTAGATAAAGAAGCTAGAAGTATTAGAAATAAGAAAAATGCTATTAAATCTAAACAAACTAAATTAAAAAAATATGGAAATGAAAATTACAATAATTCTAAACAAATAGCAATTACTTATAAGAAAAATAATACAATAAATAATCCAGCTTATAATTGGAGTCATATTACACCAGAACATTTAAATATAATTAGAAATAAAGAGTTATTTAAACAATTTATATTAAATATACCTTTAGAAGATAGATGTATATATACTATCGCAAAAAAATTAAATATCAGTAGATCTTATTGCAGTACTTTAATAAATGAATATAATTTATATAATGATTCTGAAATTAAAATACATCGTAATTTGTCTCAACCACAAATTGAACTTCAAGAATATATCAAATCAATTTATAAAGGTGAAATTATAATAAATACGAAAAAGATAATAACTCCTTATGAATTAGATATTTATATTCCTGAAAAACAATTAGCTATAGAATTTAATGGTAATTATTATCATACTACAAATAATATAGATAAAAAAGCTCACTATAATAAATCAAAATTATGTGAAGAAAAAGGAATAAGATTAATTCATATATTTGAATATGAATGGGATGATGAAAGACAAAGGCCCATACTTGAAAATATAATTAAAAGTGCTTTAGGAATTAATAAAACTATATATGCTCGTAAATTAAATATTATCGTAAAAGAATCCAAAGAAATGAAAGAATTTTTTAATAAAAATAATATTCAAGGATTTAGAGGAGGAAAATTTGCAATATGCTTAATTGATAAAATTACAAAAGAAGTATATATGTCATATTTATTTGGAGATGCCTTTTTTGGTAAAGGTAAATATGAATATGAAGTTATAAGAGGAGCTACGAAGTTAGGATATAATGTAGTTGGTGGAGCTTCTAAAATTTGGAAATATTTTATAAAAACATATAAACCAGAATCATGTGTATATTATATAGATTATAATTATTTTAATGGTAACTCTCTTAAAAATTTAGCTAATATGAAATATATAAAAACTCAATTTAGTTTTAAAAATTATTTTGTTAATAATGGTAAAGTTAAAAATAGAGATCCAATGCATCATAAAGAAATTAAACAATTACAAGAACAAGGTTTAGTATATCCTATATATAATGCAGGAACTAAAGTATATGTATGGGAAAATAAGTAAAATATTAATAAGATAATAACTAAAGGAGGAATAATAATAATGACTGAAAAAGAGAAATTGACAGAATCTTTAATCAATTTATTAAATGAAAGTTATGTATATGATAATTATGAACAAAATTATTTTGATAATAAAACAGGTAATATTATTGAAATTGTTTATCCTGGAGATAGTGAACCATATTTAAATGGATGGAGAAATTCTGAAACTTATGAAGGACCTTATATAAAAGATAAAAATAATTTAACTGAAGATGAATTATGGACAGTTGGTTGGGTAGGATATATCCGAAACATAAAAGAAGGACCTTTTAAATCATTTGACGATATGAAGATTAAATGTTTAAATGATGACGAAACTAAAGAATATAAATTACCTGAAATACCTAAAAATATACAAAAAGAATTTTTAGAAAAAGTTAATAAATGGATCAAAAAAAATAAATAATAGAGGCAGGTAAATTATGAAAATTTTATTTGTTGGAGATATACATACTCATGATTATATATTAGATGATATAAAAAGATTAGATAAAAAATATAAATTTAATAAAATAGTATTATTTGGAGATTATGTTGATGATTGGTTAAGTAGTGGATATGATTCAATTGAAACATTAAATAAAATAATAGAATTAAAAAATAGTAATAATAAATATACTTTATTATTAGGTAATCATGAATTAAGTTATTTAGGATTTCCTTGTTCAGGGCATCAATATGGTCAAGAAAAAGAAATAGAAAATATATTATTAAAAAATATTGATTTATTTGACTTTTATACATCAGTTCAATGTGGAGATAAAAAATATTATTGTTCTCATGCAGGATTTACTAATGAATATTTAGAAAATGTATTTAATCAAAATGATTATGATGATATTAATTATGAAGAACATTTACAAAAGATAAATAAAAATAAGCTAAATAATTTATTTTTAGCCTCACTTTGTTCTTATATGAGAGGTGGTAGTAATAATTGTAGTTCATTTTTATGGGCTGATAGAAAAGAGCATTTATATTTTAATGAAAATGAAGAACCTATAATACCTTATCAAATTATAGGACATACACCTGTAACTCATATAGATTTAAATAATAATTTTATATTTATAGATACTCATTCCACTTATAGAGATGGAACACCTTTTGGAGATAAATCATATTTAGGATGGATCAATAATAAATTTGTAATATTAAATTAATCAAATAATCGTATAAGTTTAAAAGATAAGTAAGTTAATTACTTATCTTTTTTATTATTTACTTGTTATAATTAATATAAAATAATGAATATAATTTTTTTAAAAAACCGTTACATTTTTTAAATTTTATAATATAATAATATTGAATTTAAATTTTTATATGAAAGGAAAATAAAGAAAATGGTAAGTGAAGTTAAAAAATTCAAATTAATTATTAAATTTTTAAGGAGTAATCCAGGTATTCAAGAAATTGAAAATAAAATCGAAGAGTGGAGAGAAAATAATGAATTAGAAGAAACAGATTCATCTATATTAAATGAATATGCACAAGCCTTTAAAGATGCTTGTATGGAAGCAGAAGCTGATGGAGAAGAATTAAATTTAGATAAAGCAACTGATATTTTAGATAATATTTTTGAAGAATTTTACGATAATAGTAAAGCTCATGATTTGGCTCGCAATTTAACAGCTCGTATTCCATATATAGATGATTTAAGTGATGAATGTATTTCCAATATATTAACTTTAGGAAAAATGTTTTTATTGGATTTTAATTTTGAGATTTTATATGGATTAGATAAAAATGAAAAAAATGTATATAAAATTGAATTAGGTCGAGAATTAGAAGCTATGGATAAAGACATATCTTATAAATTAGAATTTAAAACAAGTTATAAATTTTATTTAAATCTATTAAATTTGGTAATTAAAAATCAAATATATTTTGAACAAAATGTTATTGCTGATTATACTGTATCTAAGCATAAAGATTATTTAGATAAAATAGAAAATCAATTTGATATTTTAGCTCAAGCAAAAGATTTTGATACAATTAATTTTGATTTTTTACCAGAACAACTTGTAAAAGAATTAAATATTTTAGAAAAATATGAAAATGTATTAAATGTAGCAGAAAACTCTTTAGATGAATTTATAGATAAATTAAAAAATGATTTATTTAAAAATGAATCAGAAGAAGATGTGGAGTAAATAAAATATGTTAAAATTAATCTTTTATATATGTATAACTCTTATATGTATTATAGGTGTTGGTGTTTATGAATACCAAAAAGGCTATAATAAGGGTTATAAAGATGGTTTAAGTCATAAAAAATATAGATACAAGCAACATAAATCAAAAATAAAACATTTTAATTCTTGAGCTATGTAATTATATGATTTAAATAAAAAATTGTTTTAAAATTTAATTTAAACTGAATTAGATATATTTAAGGAGGTACAAATGAATAATATTGAAGAAATTTGTAAAATTGCAAGTAGTTGGTGGACAAATGTAATAAAAAATCCAAAAATGGATAATGGAGATGAATCACAAGCAGGTATGTTAATAAATATGCTAGCGACTTTAAATACTTCAAAGATTACACCTGAACAACAAAAACAGTTTAATTATGAATTATATGAAGAAATTAAAAATACTATAAAGAATTATGATGATACACAAATTATGTGGCTAGATGTTGATTATGGACCAAATAAATATTTAAGTGAACCTGCTAAAAAATGTAATATAAGTTTAAATAATTTTCCTATAAAGACTACAATGCAGATAAATAAACATGTTGTTAAAGTTAGATATGGTTATGGTTCAGATTATGAAACATTATATGCAGATAAATATTATTATGAAAATGAAATTAAATCTTATGAAGAAACAATTGAATATTATAAAGAACAAGATGAATCATACTTTTTTATTGGCAGTAAAGAAGCTGCTATAAAAAGATGTAATAATATGATAAACAAATATAAGAAATGTCTTGAAGAAATAATTAAAAAGGAGGCAAATATAAATGAGTAATTATACAAGAGAACAAAAAGAATCTATTTATAGAAGTTTACAAGAATATGTTGTAAAAAGTATCAAGTATGGATTACAAAGAAAATGGACTAGACAGCAAATAAAAGACTTTACCATTGATAATTTAAATGTAAAACAAGTACCTGAATTAGAATGGCATCAATTTAGAAGTATCTCTAAAATAGAAAATATTTTTGATGATATTTGGGATGATTACATGAGTAATAATTTATAGGAGGAAAATTAATTATGAATAATAAACAATTAGACTCAACTAAGAAATTTAAAGAATTAGAGAATAATTTAAAAAAATTAGATAAACAATTATTACAACAATTAAAAGATTGTATAAAAAGTAGTAAAAAACATAATATAGCTAAAGAAGATTGTATGAACATATATTTATCTATAATATTAGGTAAATTTAGTGAAAAAGAAATTATTGTTAATTCTATAAAAAATAATGAAAATGTTAAAAAATTATTTAATAAATTGTGGGAGGAAAACTAATATATGAATATTTTTATAAGTTTATTATGCATTTGGCTTATACCTGCTTTAATAATTTTTCTTATAATATTATTTGGTAATTATAGTGTTAAATTCACAAATTATACTAAAAAAGAAATTATTTATTTAGATGGTATACAAAAAATTGGAATTAGTTTATTACTTTCAATTTTATGGCCTTATATATTCATTAAAAATATATTAAAAGGAGAACAATAATGAAATTAATTATAGAAAGTAAACAATATCCTAGAAATGATAAATATAATAAAAATAAAGTTAAATTTACAGTAGATGGGTACGATTTATATATTAATATAATATATTTAGAAATGACATTTGAAGCAAATCATTTGAGAAGATTTAATGCATTTTTAGATGATAAATTATATGAACAATGTGAGCAATTTATAACAGCAAGATATCCTAATATTGACTTTGAAGATTTTAAAAAATATTTTATGTATAAATTATATAAATACAGTAGAGGTGTTGGTTTAGATAAAGAATGTTTGGATATTACACCAGAAATAATTAAAACAATGGAGGAAATATAAATGTTTAATAGAGAAACACCTCAAGAAACAGAAAAAAGATTATTAAAATTAACTAATATAAAGAATGATCCGGATGTAGCACCTTATATAGAACCACAAGTAGCTTTAGATGAATTATGTAGATTTTTTCTAGGTGAGGATTGGTATGTAACAGATCCACTAAGTACAAAACAAGTAAATTACTGGATTGTTTATGATATAGAAAGAAAATTTAAAAATAAATGTATTAAAAAGGGTAAACATTTTAAATCTTCTTAATATAATGTATTAAGGAGGTAGATAAAAATGTTTATTATAAACCAAGATAAGGATGAAATGTATTTTATACAAAAACCATATACAATAGACGGAAAAGTTGTTTTATATAACAATAAAACATATTTTGGAATAAATTTGTATATTGATAATGTATTTTTAGGTACATTCGATACTTTAGAAGAATTTATGCAAGAAGTTTATAATATAAACAATAATAAAACAAGCTTATATATAATTAATGATAATTGTAGTTAAAATTATAAAAGGAGTTTATAAAGATGGTAAATCCTTATAAAGATAGAATGTTAATAGAATATAATATTAAAAAAGGAGGAGTTAACTTTGGAGATGTACCACCTAGACCTAAAACACCTCCACCTAATTCAATTAGGAGAAAGGAGTTATATATGAATTATGCAGAAATAATAACTATTTTAAGATTCAAAGAATATAAACTATCTTTTAATGAATTTCAAAAAGTCTTACCTTATATTCATATTACAAATATGTATAAAGATTTAAATAATGATATAAAAGTTAAAGCTGAAATTACAGAGACTAATAATATTATGAAAATTGAATTTGTTATAACAAATTTATATGTGGAAGGAGATTAATTATGAGTCATTCAGAGATATGTCCTGTATGTGGTGGTGCTGGAAAAATAAGAACATATTTAGATCCTTTGGGATTTGGATATTTAACTTCAAGTAAAACATATACAGAAAAAACTTGTCATGGTTGTCAAGGAAAAGGTTGGATAACTATAGAAGATAAACAATGGCAACCTAATTATTATGGTAGTAATTCTACAAATACTTATATGACAGATCATATACCTTATAATCATATACCTTATATAGATTAAGGAGAAAAATTATGAAAATAGATAAAGAAGATATAATATATTCAATATTTCCAATACTCTTTTTAGTAATTATAATAGGTAGTATCGTTTATAGTTGTATATATCCATCTTATTATATATGTACGGATACTCAAGGAAATCAAATAACTTGTATAAATGTTATTAATGAAAAAGGAATATATTGGGGAATAATGTCAGATGATACTTATATTGAAATAACTAGTTATAAAAGAATAGAAAATAAGGAGAATAAAAATAATGAATGATAAACAAAAAGAATCAATTTTAAGATTAAGACAAGATATGATAACATCTCTTTATGGTAATGATACTGCTATAGTTAATATATCTGATTTAAAAGAATTATTAAATTTAGTAGTAGAACAATATAAAGAATTAGATTCAATAAAAAATAAAGTTCATTATGTGAAATGTAGTATATGTGGAAAAGAATTTAGAGCAAAAGGTAAACATAAATATTGTTCTGATGATTGTAAAAAAGTAGCTTTCAAGCAACAAAATAATGCTTATTTTAGAAATATGTCAGAAGAACAAAGAGCTAAAAGAAGAGAAGCTAGTCGTTTATCTATGAGAAAATATAGACAAAATAAAGAAAAAGAAAATAAATAATGAATAAATGTCAAGAAAAGTGTAATGAAATTAAAAGAAAAATTGATAGTATAAGTAATTTTAATGATGATAAAATTTTAGATTTATTAAAAGATCTTGAAGCAAGTGTAGATGCTTTTATTTGGTATATAAATAAAAGAGGTGTATTATAATGCAAATCAGTATTTCAGCTCATAAATATCTTGGATTACGTTGTATGTATGAAGGTAAATTATGGGATATTATGTATGAAGGTCAAAAATATGTAGAGGATATAGATCCTTTATCTGGTTTTATTTCTAGTGGCTTTAGACCTACATATACCTTAAGAAGATATGATGAAAAAGAAGGTAAAATCGAAATAGAAGTAAATAGAAGATCAGTATATAATATTGAATATGTATTTTTAATAGAAGATGAAAACGACATAAAAGAAATAGATTTATCATAATTTTAAAAAAGGAGTGGTATAGTGAGTATTAGAAAGAAAATGTATAAGAATTTAGATAAATGGAGAGAATATAAACTTAGACAGCAAAAACAAAATTATGCTAGAGGAAGAATTAATTGTGAAAGACATAAATGGACACCTGAAGAAGAAAAATTATTATTTAATTGTCCTTTAACTGATAGAGAATTATCTAAAGTAATACATCATTCCGTACAAGCTATACAAATAAGAAGATGTAGATTAAAAAAGAATAAGAATATATAAGAATTATTTATTTGGAGGATATAAAAAATGAGTAAACAAACAATTGTATTTGATTTTGATGGGGTTATACACAAATATTCGAAGGGTTGGCAAGATGGTTCTATTTATGATGAACCAAATAAAAATATAAAAGAAACTATAGATAAATTAAGAAAAAATAATTATGAAGTAGTTATAGTTAGTACAAGATGTGCTACTGAAGAAGGTAGAAACGCTATAATGAATTATTTGTTCGATTATGGAATTGTTGTAGATAAGGTATGTAAAGAAAAACCACCCGCAATATGTTATATAGATGATAGAGCTATATGCTATGATCCTAAAATGAATAATTTATATGAAATTATAACAAGTTTTAAACCTAATCAACAAATAGAAGAAGATTTTGATAATATGGATGAATTTAATTTAAAATTAAGTCAAGCTGCAATTCAAACTAAATTTGAAGAAGTAAATAAACAAATAGAAGAAAAATATCCAGTAAAAGAAAATCCAACAATATATTTAAAAATATTACAAGAATGGATAGATACGATTGAAAAATATTTATAGGAGAAATTATGGAAGAATATTTAGATTTAATAAATAATTGTGATGCATGTATTCAAAAGACATATACTACTGGTTGTTTTAATTGTGAAGTATATAAAGTGAAAACAGTTATAGGACAATTACAAAATGAAATAATTAAATTAAAAACTGACAATAAAAATTTATCAGATTATTGTTGTTTTATTGACAATAAATATTTTAATATAATAGCAGATATGGTTGATTTTAATCAAATTAAAATATATAAAAGAGATTTAAATTATTTATTACCTGAAGAAAATATCATAGCTATATTATATAATAAAAGCTATAAACTATAATATAAAAAGAAAGGTATTTATTATGAATGATTTTGAAAAATTAAAACAAGAAATAATGTATGATTTAATAATTTTTTGTATGTTACCCAAAACTATTTTTAATTTAAATAAAAAGGAGAGATAATATAAATGTCATTAAAAGATGAAGAATATTTAAACTTACTTAAAAAAGATAATGTTGTGGTACAAAATGTTGAAACTATTGCTAATCTTGATACAATAATACAAGTATTAATAGATAAAAATTTAATTACAGAAGAAGAATATTTAGAATTATATAAAAGATCGAAAGAAAATACATATAAAAGTATATTAGAATCTTTATCGCAAGAGCAAAAAGATAGTTTAGAAACCAATAAAACGTTTGATGATTTATTTGGGAGGTTTTTCAAATGAGAATAACTTATTTAGAATTATTAAATAAAATAAAAAATAAAGAAATTAATCCTTATAATTATTACATTATAAATGATTCTGTAACTTATATTTATGATGGACTAGAATTTGTTGATAAAAATAATACTACTTTATTATCTAAATATGCTCAATCTCAAAATTCAATATTGTATTCATTACTAAGTGTTGAAAAACAACCAAAAGAATTTAAAAAACATGAAGATAAAATCATTAGAAGAGCTAAAAAAGATATAATAGAAGAATTATGGGATATGTATTTAAGATTAGATTGGAATATTGATGCTTGTCAAGGATGTATGGAAGATTTAGATAAACAATTTAAAAAGGTTAATTTATATCAGAATTTATTAGAATATATGGGAGTTAATGTTAAAGAACAGAGAGATGAAAAATTTAGTAAATGGTATCATGAACAAATAGAAAGACAAAATAAAGAAGATGAAAAGAAAAAAGAATTTAAAAAATCTATATATAATCCTATTACTATTCCTTTTGACATTCTAACTAAATCTTTTGAAAATAAAGACAATGAATCTTTGAAATTAATAGTAGATACTTGCCAAAAAATAAATGATTTGTTAAAATATTTAAAAAATAAAAACATATAACGTAAACTATTATAGAAAGGAGCTAATTATTATGGATTTAAGAATACTTAACATGAATAATATTAACATTATTGATTCGTGGTTACTACAATATCCTTGTAGTTTATTAAGTATGCTTATTTTATAGTAATTAGAATACCTTTATTTCCTTCATATAAAAAATATACAGGTAGAAGTGTATTCTAATACACTTCTATTTTTTATACATGTTATATTATTATATAATATCTCGGAGTAGCGCAGTTGGCAGCGCGCGTGGTTTGGGACCATGAGGTCGCAGGTTCAAATCCTGTCTCCGAGACCATAACGGAGTATTAGCTAAGTGGTAAAGCAAGATACTGCAAATATCTGATCATTAGTTCGATTCTAATATACTCCTCCAAAATTTTTAAAAAAATTTAAATAAAACCCGTTACATTTTTTAAATTTTATAATATAATAAGGGTGATGAAAAAATAAGAAAGGAATTAATATTAAATGAATGCAGAATTATGGTCATATCCCGATGAACATTCACAATATATTAAATTAACTTCTTGGTTAAAAAATAATAATATATCATATACTGAAGATATGACAATAGAAGAATTAAGACAATTATACATAGATGCAGAAACAGGAAAATTATAAATAAGATGATGGTGCGGTAAACGACCTTTAAATGATGTAGGATGTACGGCGCATGCATCTGGGCATACAGCCATCACTTATATATTTATTAGGAGTAATAAAATGAAAAATATAAGTCTAAAAGAAATGTTTAATATTTTAATAGATTGTATTTTAAATCAAAAAGAAGACTATCCAACATTTTATTATAAAAGAGAAAATTTTCATACAAGAAATCCTGAATTTATAGAAATAACAGAAGTTGATTTATTATATGGAAGATTTAATACCATTGATGGAGATTTTTCAGAATTTGAATGGGAATTAGAAAATAGTAATATTTATATGGAGGAAATTAAATGATAAAGATTTTTATACAAATTAGAGATAAAGAAAAATCTAAAATATCCAACGCAATTAGTTTACAAGATATTGTATATAGGCAAAATGAAATAGAGTTTGAATTTGGAGAATATGGCACAGAAGAATATGAAACTTTATCATATAAAGATTTTCTATTTTATAAAGATAATTATGATTTATTAGTACAAATAAAAGATTAATAATAAAAATAGAGGAGGTATAAAATAATGCCATATATATTTAAATTAATAAGAAGTTGGTTTTGTGAGCATTTTTACGGAGATGGAACACCTTGTCCATTTATAGATGAAGAGAATAATCATTATGCTGTATATACTTGTGAAAAATGTGGTAGAAAAAAATTAGTTGCATTTAATAAGAAATAAGGAGACTACAAATGAATAATATAATTAATTATAAACAAAAACTACAAAATGAATATAACTTAAAAATATTTACAGATAATATAGAATATGAGTGTTTAGAACAAATAGAATTATTGTTACAACAAGATATGTTTAAAGATTGTAAAATAAGAATTATGCCTGATTGTCATAGTGGTAAAGGATGTGTTATTGGATTTACTGCTAATCTTGAAGATAAAGTAATTCCTAACATTGTTGGTGTAGATATAGGTTGTGGTTTATATTGTGTAAGCTTAGGAAAAATAAGTTTAAATTTTCAATGGTTAGATGAAGGAATAAGAAAAGAAGTTCCATCTGGTAGAGAAAGTTTTAATGAAATAAGAACTAAATTTAAAAAGATACAAGAACTTATATGTTACAGAGAATTAAAAAATCATAAAGAATTTGAAAGACAAATAGGTACATTAGGTGGAGGAAATCATTTTATAGAAGTAGACATTGATTCTAATGGAAATAAATATTTAGTAATACATAGTGGTTCAAGAAATTTAGGTAATCAAGTAGCAAACTATTATCAAAATTTGGCAATTAAATTACATAGTGGTTATGATGAATACTTTGAAGAAAAAGAACAATTGATTAAATATTATAAAGAACATGGTATGAAAAACAAAATACAAGATGAACTTAAAAAATTAAATACTAAATACAATAATAAAAAGTGTAATATGCCAAAAGATTTATGCTATTTAGAAGGTAAATATAAAGAAGACTATTTACATGATATGAAAATATGTCAAGAATATGCTGTTTTAAATAGATATACAATGGCAAAGAATATTATCAATAAAGTTATAAATCCTATGATTATGAATGAGTTAGATATAAATAAAATAGAAAAATTTGAAACAATACATAATTATTTAAACTTTGAAGATAATATTATTAGAAAAGGCGCTGTATCGGCTAAAAAAGGTGAAAAACTAATTATTCCAATTAATATGAGAGATGGTTCTTTAATATGTATAGGTAAAGGTAATGAAGATTGGAATAATTCTGCACCACATGGAGCTGGAAGAATAATGTCACGATCAAAGGCAAAACAATTAGTAGATATGGAAGAATATAAGCAATCAATGAAAGAAATATATACAACATCTGTATCAGAATCAACTATTGATGAGGCACCAATGGTTTATAAACCATTAGAAGAAATAGAATCAAATATAAAAGATACTGTAGATATAGTTGAAAGAATAAAACCAATATATAATTTTAAAGCAAATTAAATGAAGGAGTAATATAAATGTATTTTATAACAATGATTCAAATAAAAAATAACGAAGAAGAAGATCGAAGATGTGTTGGTTATTTTGATAATTTTAATGAAGCAGAACATGTTATTATAAATAACACATGTGATTTAAATGAAACAATATATAATTATGGTTTAATAGAAAATATAAAAAGTGGATTATATCAATATGATGAAAATCCTATTTGGTATAAATTTGATGAGAAATCAAATAAATATTTTAAATGTGATAGACCTAAGGGTTTTGAAAATTATACAGGATTTGCAATAGGATAAAACATTTTTCGGCGCTTATAGACAATTCAAGCTAAGAACTGAAATATTAAAATGTAAGTAGGTCGAATAACGGAGAGTTACCGTGCTGAAACCCATATATGCCGAGTATGTCAGCGGCTACTGACAACTGGTTTTGAAAACCGGTACATCGAAAGCAACTTCGGTGGGGGTTCGACACCTCTACTCGGCGCCAGAGGTTTAGATTTGTACCTAAAACAAATCAATCCATCATTGAGTTGGGTATTATACTTAATCAGTTCCAAAATCAAATCCATCAGTATAATACCTACTCCCAAATTTGGGTTATTAGCTCATCTGGTAGAGCATCGCACTTTTAATGCGGAGGTAGTTGGTTCGAGTCCAACATAACCCACCAGAGGCTAAGGTTTTATAAGGTTTTCTAGAGTATCCTCTGCACAAAGCTAAATGTAGAAAACAACAAGAAAGAACAACTTCAAACTCGTTAGAATAAATTAATACTATTCCATCTAACGTAATAATAAAAAGGCAAGTAGTCCGGTCTAGATAAAGTAGAGATAAAATAACCGGTCTCTACTCCCTTATTTGGCTTGTTAGTTTAATGGTTAGAATGCAAGACTGTCACTTTTGCGACACGAGTTCGATTCTCGTACAAGCCGCCATTTAAAAAACGCTTCCTTGGTGTAATGATAGCATCACAGTCTCCAAAACTGTTGGTTATGGTTTGAGTCCATAAGGAAGTGCCATAGTGGAAGATGTCGCTTATTATTAAAATTCTAGATAACTTAGTAATAAGGTTCCTAGCTGAGAGGACATCGTGAAATACTTTTGAGGTTATTGTGTTTCTTTTATATGGGTGAGCGGTGCAGATGGTGAGGCACGCTTGACTGTAAATCAAGTCTCATTTGGGTTAATAGGTTCGAATCCTATCTCACCCACCAGCTGGTGGAAGATATATGAAGTCGATGGGATATATCAAGAGAATAAATTTAATAGGGGGTTGTTATTCTCATTTAATATTTTTTAAAAATGGAGGAATTAATTATGTCTTTATACACTCAATTATTTGGAGAAAATAAAGAAGCAAAAGCTATTCTAGGATTTGCTAATTTAACACGTGAAATGTTTCCAAGATATAGAGATGTATTTTTAGCAGATAAAGGTACTAATGTTATAGTCTATACTCGTATAGGAGGACCTAATAGAAATGATTACAAACAACAAATAAAAACTATTCGTCAACATAAACAATTTATTAAAGATTATGATGATGAACATGATAATACTTATGCTTATTTTAAATTTAAAGTATTACCTGAATATTTAGATACAACAAAAATAATGTTTGATGAAGAACCTTTAACTGTATGGGAATTATTTGAAAGACATATAGAAAATGCAAAAGATCCTAATTCTGATGAATATAAAAAAGATTTAGAAATTGCAGAACGACTTATGAAAGCTATTGAAAGTCAACAAAATGGTGGAATTATATATATGTAATTTATATGGTTCTTTAGTTCAGATGGTTAGAGCACTTGTCTGATACGCAAGAAGTCCTTGGTTCGAATCCAAGAAGAACCACCATGGCTACTGTCGGTTTAATCTTTCCGAAATCCAAATAAAATTATTTTAGATTATGAGATTATTCATAGCTATACCTCCTTTCTATAATTATTTTTAAGGTATAATGAAATAATTTTTAAAAATGCAATACTTGTGATGTCGAGTATATAAATTGTTATAAATTGTATAAGATAGGTATAAAAAAGATAATTTTATATTCGAGAATGGTGAAATGGTATCACACAGCACTTTGACTGCTGGGTTCTTAGTTCGAATCTAGGTTCTCGAGCCAGGACAATTATTTGTCCATTAGTTTTTCTGTATTATTTTTTAGTAATTACTATAGTATATTTAAAAGAGATCTAATATATATAATAATTAGAAAATTCGTTTTATGTAAAGTATGTGTGAATATTGTTAATAGTATCCTCTTATACTATAGTAAATAAGCTAACGTTAGGCTGCCTGATACTAGCTGAAGGCCTACATGTTTGATATTCTATATACTTTACATTTTATGGGTATGTGGCGGAACTGGCAGACGCACTGGACTTAAAATCCAGTATCTGAAATAAGGTGTAAGGGTTCAAGTCCCTTCGTACCCACCAATTAAATATTTTATAATAGAAGGAAATAAAAATGTTTAAAATTAAGAAAATAAAATTTAATCTAAAGAAAAGAAATTTTAGATGGAATTCAAAGTTACAAGATTATGTATATGAATGTCTAAATGAAACAGAGTTACATAGATTAATAATAAAATACTGTAATTCGAATAATATAACTTTAAAATCCATAAAAATATTCTTTGATACGTGTACAATTAAAATTAAAGGTACAGAACAAGATAAAATAAATTTAATTTTATATATAACTGATATATGTAGTGGTTATATAGATGATTTACAATATTAAAGAAAGGATTATTCAAGATATGAATAGAAAAGAAGTTAAAGTTTTTGATGCATATGATATAGATGAAAAAGATAAACAATATTATTATGATTTAGGATTAAACGATTATTATTTAATGGAATACCATAATTGTATTTTAAGAAAAAATGGTACAATAAAACCAACTGATTCATTTACAAAACACCTTAAACCTATAAAACCATTAGATAAAAATTTAGTAACTAAGATTAAATGGGAATTGGATCCTATAGAAAAAGAAACTTTATCTATGCTAAAAAGTTCTGTTAAAAAAGCTAAAGATTTATATGATAGCTGTGAAAGAAAATATAATAGATATGAAAGACTTTTAATAGACTCTTTACCTATTGAAGAAGATCTATATGATGGAGATGAATGGGATTGTGAATTAAGTCCTGTCGGTAGATGTATTTATAAAATTGATTCCTCTGGAGAGTCTGTATGTGTATTTTGTGGAGAACCAGAAGAAAGGAAATAATTATATGGAAGAGAATATTTACAATAAAACATGTATTAAATGTGGTAAAACTTATTATAGTAAAGGAAAAGCTCCTGTTGGAGAATGTCCTGATTGTTTAAGTAAAGAAGAATATTTTTGCAATAAATGCGGTCAACCTATTGATTATTGGGAATATAATGATAATGCAGAAGGTTATTGTGAAGATTGTATGGAACAAGAAGAACTTGAACTTGAGGAACTTGAAGAAGAAGATAATTAATATTCTTATAAATTAATTATTTTATTATTAATAAAGAAAGGAGGATTTTTATAAATATGAAAAAGAAAAAATTAAAAGATTATAGTGATGAAGAATTAGCAAGAATGGATTATAATACAAAAGAACGTTTAATTTTAGAAGATAAAATACATAAAATTGTGAAATATGTATTATTAGCAATAATAGTAATATTTTTAATAATAACATTCTTCAATTCGTTTAAAACTATTCCAACTGGGTTTGTAGGAGTAAAGACTCGTTTTGGACAAGTGCAACATACAATGTTAAATGAAGGATTAAATTTAAAAATTCCATTCATAGAAAAAATTGTATTAATGGATTGTCGTACACAAAAAACAGAATATACGATGGAAGCTAGTTCAAAAGATTTACAGAAAATATCTAATTATAAAATTGCTATAAATTATAATATAACTAAAGATACTGCAAATCAATTGTATAAAAGTGTTGGTGTAGATTATAAAAATATAATTGTAGAACCAGCTATTCAGAGTGTTATGAAAGATTCAGTTGCTAATTTTACAGCAGAAGAATTAATAACAAAGAGAAGCGAAGTTGCTCAATTTGCATTAGATAAATTAACTGAAAAATTTCAAAACAGTGGTATAACTTTAACAGGTTTAGATATTTTAGATTTATCATTTAGCGAAGAATTTGATACAGCTGTTGAACAAAAACAAATTGTAGAACAAGAAACACAAAAAGCACAATATGAGTTAGAAAAAGCTAGAGTAGAAAATCAAAAGAAAATAGAAAATGCTCAAGCTGATGCAGAAGTAATGGCAGCTCAAAATTCTCAAATTACAGATAATTATTTAAGACTTAAAGAAATTGAAAATCAAAAAGCTATGATTGAAAAATGGAACGGTCAATTACCAAACACAATGCTAAATGATGGTATTAATGGTCTATTTAATATAGGTCAATAATATAAATTAAAAGCCGTGGTTACCAAATTTTGAAATAATTTGAAAAAGCTTTTGGGATAAGCATAAAATCTCCAAACCGGCATAAGTGGGTTGGAATACCCACATTTTATTTTTATAAAGTGAGGTAGGTATATGAAAGTTATATGTAAAAGTAATAATTATATTGCTATCCCAACTAAAGATAAAGCTAAATGTTTATATCAATTAGGGCAATATTTAAATAAAGAACATTGTGAAGTTGAAATAGATAGTGATGGTGTTGTAAGCATTTCTTGTAAAAAGTATGCAGATGAAAAAGATAAATGGACTAAAACTATATCTTTGCAAACAAGAATTCCTTATCGTGATTGTTATATAATATTAGATGTAGATGGAAATCTTGTTAATTTAGTTACCGAAGAACAATTTAAACAACAATATACTATATTACAAGATGATATTAAAAAAGATTAAATATTTAATCTAAACATATTAAATTATATAGGAGGATTAATATGGAAAATGAAGTATTAGATTACTTTTTACAAAAGAAATATTATCCTAATATAATAAAAGCACAAAATGAAAATAATAAACTTGTTATAAAAGGTGAAAATTACACTAAAATGAGATTAGAGCAATTATCTGAATTAGGTAGATTTCAATATATTTGGAGTGCAATATCTGGCACAGATAAAAGCATTAAATATTATGATAAATTATATAATGAAGGTTATATAACTTTTGAATGTGATAAATTTATTAATGAATTCAGAAAAACCTTTAATAATAAATTTAAAACTAAAACTATACAAGGAGTTTAAATAAAATGAGAATATATAATAATAAAGTATTCTTTTGGAATGGTATTTTTAGTAACTGGTATCCTTGTAAATTTACTTATAATAATGTAGAATTTAATTGTAGTGAACAAGCTTTAATGTATGAAAAAGCTATATTATTCAAAGATCAAAAAACAGCTCAAAGAATTTTAGAAGCTAAAACTCCTAAAGAACAAAAAACTTTAGGTAGGCTTGTAAAAAACTACAATGAAAATATATGGTCTAAAAATAGAGAAAAAATTATGACTGATATATTATTAGCTAAATTTACATCTAAAAATAATTTTAAAAATGAAATGATAAAATACAAAAATTATCAATTTGTAGAAGCTAGTCCTGTTGATAGAATTTGGGGAATTGGATTACATGAAGATAATGAATTAATAAAAGATGAAACAAACTGGAGAGGTCAAAATTTATTAGGTAAAGCTTTAACTAAAGTATGTAATCAAATTAATAATATGGAGGAATAAAATGGTTTAATTTAGATAATTTACCTAATAATATGATTGAATATCAAAAAGATATATTTAATAATAACTGTAATTATATTAAATTGCAGAACTTACCTGATTAAAATTAGGAATATAATTCCTAATGTATATGCCTTGATAGTGTAACGGTAACACATCTTGACGGAGAAGATAAGGTTCGAATCCTTGATAGGCTGATGTCTTTTACTTGTTTCTATATAATAGGTAAACAAGCAAATCAACTATAATAATATAGGAATCTAATTGATATGGAGTATTCCTTAAAAAACTTTGTAGATATGTAACACTATGACCATATCCGAGAAGACTGTGTTATGAAGGTAATGTCCACTCTACTAGGGTGTAAAGTTAGTTGTTTTTAAACCCTATCATTTATATTTGTTAAGGAGCAATGTTAAATGAAACAAAACAAAGAGGATGTAAAACAAAATTTAAATAAAGAAAACTTATTACAAAAATATAGAACAACAGAACCTGGTTTAGAAATAAATAATAAATATTATACATTTTTTCCAGCAGAAAATAATGAACATATTATTATTTTTGAAACAAGTTTAAATGAAAAAACAAATGAATTAAAAACTAGTATTGTTGGAATCACATCTAAATTAATTTTTAAGAAAATTATAAATAAATTAAATATTTAACAAATTAAAAGACAAAAGAGAAAGAGAGGAATAATTATGAAAAAAGTTTTATCAATAATTTTATATACAATTATAATATCATTTATTTTAATAAGTTTAACATTTTTTGGAGTACTAGGAGCTATTGCTTATACATTTTGTAATATAAAGTTAGCATTAATGATATTTGGTTTTATATTATTTTGTTTAATTTTATTTATAGTGGGAATTATATTAACAATCAAAGACATGAAAAACTAATTTGAAGAGATACTCAAGCTGGTTAAGAGGCTTCACTGCTAATGAAGTAGATCGAGTAATCGGTGCCTGGGTTCGAATCCCAGTCTCTTCGCCATATATAAAATATTTAGAAGGAGTAATTATTATGAATAATGTTTTAGATGAACAAGAAATTAGGAGATTAAAATATTGCTGTTTTACTATACAAGATAATTTAAATGCTATCATTGCAGAATTAAATAGTGGAAATGCGTATAAATATTATATATTAGAAAAAACAGAACCTATGTTAAATGATTTAAATTGTATAATTAGTAATTGCTCTAATAAGGAAGATTAAGATGAAAGATTTATTATATATAGATGATTTAAGAACTCCTTGTAATTATATACAAAATCATTATAATATTATAATAGCTAGAACATTTAAAGATGCTATAAATGAATTAAATAAAAGAAAATATAAAGTTATAGATTTAGATCATGATTTGGGAGAAGAAAAAACTGGTTATGATATATGCAAATATATTGTAGAAAATCAAATTCCAATAAATGAAGTATATATTCATACTAATAATCCTGTAGGTAAACAAAATATGTATCAATTATTACATAGATATATAGATTGTAAATTTATAATATATTAGTAAAATATTAATAGTATATAAAATGAATAAAAATGAACAATTATTAAATGAAACTATAAATAGATTACAAAACTTTTTAAATGGGAGTAAATTAAAATGTTTAGATTATTTAAAGATATTAAATATAAAATACAAAGAGCTAGAAAAAAATATAGTGATGATATGTGCTGGGATTTACAATATACTTTACTTGAAATATTACCAAAAATGATTGAAACTTTAAGACAAGGTAAACATAGCTATCCTGAATTAGAATTTGAAGAAATAGATAGCTTACCTCATGATTGGGTACAAAATGCTCTTAAAGAATTAGAAAAAGAACGTGATTTAGAAGATTATGATAAACCTGATATTAAAGATCAGTTTACTAGATGGCACTTAATTTTAAAACGAATTTCTTATTGTTTAATGCAAGCAGATGAAACTCAAACGGAAATAAAAAATAAATATCAAAGAGAATATGATAAACAATTATGGGATATAGAAGATTGGGAAGAAGATGAAAAATTGAGTGTAAAAGAATGGTTTAAAAAACACACATATGTAAGTAAACGTGATGAAAATGGTAAACCTGTATTACATACATTTGATTTTAAAGAAGTAGACCCTGAATTAAAAAAGAATTATTTCGATGAATCTAGAAGAATTGATGAATATAGAGATAATATGAAAACTGAAGCTTTTAATTTAATCAATAAATATTTTTGGCATTTATGGGATTGATTTATATTAGGCATAAATAGTTCCTTTTTAAAAAGATTAGGGATCCGCTTGTTGTTGGTTCAAATCCAACCCTCCCGACCAAATAATTCGGGAGGTAGCTCAAGAGGTAGAGCAGCGAACAATATTTACTATTCGCCTTATAATATTCAAAAAGACTGTTTTTACAGTCTTTTTTCTTTTTGCTTTTGTAAAATAATATTAGAGTTAGTCAAAGATATTGATTATTTATTTTAGGCTAACTCTATATATTTATATGAATTGTATATAAAAATGCTTTAAATTTAATTTTAAAGTGAATTAAAGCTATTTTAATTGGAGGTAATAAAATGTTCGGAAGAAAGAAAACAAATCAAAAAGTTACTAAAAAAGCTGAAGAGACAGTTTCTCAAAAACCTGAAGAAATAATAAAAGAAGAAAAAACAGAAGTAGAAATAGAAGTAGAAAATAAAAAGACATCAACTGATAAAAAAGCAAATAAAAAAAGTAAATCAACTAAGATAACTCAATCTTTAGCAGATTTTTTATATTAATAAGGTAAAATATTAATAGGAGATATAATCTGGGGTAGTAATATTAAAAACAAAACTCTTTTTACTTCTTTTGTTATTTATTTTTTAAATAACTAATCAGAAAATTAAAGAGTATGAATTGGATTCAAATACCAATTTAAATTTTAAAAGAGGAGGAATGTTTAATATGGCAAAATTAGATTTATCAAGTGTTCCACAAAAAATAACAATTACAAATAAAGGAACAGAAGATGCAGGATTTAGATATTTTAGGGTTAATTTTATAGAAGTTGTAAAACCTAAAGACGAAATAGTTATTGCTGCTCAATCTTCAGAAGAAGCTGCTTACTATTTAGCACTTGCAGATGCTAATATTGGATTAAGTGTTACAGCTGCTGCAATGGAATAATAGAATATTAAGATTAAGATTAAGATAAAAATAAACTTAATATATAAAGTATTTATTTTAAGTTTCTCGCCTATAACCTACCTCCGAGAAACTTGATTAAATACTTTAATACAAATATGTATGGAGGTAAAGTATGATGTCAGATGAAAATTTAGACCCTATTTATAAAGATAATGATATAACAAAACCTCGTACTTATCCTCGTATGTCTAAAAGATTGAAAAAAATAGTAAAGTACATTGAAAGTCAATTAGGAGGACAAGTATTAGATTTAGAATTAACTCCTCAAAATATTAAAGATATTGTAGAACAAGCATTTGAAGAATTAAAACATTATATGACTGATTTATATACAGCAACTGTTCCTTATGCACCATGTATTGACTTATCAAAATATCATGTAGATTCAGTTGAATCTGTTATGAGAGGTCAAGATAGTATTTTAACAGGAATGCCTTTTCAAATGCCTGCTATGGATTTAATGAATGTGACAGGAATGTTTAATATAGAGAATTATGCTAATGCAATTTTAATTAAACGTAATTTAAATATACTTGCAACAGATATGGATTTTGTTTGGGATAAACCAAATCAAAAATTATACATATCAGCTAATCCAAATATTCCAAATAGAGTAACTATTAATTTTAAACCTGAATATTATTCAGTTGAAGATATTCGAGAAGATTATTGGGAAACTCAATTAAGGAAATTATCATTAGCTATGTGTAAAATTGTATTAGGTAGAATTAGAAGTAAATATAAATCAAGTTCTTCTAAATTTGAATTAGATGGTGATACTTTATTAAGTGAAGGTAATAATGAATTACAAGCCATAAGACAATATTTAGATGAAAATAAGGATATATTTACAGTTTTAAATTAATAAAAAGAAAGGAGAAAAATTATGAATTTAACAGAAGCAACAATACTTGCTTTACAAGGCAAATTAAATTTACAAGAAGATGTTGAAATTGAAACAGACCAAGTAGAAGTTACTGTAGGAGATGATAAAACTGTTATTGATACAGAAGATTCTACAGTTACTGTAGAAAAAAATAATGAAACATCTACAGAAGAAGAACCAGTAGAAGTAGAAACAAGTGAAGAAATTGTTTCAGATGCTGATTTAGCTGATGATAATTTAGATGTTGAACCTGTTGAAACATCTGATGAAGATACAGAAGAAGTTATTTCAGATGAAAATATTGAAACAAATACAGAAGATTCTGCAATAGAAGATACAGAAACTGAAGAAGATGAAAGTGAAGATTCAGAAGAAGAATTAGATGAATCTAAAAAATTAAATGAAGGTAGTTATGATAATTTTGAAGATTTTCAAAATGAAGTAAAATCTAGTGGAAGTTTATATGATTATGTATACAGAAATTATTATCAAATGCCTTTAGATTTTCTTAAAGAAATAGCTTTAAATGCAATTTATGAAGCTAATAATGATGAAGCTATTATATCAGATATGAAAGAAAGAGTATTTGAAAGTAAATCTGTAACTGAAGAATGTGATAATTGTGATGATACAGAAAAAGAAACTTTTAAATATAGTTCTAAAACATTCAATGAAGCTTTTGAAAAATACTTAAAAGAACAAGATGATAAAATTCAAAAATTCAATGTTAAAAATTTAAGTAGAAATCAAAAAGGTGACTTAAAAATAGAAGCTTATATGACAAGAGAAAATAAAATTAAAAAGGTAGAACTTAAATTAGAAGCTTATAAAACTTATAATACTATAACAAAATATAAATTTGATAATTTTACAGATAACAAAAAAGTTGAATCAAAACAAAATAAACTTAAACTAATTACAAGATTAAATAAAGACAAAGTATTAGAATGTAAATTAATTACAAAATAATTTTTAAAAGAAAGGAGAAATAATAAATGTCATTCATTAATATTTATACTAATAACTTATCTAGAGAATTACGTAACTCAACTACATTTGTAGATAATTGGGCTTATGTTCCTGGAACAGCTATTACAGGTGACTGGAAAACTGTTTATCCATTTACAAGTTTAGATGATTTTAATGATACTTGTGGTGATAGAAGTCCTGAAGGATCTATAACACATGAAATAGTAGCTGGTTTATTAAATTCAGGAATTCCTGTATTATTCAGAAGAATTGCATGTGAAAATCAAGATACTTCATCAGAAGAATTAGGAGTTACTAGAGCTGAAGTTATTTTATCACATTATGATTCAGATGAATCTGCAGATCATAATGATGTAAAAATTTCTGAAAAATATGGAGGAACTTTTGGTAATGATATGACTATTACAGTTCGTAATTCTGGTATTGCTTATTGGTTAGAAGTATATTTAAAATATACATTACTAGAAAGAAAAAAATTAATCAATATAGGTAAAGAAGATTCACAAGAACAAACAAATCAAAAACTCATAGATGCATTAAAAACAACAGAATTTGATAGAATTGTAATAGATGTATTAGAAGATGATCCTCAAAAATTTGAATTACAAACAGTAAGTAATAAGGCTTTATCAGGTGGAACAGATTTTGATGAAAGTAAAGTTGCTGCAGAAATTCCTAGAAGTTATGATTTTATTAAAGATAAAATTTTATATCAACCAAAATTCTTAACATCAGGAGGATATACAGATGAAGATATGTCTACATCAGCTCCTATTGCAGAAGCAATGTTAAACTTGAGTTTATTAAGACAAGATTGTAGAGCTTTAATAGATATTCCTATTGGAACACCTGCAGAAGATCAACAAGAATTAGCTGCTCAAGTAGCTTATCAACAATTAAGTGATGATCAAGCAATTCCAAGTGGAAGTATATGTGCTCCATGGCAATACATGCAAGTAGGTACTGAACAAGTTTGGATGCCACCATCATATGTATATCTAACAGTTGTTGGAAATGCATTAAGTAAAGGTGGAAAAGTATATACACCAAAAGCAGGTGTAGCTAGTGGACAAGTTGCAAATATATTAAGACCTGAATTTGAAATAGGTTCAGATTTATCTGAACAATGGCAATCTGATACAGCTGTTAATATAAATCCTATAATGAGATTACAAGGTGGAAAATTTGTAATTGCAGGAAATAGCACAATATTAATGCCTGAATCTACATCAGGAGAAGATAATGCTTTTTCTGAATCAAGCGCAGATCTAGCTGTAATTGAAATTAGAAGATTTGTTTATAATTTAGCAACAGAGTTACAATATCAATATAATGCTGTTACAGCATTTGAAACATTCTCAATAAAAACAGCTAAATTCCTTGAAGGAATGATGAGTGAAGGAGCTGTAGGTGATTACAATATTTATAATATGAGTTCTGATACAGATCCTAGAACATTGAAAATTAGATTAGATGTTAGTGTAATGCCTACTATTAAGAATATTGAAATTTACTTAAATATTTCTTATGGTAGTGTTGAATTAAATACAGGAGGTGAAGCATAATGGCTGGTATATTTACTGATTCTGATTTATCTTATGATAGCGCAGGACAATTACAAAATGGAATGAACAAATATTTAGGTACAACATATATTTTAAATCACAAAGCTGATTTTGAACCTGGTAGAACTTCAGATTTTATTTTAAAGATAAAATTTGAAAGAGATTTATATGGAATGGATGGTAGATTAGTTGCAACTGCTGATGAAGCAAGTGAAGCCTTAGCTTTATCATTAAGAGATTACACAGGTCCTCAAATGACAATTGAACCAATTAGTATTAGAACTGGAAATGGTCAAGTTAATTATGCAGGTGTACCATCAGTAGGAAATTCTCCTATTTCATTTACTGATTATATTGGTATGAAAACAGAATACATATTACTTGCTTGGTATGCTATGGCACATAATATAACAAATGACAAAATTGGTTTCAAAGAATATTATAGCAATGATGGTATTTTATATAAATGGGCTCCTAATGGAACAAGACAAATAAGTTGGTGGCTATTAGGTTGTTGGATAAATGAATATAATCAAGGTCAATATTCAAGACAAAATCCTGAATTAAGACAATTCTCAACAACAATTTATTATGATAAACCTGTACCATATGCTAAACCTGATTTCAGTTCTTGGTATGTTGGAGACGATGAAACAGCTTACACAACATATACAAAACCAAATTATATTGGTACTCAATCAAATTCACTTACAAATTAATGACCTTCTAAAATATATACAAGAGAGATTTTATTCAAAAAATCTCTCTTATTTTTATACTTGTAAAATATTAATAAGAAGATATCTTGGGAGGAATACTTTTGGAGAACAATTTAGAAATATTAAATAAATTAAATGATGATGAAATGGAAGTAGTTAAAAATATATTATCACAAATTGCTGATAATGGTAAATCTAAAGAACTAGAAGATATCTATTATGAAGATTATGAAGAAATACCAGTTGATTTAACTACTTTTTTATGTGATGAACAATATTTAGGTAATTATACAAATTATGGTAGAGATATTTATGATACTTGGAAAAAAGAATTAGCTTATGTACATGATCCTGCTAATTTTATAGATCAATGGGCAATAACTGGAAGTACTGGTACTGGTAAATCTACAGTTGCAACTTATAGTTTGTGTTATGAATTATATAAATTAATGTGTTTGAAAAATCCAAATAGATATTATTTAGGTGCAGATGAAACAATTTGGTTTTTATTCTTTAACTTAAACTTAAAACTTGCTGAAAAAACAATGTGGGGTAAATTTCAAAAAGCCTTACAAAAAAGTCCTTGGTTTCAAGAAAGAGGTACTATATCTGGTAGAACAAATTTAGTATATCAACCTAATAAAGATATTCGTTTAGATATTGGTTCTACTGAAGAACATGCTTTATCTGTTGCTGTTATGTTTGCGGCTATGGATGAAATGTCTTTTGGTGATAATGATAATGTTGATTATTTACAAGCAGGTATGATGCAAATATATAATCAATTATATCTACGTTTATCATCTCGTTTTCTTAAAGGTGGACGTATTCAAGGTAGAATGTATTTAATTTCATCTGCTAAATCTACAAATGCTGTACTTGAAAGTTTTATTCGTGATAATGAAGGACAACCTGGAATGTATGTAAGTAGATATAAACAATGGGAAGTATTACCTGCATCTAAGTTTAGTGGTGAATGGTTTAAGATAGCAGTAGGAAATGAATTATTAACTAGTTACATAATGGGAGTTAATCCCAGTGAAGAAGAAATTAAAGAAGCTCAAGAAAAAGGATATACTGTTATTGATGTACCTAGAGAAATGAAACATAGATTTGAAATGGATTTTAATAGAACATTGATAGACACTTGTGGTATCTCTGTACAATCAAGTTATAAATATATTCCATATAGAATAGTAGAACCTTGTATAGGAGATATGAAAAATCCTTTTAAAGATGAAATAATAAAAACAGGTTTAAATGATTCATTACAGATTAAAGACTTTTTTTATCCTGAAATAGTACCTGAAATCTTATACAGTAAAAAAATATTTATTCATTGCGACTTATCAAAATCTGGAGATATGACAGGAATTAGTGCTGTTGCTGTTCTTGGATATAAAAATCAAGAAAGATTTGATGATACTGGAGATCAGACTCTTTTAAAAGAAATTGTATTTAGGCATGTATTTTCAGTTGGTATTCAATGTCCAGCTAATGATGAGTTAAGTATGATTAAAGTAAAAGATTTTATACATTATTTAAAATATGATTTAGGTTGGAATATAGCTGGAGTAAGTTGTGATGGTTATCAATCATTAATGTTATTACAAAGTTTAAAATTGGATGGATTTAATACAAAAGAAGTTTCTATGGATATAATCAAAAATAAAGAATGTGTTGGTTATACTATATTTAGAAATACGTTAGTTGAACAAAGAATAAAATTAATAAAATGTCATACATTATTAAAAGAAATAACTAATCTTGAAAAGAATGAAACTACAGGTAAAATAGATCACCCTAAACAAACAACAAAAATATTAGATGATGGCACTAAAGTAAAATCTGTTGGAAAAGATATTTCAGATAGTTTAGGTGGAGCTGTATATAATGCTACTTTAAGTGTAGATTTAAATGAATTAGATTATATGGAAAATGTTACAATAGCTAATAATTCAGATATGACAACAATTAGTGGTAGTAATAATGTTGCTGATGAATTATTTGGATTTTCTCAAAATTTTGATGGTTCTATTAGTCTTAATAAAGATTTTAATAATTCAGATAATCAAGATGAAGATATTAACACACAAATTGATGAAGAAATAAATAAAACTATAAATCAAAATAGATTAGTTGTTAATAAAATTAAACAAAATAATAAAACTAATTTATCTGATCAAGAGATTTTAGATATGTATGATGAGTTAAATAATGATGGTTTTATAATTATGTAAAATATTATTGTAAGAATAAAAATATTATTTTTGGAGGTAGGAAATATGAACAAAGAAGAAAACAAAGAAATATTACCAGATATTAAAAATATCAAAACACAGGATACTTTTACATTACCAAGTAAAGGTCTTGTATATACAGAAGCTGATAATATTGGAAAAAGTATTACATTAAGAAGGATGACAACAAAAGAAGATAAAATGCGTTTAAGAAATGAAAGTGAAGATAAAGTTAGAAAAGACATTTTACAAGCTTGTATTTTAGATCAAAATGTGGACGCAGGAAAATTAAAATTATTAGATGCAAATTTCTTATTATTTAAATTAAGAGTTTTGAGTTTATTAGATGATACATATAAAGTAAGTTGTTTCTGTCCTAAGTGTACTACAACTTTTGTACATGAAGTAAATTTATCTGAATTAGATGTTAATTATTTAACAAAAGAAAAATTAAAAATGTTAAAAGTTGAATTACCTTTAAGTAAGTTACAAGTTGATTTAAAATATCCAAGTTTACAAGATACTATAAACATGGGTGATAAATTAAGAGAATACATTGATAAATTTCCAAATGCTGATAGAAATGAATTAGTATATACTGTATCATCAATGTTGTATATAGATAAAATAAATGGTCAAAAATTATTATCAGAAGAATTAGAAGATTGGGTTGATAATCTAGATATATTAGATAATAGATTTTTAAGAAATAATATAGCTAAATTAGATAATTCTTTTGGATTTGATGAAGTTATACCAGCTCAATGTCCAAATTGTGGTAATGTAATTAATCATGGATTACCAATAACAAATGAATTATTCAATCCCAGTTTATAGAGCTGTAATAAAATTAGATGATAAACATTTAAGTTTTTTTAAAGAAGATGTTGAAGATATTATAGATCAGCAATTAATGATAACTAAATTATGCAGCTCAATATCTTTTAAAGATACAAATGATATGGATGAATATGAAAGAGTATATGTATTAAAGAAATTAATTCAAATGCGTAAAGAAGAAAATGAAGCAAAAGAAAAAGCTATTGAAGAAGCTAAAAATAGAAATAAAAGATAGGTATTTAATTACCTATCTTTTAATCTTTTTATATAAGTTTTATAATCTTTAATAGTTCCAGTATTTTTAATATCTTTATCTTTTATTCTGAATAGATGTAAATCTAATTTTTCAAATAAATCTTCTATTTCTTCATTATAATGATTTTGTCTAAATTCCATAAAGTCTTTATAAGCATTTGTTATATATTGTGTATTTTGTTCCTCTAATTTTTTAATGTTATTTTCTTTATCAGCAATAAGTTGATTTATTGAATCCTTTTTTGAATAATATTCTGTATCATCTATATTTTGTAATTTAATTTCTAATTCTTCTAATCTTTTATTCATTAAATCTATTTCATTTTCATAATCTTTTATTTTAGTTTTATATTTTTTATTATTAAATAATTTATTTATCAATGAAGTATCTGTTTTATATTCATTAATTTTATAATGTAATCTATCTATTTGACCTTTTATTGAAAGTCTTTCTTGATTATATTTTGTATATGGATTTTCTAATTTATTTAATTTTTGTTTTAAATTAGATATATCATTTTCTTCTGTTTCTATTTCATTATCAATATCAGCATTAGATTTATTTAAATATGTTTCAATATTTTTTAAATCATTATAATTTAAATTATATTTATCACATAGTTCATTATATCTCATTAATCTATCATGATTTTGTCTTGCTAATTCTAATTCTAATTCATTTATAAATTTTTGATTTTCTAATTTAAGTTTATTGTTATATTCTCTATCAGCTGCTTCTCTTGCAGCTTGTATAGTTGCTTCCGCTTGTCTTTTAGAATTTATTTCATCTTGTTTTAATTTCTGTTGAGCTAAATCATTTGCAATTTCTTGTTGTTCTAATAAATCCCAAGTATTTTGCATTTGTCTTCTTTGTTCAATTGTAGTATTTTGATAATCAGGATTACTTACTATATAACTTTGTGGACGTCTATTTCTTGGCATTTTAATCACTCTCCTTTACTTTTAAATTTTCTATTTTATATATAGCATTTTTAATATCAAAATATTCTATATGTGTATCTATTGGATAAATAGTTGCTACTATTTTATGATTTCTTTCAATATCTATAAAATCATCTTCATCATTTATATTATCTTGCATTGTTTGTATATTATGATCTAAGAAATTTAAAACACAGTTTCTAGAATAATAAGTTCTTAATACCTTTCCTTTAGATTTATTATAATTTCTTTTAATTATCTTATACATATAATTCCTCCTCTATATATCTAATATAATTGCTTTATCTAATATTGATTTTAATCTAATTAATTCTTTTTCTGTAATTTGAATAGCCTCTTCTTTTGTCATAAAATAATATTCTTCTTTGTCTTCTTTTATATTATTTAATTTATTTAAAGTTTTATCATAGTCTTTTTTATATGAATCATAATCTTTCTTATATATTGTATTTTCATCTAATATTTTTATTCTTTTTAAAAATTCTAAAGTATTAAAACATCTATAGGAATATACTTTGCCTTCAGCTTCAAAAGCTATGTTATATGTTTGTTCTATTTCATTATACCAATATTCAGCTGTTGGATATTTTTGTCTTATTAGTTCTAATGCTTTATCTTGTTTTATAATACTTGATTTCATATTAAACACCTTCTTTATTTATTATAGCTATTTTTCTATAAAGTATTTACTAAATACCAATCATTGAATTTTTTGAAATAATTAATAGCACATTCTTCTGCTTCTTTTTCTGTTTCAAAATATATTGCTTCTGTTTTATCTATAACCCATTTTAAAGATTTTCCAGGTCCTTCTGCTAAATAAACTTCTTTTCCTGATTTTAATTTCATACAAATTAAAGTAAATTCTTCCATAATTATACCTCCCTACTTT